ATATGTTTGTCCTGGACCTTCTAAAGATATTAATATTGTATTACCCATTCCTGGATCTCCAGCTTCTTCATCAAATATTTCTTTTAATCTATTTATTTTAGTTAAATCATCTTGATCAGGTAGTTCTTCATAAATATCATTTAATTCATCTTCATCACCGTCTAAAATATTTATAAAAGCATATTCAAAAGCTTCTAAATCTAATGGGTATTCTCTTTCTTCTACTATCCAATCTTCAATTAGATCTCTTCTTGTTTGAGGTCTGCGCTCTGCACAAGCAGTATTTAAAAAATATGTAAATTTATATTTAGCCATTTTAATTCTCCTTCCTTATATTTCTGAAAGATAAGCATAAACAGTTTGCTTAGATCTTTCTTGTTGAGGTAATTTAATATCAAAAGTCACTTCAAATTCTATATCATCTAAGTTTCTTGCTGTTTCCATTGTTTCAACAGTAGCATTATCTATATTTTCAAAATAAGTTTCTTGTTCAAGATTTTTCTTTAAATCATCTAAATTCTCATAAGTCTCTTTGAAAGAATCATAATTACTTTCATATCCAGATCCTACAAATTTTATACCATATTGTTTTTCACAGCCTAACAATTCATGTAAATTATTTAATTCATTTACCTTCTGAAATAATGTCTCTAAAACTATTACCATGCTTAATTCTCCTTATATATTTACTATTAATATTTTACTAAATAATAAAGAAGTTCTTTAATTAGAACTTCTATTTAAAAGTAATCTGATAGTAGTTTCGCTAGCTACATTAAGAGTATTAATATCATCTACTGTTTCTCTATTTCTACATCTAGATATTCTAAGTAGATATAAATTCTTTTTAGGTCTAGTTAAAGCTACATATTGTAAATTTTTCTCTTGTTGTTGAGCATCTTCTGTTTGAGAACTATATACATATGGAAATCTAGGATAATCATAAATATATACATTATCAGCTTCTCCACCTTTCATCATATGTATAGAAGATAAAATAGGTGCTTCTTTATTTATATTTCCTTTTAAGAAAGAATCTATATATACTTCTAAATCTTTTACAAGTATAGAACTACAATTTTCTTTATAATTATTAATCAAAGATTCTACTACATCATAATATTCAGCAAGAACATTATCTTGCATACCATCATATACAAAAGAATAATCTCCTTCTTCTTTATATTCTTTCATGCAATCTAATAAATAATCAACAGTATAATTAGATTTAGAAATAGGTTTCTTTAATGTCTTAGCATTTTTAACTAATCTTTTAAAAGTATTTTGCATATATTCCCTATCAGATTTAGATATTTTCTCATCACTTTGTTTCCAATCGATATTTGCTTCTTCACATAATCTATATAACTCTTTTTCAACATTTAAACATTGATTATATCTTTTTATATATTCTTTAATAACTCTTTTAATTTCATTTACAATAGTTGTTACCATTTCAGTATTTTTAAATTTAACAGAAATCTTATCATCAAGTACTAATTTTTTATATAATCTAACCAAATCATTATTTCTTCTTGCAAGAATTACATCATTTGCTTTAATATTTTTAGCTAAATCAATTTCATCTAAAAATTTAACTTCTCCTTTATCATCTCTTTTATGATTCCAATCAATTTCAGGTACTATATCTTGAGCTACCTTAATTACATTTTCAGGACATCTATAACAAATATTTAAAGGTAATTCATTTAAAGCAAAATTCTTTTTTAAATTTCTAATAGATTTAGTATCAGCTCCTGCAAAAGCGTAAATACTTTGTTTTTCATCTCCAACAGCTATTAATCGAGTATCAAAATTAATAAGTAGTTTTAGAAATAATTGTTGTAATACTGATAAATCTTGAGTCTCATCAACAAGAACAAAATCTAAATATTGACGAGTAGCCCAAGGAACATTCATTTTATATAAACAAGGAAAATATATCATATCAGTATAACCAACTCTATAAATAGGTTTTCCAAAAGAATCTAGTTCAGGATTTTCAAATTCATATTTAATTTTATCAATTGCTTCTTCTATAACTTCAGGAAATTTTCTTAATCCTAAATCATCCCAATTTTTCAAATTCCAACATAAACGAGGAGCTAGTTTATATATCTCATCATAATCATGATAATTAACATTATATAATCTAGAATAATTAACCATTTGAGATATTTCTCTTAATACATCTCCAAGTAAATCTTTAAAATCAGAATCAGATAATTCAGCATTAGCTATTCTGAATTCAGTATCACATTTTTGAGCAAATGAATTTTGTACCCATTCTTTAATCCTATCATCATGCTGATCTACTTCAATTATATAATTCTCTCCATGTTTCTTATATAAATAAGATCTTAAAAAAGTTAATCCTAAACTATGTAGAGTTTTAATTTGTACATTATCAGAAATAATTCTAGTTTGTAACTCTTGTACAATTGATTTATTAAATGCTAAAAATAAACATTTTTTATCTTGAGCAATAATTTTATCAGCTATTAAACATAATGTAGATGTTTTACCAGATCCAGCTTTTGCATCTACAAGTAAATTTCCATTATTACTATCTATATAATTCAAAATATTTTTTTGATAATTACTTGGTTCAAATGACATAATATTTACAACTCCTTTATTTTATACTATTTATAACAACTCATATTATTAAATTTGCTATTACTATTATATTACAGTTTTGAAAAAATGGAACGAGATTTATTAAAATAAATTTAGGAAAATTTTTGGATCTGAGCAATCCATTGAAATAAAAAGCTTCGAATACGGTTTTTTAAGAATTTTTGGACAAATAGTCGGTATATTTATAAGGCAAAACTCTGTATACTCTATATAATGATATACTCTATATAATGATATAGTCATATAATGATATAGTCATATACTTATATAATGATATCACTCAATTCTCATTTCTGTTTCAGATTCAGATCTCTTTATCAAATTTCAGATTCAATTATCTGTTTCAGATCTGTTCTGGAAATGATTTTTGACAGATTTGTTAAACACCACCAGACAACCGATTTATAACACGGACAGCATCCACTTCGTGTGACGCTCGTGTTTTGGAAGCAGAAGTCACCTTACCCTCCTCTCTAAAATCAATAAAAAATTGACGTTAGAGATGAGAGTAAAGTGCCCGAAAAAAATAGTGAGAACCTGGCTGGGGTGCTCACTAGAACAATTTTCATAACGCGTGATTACGCGCTTCGTATAGCTTTCGGCCACATGCTAGATACTACTTCCTCACCAAGACTCGCTTATATGAGGGTCCTATAAAGATTTTACAAGTAAGTCGGTTACTGTGATTATATATCTTACTTGTAGTAATTTGTATTTCGTTTCTAGTTACCTGCTATCATCTATTTACTTGATTCATACTGTGTTCAAATATATTGGAAATTACATTTGAACAACTGAGGTAATTAATATTTGCTTATGAACTTTCTATATATGCATCGCACGAGGACGGGATTAAATTTGTTCGCAGCTCGCGAGATGACTCTTTAACAGCCGACAAAACAGCACAACCGAACCGCGCCTGGTACTTGGAGATCGAACTTAGACAAGTTGAAATACCTTTCCATCGGTCAAATTCAATTATTATTATTTATATAAAAATAGTATCGCAACTTCTATATAAACTTTAATAATATCTTTTATATCTCCCTTAACGTTGTGTTGCCAGTTATTTATTCAATCTAAATAGATTAAGTAGATTTCCTATCAACTACTCCTCAATATGCTTTCCCATATATCTTGATTATGCTGTATGAAATTATATTAATATTTCATTCCCTATAATCTTGTTTTGAATCAATTATAGTTTAAATAGAACTACTTTAAAAATATAGTTTATCTGATGTGTTATACAAACCGTTACAAGAGTTCCTTTTTATAAATGTATACCTCAACTCTTTTGCACGTTAATTTTTTACTTTATAGATTTTATCCCAGGGCAAGGGACACCAGATTTCTGTGATCAGCCTAAGAGGCATTTCCGTTACGAGTTATTCTAAAGGAGGGATTAGCTTAAATATCAAAACTTATTTATCTAATTTTCATATGACGCTCTAGAACCTACTTTTAATGTTATATAAAACTATCTATATCTGGTCATAGATAGAATTTTAATTTACTAGATATTTATAACATCTTTTTAAAGCAAATTAATAATCATGTGAAATTTTTATCACATGATTATTATAACATCTTAATTTTTTAATTTTGATTAAATCTTTCAAATAGTCCCCCACGAATAATTTTATTATCTTCTCTAATTGGTAGAGATTTATCAAGATCTTCTATTTTTAAGTGATCTATAAGATGAGAAATTCTATCATATAAAGCTTCCACATCTAGAGTTTTAATTTCTAAATCTTCTAGAATAGAATAAATCTGAGGTCTATTATTATTTTCAAAAGGCATACAGTTACTATAAATAGTTGTTTTAATATTATTGATTACATCATCAGTAATATCATCATCAATTAATTTTAAGTTTGTAAGTAATATATTAGTTAAAAATTGATCTTCATTAAAATTAAGATAAGCTTTTCTTTTAGGTACATCCATTTCTTTACATACTTTATCTAATTCTTCTTCTGTTTTAGGAAAAGATCTTTCTTTATCTACTAAAGAACTAAATAACTTATATAAACCAGGAGCTGTTTTTTCTCCTACTTGAAAACATGCAGAAGGAATATTATCTGAAGGATCTCCTACAATGCACTTACAACCTATATACTCATCTATATTCATATTCTTCTCTTTAAGAGTATTTATATCCCACATTTCTTCTTTCATGGGTCTTCTTACTTTACATCTTCTATTATCATCTTCAAATACAAGTTGTATTAAATCTTTATCATCTGAAACAACAATACTATTTCTACTCATTTTAGAAAGAATACAAATTAAATCATCACCTTCCCAATCATTAATTCTAATTGTAGGTATTCCAAATAAAGGTAATAATTGCATTAAATCATTTCTTTGAGTACTATATTCTCTTCTAAATTCTAAATCAAATAGTTGTTCTTCAGTTAAATCTTCATCTTTACATTCAAGTAAAGCTTGTCTTTCAATATTCTTTTTATAATTAGGATATATTTCTAATCTTCTTTTAGATAATCCTCCATCAAATATTACAACTGGATAGAAATTCCAATCCTTAGATTCTTTAATAATAGACCTAAGTACTCCATATATTCCACCTGTTCTTTTACCTTTAGAGTTTATCATTTCCCATTGATTAGGTTGACTAAGATTTCTATGTAATAAATACGATCCATCAAATATTAGAACTCTATTAAAGTTAATATCCATATTTAATTCCTCCTAAAATCAATTTTAACAGCTTTTTTATTATTAAGCATAAAATAATATATCTTTAATTAAAACAACTTAATATATTATAAATATGCTTCAATTAAAGATATATATTATAACATTTTTATCCTTCATTTTGCTTATGTTGATAAACAAGTCTATTTCTTATCTCCTTTATAGCCTTCATAGGATAAATTTTATATTTATCACATAAAATTCTTATTTGTTCATCAGTTTTAGAATTATATATGATATCATCTTTAGCTTCTCTAGATAGAATTATTTGTTTTTTAGAATTAACTTTAACATGTTCATTTTCTGTAACATATACATCTATACCAAATTTATATATTCTTTGTTGTGGAATTTCTACTTCTTTCTCTTTAGGTTTAATAGTTCTTTCTCTTTTTATATTTAGATTAAAATGATCTTTTGCAGCATTAATTACATTATTTAAATCTTCAATTGATATAGTAGCTACATAATTATATAAAGATCTTTGATCTCCTGTATGTAATGTATCTAATTCTACATACATATAATCATTATTAACTTTAACTCTACAAAATGATCTCTCCCCATATTCAGTAGGTTTTACTTTCAAATAAGTAAATTTTTGTCTTTGAAATTCATCAGTAAAAGCTGATAAAATTAAAACATAACCAGAGCCAGCGCTCATGCCTTCATAATGTTCTTCATATTGATTTATACTTTTAACTGACCATATAGTTCCTCTTTTTAAATAAATATTCCACATAATAACCCTCTATTTATACAATTCTGTTCATTTTAACAAGTAATTTTCTATCTTCTTCAGGTAATTCATCTTTTTCTATTAATTCTTGTAATTTTTCAGTATCTCTGTATTTCCAAGCTATAATTTCATAAATTGAGAAATAAGATAAAATATTAAATTTATCTTTACCTTTTTCTAAATTATTTAAAAATAAAGCTACTTGTGTTTTTAATCTATTTGTAGGTACATTATATCTCTTACTAATTTCTCCTATTCTAAAATCTACAACTTCATTATTACCTTCATTTAAAAATACATCAAATACTTCTTCCATAAAAGCAATTGCTACTTTTTCAGACCAGTCATTTTTACCTCTTTTATAATTAATGTCTTCAAGAGTTTTAACTATAGTTCTTCTTACAGAAATGTTAGAAAAATAAGATGTTGTTACAAACAAATCTTTATCTTCTTCACAAACAACATTAGGCTGAAAATGACCATAGGTTTGAATATAGTCTTCTAAAGATATTCTCTTTAATAACCTCCTTCCTAATTTTTCAAATTTGTTAGAAAATCTGTTAATTGTTTTACAACTATCCATTTTTCTATACCTCCTTTAAGTTAATTTAATATATTTATATTTCTCCTTTTGTTTTATAACACTTTCATTTAAAGCTCTACCTTTACTCTCTGATTGCATTAAAGTATTATAAACATCAGGTTCAACATCAAAATATAAATAACTAGAGTTACCTTTAAATATAACTCTTAATACTTTTTTATTTTCATCATATCCCATAGCTACTAAGTTTGATGAAAACACTCTTTGCATTTTTATATTAGTTACAATTTCTTTTATTTGTTCTTGACTTATTTCCATTCTTATTCTCCTTTAACTAAAATCTCCTGATGAAAATCTATATCCTTCTACATTTCTGCAATAATGAAAATTATCTGGATTTTCATGGTTTCTTTTGTCTTTCTGTTTATCATCTATTATTTTTAACATTTCTTTAGGAGTAAGTTTTTCATTATATTCATTTATAATAATTTTATCTTTCATATTATCTTTATTAGTTATATAGTTTTTAAATTGTTCATATGAATGCCACTCATCTTGGTCTTGAAAATTAAATAACCATCCCCAAGAAGATTTTCCAATATGTTTAGCTTCTCTTTCTTGAATAGATAAAGGATAATCTAATCCATATCTTAAATCAGATGCTATACTATCTAACATTTCTTCTATTTTATCATTAAATGATTCTTTAATGGTTTCTAATTTATTTTCATCTAAAACTTTTATTATATCTTCATATTCTTCATTTATTAAATCTTGTATTTTTTGTTGAATAGAATCTACATTTTTAGATCTTAATAATTCATCTATTTTTTGATCTAACTCAAATTTTTTTCGGTTCATAATATAATAATTAGTTCCCATATTTTAAAAACCTCCTATATACTATAACAACTTGAAAAAATAAAAGTCTATATATGAATATAGACTTTTAATAAAATAATATAGGAATTTACATAGCAGGGTCTAGTAAAGGACGATCATATTCATATTTAACACAATACATACTTGTTTTATCACGGTACACATTTACAGTAAATATATTCTGACTGCATTCATTTCTATAAACACAGTATTTACAAATTGATTTATTATATAATTCTTTATCCTTATTCTCACCCATAATAGATTCTCCTTTATCAGTTATATTTTTAATAGCTCTGATATTAAAGATTCTATTGAATTTTTTAATGAATCATAATCTTTATGATTTTTTAATATATCTTTTAATTGAGCTGCAACAGCATCTTTTCTAATTGAAAATCTTAATAATTCTTCATTTTTAACAAATTGATCTCTAACAACAGTTAGTTGATGTACTAATTTGTTACCCTCTTCAATAATATCTTTATCTACTTCCATGATAACACTCCTTATATCGCTCTGCATTTTTTAATTTTAGAAAGTGGAAATCCTCTTCTATAGGCTTCTTTCTTTTCTCTGATTTTAGCGAGTCGTTCCTTGTACTTTAAATAAGTTTCACAGGTTGCATGACAACCAGGCTTTCTATTTGTACAATTATAACAACTTGCTCCAGACAACACTGACCACCTTCTTCATTAATATTTTACAATTAAAAAAGAGATGAATTAATTCATCTCTTTATAACATTTATGACATAGGGCTAGATATTCATCATTGCCAACTAATATATCGTTATTTTTATTATTTTTACAATAAGTATATATAGCAGGATTACCACACTTATCACATTTAGCTTCTAGATATTCTACTTCATCAGCTAAAGCTAATAATTGAGGCATATTACCAAAAGGCTTTCTTTCAGATGTTAAATTTAACCCTGCTATATAGAATTTTTTACCATCATCAATAAAACTATTTAATATTATATGTAAATCTTGTCCTTCTAAAAATTGAAATTCATCTATGAAAAATATATCTACAAGATCTCTGTAAGGTAATAGATCATAAATAGTTTTTATATTCACGCAAACTATTTTATCTCCATCACGACTAACAACTTCTGTTTCAGAAAATCTATTATCTATATAAGGTTTAAACATCATGCATTTATATTTTGTAGTTTCTTTTAAATCTTCATATATAGATATTAATCTAGATGTTTTACCACTTTTCATAGGTCCTGTAAAAACGTTTATTAATCCCATATTATACTAAATCTTCTCCTTCTATATTTGTCAAATCTACTTGAGGAGCTAATTCAGGTTCTTCTGTTTCTTCAGTAGAAGCTGGAGCTTCTTCATTATCTAAATCAATGTCAAAATCAAATTTTGTTGAAGGACCTCCTCCAGCAGATAATTCATGTTCATCATCTGGTTCTGATGCATTTCCTTCAATAGGATTTCCTGCATCATCAGTTTCAGTTTCTAATTCTTTTAAATGCTCATTAATAATATCTACTATATCTTGTTGATTTAGATATTTACTTAACCATTCTAAGATCATATCAAGTTTAACTTCTTCATCAACATTTTCTAATCCATTCATCAATGATAAAATATCATTAACATTTCTGATTTTAGTTTGTAATAATTCATCACGTCTATTATCCTCTACTGTAATAATTGGAGTTAATTTAACATCAAAATTATTTACAACTTTCTTTCCTAGACCATCACCTAATGCAAATATATTAATAAGATTTTTTAAAGCAGATGTTAAAGCTACTTGACCTCTTTTAATACGTCTAGCATAAGTAGTGTTCATTTCTGTTAAAGATCCTCCATTAGAAAGACCAGAACCATCCATATCAGCACCTAACATAGCTTTAGGTATTAATAAAGATCCATATACTTTGTTTTCAGAATCTTCAACATCTCCAAGATTTCCAATATCTACATCTCCACCTATATTAACAGTTGATATAGTACCTTTTCCATCTTTAGTTGTAGTATAAATAATATTTTCAATAGGTTGAGCTCCAGCTCTACTTTGTATAGTTCCAGCTTCTTTATTAAGAATAATTTGTTGTTCAATCTGCTGTTTAATTTCTTGAAGTTTTCTTCTTTTTTGAGCTTCAGGCATATCACCTAATTCAACTTGAATTACTCTTGTTATAGAAGATTTTGTTATTCTTTCAAGTAAAACTGATTCTTCTTTTAATTTTAATGTTTGATAAGCTCCATATACATTTTCTAATACTGATTGACCTGTTTTAACTTGAAAAGATAAAGCAGCGCCTGCTCCTTCATAAGCAGATCCATCTATTGTTCCATCATCTAAAGTTTTATCAACTTCTGTTTCTTTTATTAATTGGAATTTTTCAGGAAATCTATTTATATTAGGAGATAAACAAATATGTATAAATTTTGTTGGATTTAATATATTTATATCTGTTACAGATCCTGAATATAAATATGTATTATTTTCTAATGTATTTTCCATATCATCATGTGATCTTATGAATCCAGCTGTTTTACCTCTATATTGTAAATCATAAACTTCAGCTGAATTAGGAACTTTTTCTATATATCTTTCTAGTTTAGCTCCTTTAATTGTTTTTTGAGTTCTTACATGAGGATCATGTTTTGTTGGTTCTAATATTAAAGATGGTTTAGTATCATTAACTGATGTATTTTCAAATGTTTCTAGATATACATCTCCATATAACCACATACAATAAGCCCATGACCAAATATTTTGTTCAACATTTAAATCATCTAAAAGTTTATTACCATAAGCAGCTACATCAGAATCTTCTGATTCTACCCAAACAATTTTACCATCTGAGTTATATTGAACTGTATCATTAGCATACATTTCTACAGCAGCACCAATTCTACCATCTGCTACCATTTCTTCAAATACTTTATATTTAGTATTACGATCACCTTTTAGAGTAGTAATTTTAGTTAAATCACTAAGATCAATTCTTTTTCCAGATTCTGTAGCTGTTTCCATCTGATTAGGAAGTGAATGTCTTTCATCAGTAAATTCAGTTACATCTTCAGGAGCTTGTTTAGGTATTACTCTTACTCTAAAGATTCCTTCTCTTAATCTATCAAATACACCCATTTAGCATACTCCTTTATTATTCTTCTAATTTTTTTCTGTAAGGATATTTTTCATCTAATTTTGCTTCTTTACGTTCTATATAATCAATAATTAATAATATATTTTTAATTAAACCTGTAATAAAATAAGAAAGTAACAATATAATCAATAAAACCCACATTATAATATCCTCCTTTAATCTTCATATAATATTTGTAACAACTCTCTAACTTCTTTTGCACATTGTAACAAATCTGTAGGATTAGTATATAATGCATAATTAGTTAAAGCTTCATTTAATCTGTTTATATTCATAGCAGATGCAAATAAAATTCTTTCCTGCTCATTAGATATTTTAGAATAAGAAATTAAAATTTTAGTTACCAAAGAACTAATAGCTATAGCTATTTCTTCAATAGCTAGATCTTTATTTCTTAAATTTCTATATAAAGGATTTTTATTTCGGGATGAATATATAACATTATAAGTATCATATATTTGTAAAAATTCTTTATCATATTTGTTAATTAATGAAATAACTTCCATAGGAACTACTTCACTTCTAACAACTCTTTGTACTTCTCTACCTAATTTTAGGTTTTCTCTTTCTTCAATATCATAAAGTTTTTGAATAATATCTTTCTTTGTAATAATCATAGGAATATCTTTCCTCCTCTCTACCTCTACAATAATATTTTACAGATAAAAATAGCATCTAAATTAATAGATGCTATTTACACTTATACTATTTCACCATTTATTTCATCAACTTTATCAATAACTTCCTGATCTATATCTTTTCCTGGATCTAAATCTTTAAGTTCAATAATTCTATCTCTTATTTCCATTACAGCGGCATCTACCAAAGCTTGTGTTGTATCAGATCTACCATATTCATATATAGCAGGTGATTTTAAAGTATTACAAGCAGCCCTTAAAGTAGGATATAATTCTGCAAATCTATCTAATAACTCATTCATAGATTCTCTTAAATCTACTTTATCTAATTCTTCATAAGGTTGGTTTTGAGAATCAACAGAAATAACAGATATAGTCCAGTTGACTTCAATAACACTGTCTGCATCTTTTTTAATAGGTTCAAAAGTTATTCTGAATAAACAGTTATTACCATTTTCTCCTGAGAATAATCCAGCTTCTGCTATTTTTTCTCCTTGATATAATTCTTCAGGTAAATATGTAACAATAACAAGTTGTACATAACTTTGAGTTGATCTATTAACTATTGTATTTCTCTCTGGTAGAGCTATTCTAGGAGATAACTCACTTAATAATCTAGTATCATTAATTGATACTTCTGTAGTTATACCAGGAGGAGTTTGTGAAGTAGCAGAATTAGTACCTAGACCAAGATATCTAGGAATCCAGTCATATGATACTAAATAAGATTGTGTAGGATTAAATTCACCATTTAACCATTTAACTAATCCCATTAATTGCATCTTTAAACATCTGTTATGACCTCTACGCTCTTCAATAATTGCACCTGTATATTTATTTCTTTTAGTAACTTTAACGTTAACACCTACAGAGAATCCTGCATCTTCTATGCTAAAACTTCCATTACTCATGTCCATTTTCCTTTCATATTATTTATTCAATATCTTCGCGGTTATAAGATTCTTGGAATATAACTCTATCTGCTCCAAATATTTCTTTAAGTTTTTGTCTATTAATGACTACTACATACTTTCTTGAATCGTCATAATATCCATAGCTTAAAATGTCGTCTTTCTTAATCATATCACTCATAATTTTCTACCTCCAACAAAAACTTATTTCTAATAATATTTTACTATAAAAAATAAAACTATATTTCACAATATAGTTTTATTTTCATATACATTTTTATAGATTACCATACTTGATTATGATATTGATTATGGGTTCCTTTATTAATAGCTGTAATATGATTAATATTTTCAACTTCAGCAAATCCAACTTTATCTTTATTACTAACTTCGTATCTTGTACTATCATAAGGAAATTTAGTATGATATTCATATGAATGAACTTGAATTCCATCTATTGTTTGAATAATTTCAGCAGGCACAAGTTCAAGACCACATCCCGCAGGTCTGACTACTTCTATAAGATCTCTAACTTTAGATAAATTAGCTGGGAAATAAATATATATTTTAACTTTATTTCCATCTCTTTGATATTCAATATTAAACATTGACAAAGCTTCAATTTTATCTATTTCACCTAAAGCATTAACAGATAAAGCTGTAGCAAGTCTCATACCTAGTTTAGATCCTCTATTCCTAATCATATCAGGATAATGTTTAATTATAATTCTATTAGAATCATATGATTCTGAATAATCATATTTATATCCTACATATGAAGCAAGTAAAGGTAATAAATGATTTGGACAAGAATCAAAATCAATTAAACTTATCCAATAATCAGCATTTGTTTTAAAATGATTTATTAATAAATCAAATAATTTACAATATGCCTGTACATCTCTACTTTGTCTCATAATATAAGGTATAAATGTTTTACTTTCTAATACATTAGTTGACATTTATTTCTACCTCATTTCTTAAATCTACGTAATAACATATTTATAAATCTTAATATTTTTTGCCATATAGTTTGATAAGTATCTATTGTATTTTCTTTTGTTGAAATAGCCCAAGCTGAATCAATAGGATAATCATAAGGAAGTATAGCTTGACCTTTATCTCCCCAATATTTACCCCAGCTATTTTGAATTATGTAACCATAGGGATTATAACCACAAATTATAATCATATGATATCCTTTTAATTCACCTTCAGGTTCTTTAATAATATAATTTAAATCATAATCTAAATCATTATAAACTGGAATTGAAATAGGTACTGGAGTATTTTGAAGAAGACACTTTTTTATTTCTTCTTCAGTATAAATTCTAGCATATGATTCTATTTTATATTTTTCAGCAATTGGTTTTAATTTATCTATATTCTCATCAACAATGTCTTTAATTTCTTTCATTTCTTTATTGTGATCAAAATTATCTCTAGGAACATCTCCTATCTTTTGTAAAGTTTTTAATGCTTCTCTAGGATACATTCCTTGTTCTTGATTATATGTTATAGGTCTATATCCATATATAAATCCTGTAGACATTTTTTCATTATTAAATTTTTCTAAAAATGTAGCTAAAGAGTGAGCTACACAAGAATTAACAATACCTTGATCTTTAACATCAGATATTGCTAATTCATATTTCTCAGGAAATTTTGGAGCAGAAACTATTTTTGATTTAAACTTATAATCCCTTTTATCTGGTATCTCTTTCTTACTTCCGTAATACATAAGACCACCTCCTTATATAAGCTTTAACTTATTGTTAGAATAGTTTCTATCTTAATTTTTTTATCATGTAAACAATGCTCTACTTGTTCCATATTAACTAAGTTTTTATCTACAAATTCTATAACAATAAAGCCTACAATAGATCCTTCATTATTTTCTATAGCAATTCCATATACAGCTTGAATATTTCTACTTAAAAAATATTCATACATTGTAGTATCTTTATCTTTTAATTCATTTATATCATCAATATAACATTTACCATCTTTTATTAAACTTTCACACCAGTATGATAAAAATGATCTAAATAAATTTTGAAAATCTGGCATTATACCAGCAAATCCAGGACCAGGACATTCATTAGTCATAGACATTTTTAAAAAAGACAAGCCATTCATATCTCTTCCACCATTATGAAATCTAACTAATGCTACTCTAGCAGAATTAGTTTTTTGTTGAGTTCTTTTTAAACAAGCATTAATTTGAGCTTCTTTTTCTGATAACGTATTATTATCTTCTGCAGAAAGTGTATGACTTGTAACTCCATTTATAATATGTTTTGTTAATTCTTGAAGTTGTTGTTGTAATAATTTTTGATTTTCTTGATTCTGTTCTATAACAGTTTTAAACATTTCATCACAACGTGCATCAGATTTATTACTATGTTTATTTGTAGTATCTATTAATTCTTTTTCTCTTTCAATAAATCTTCTTAAAGCTAAAATAGCAAATAGGACTAAAAATATCGCAGCTAATCCTAATACACCAACTTCTAAATATGGTTTTATAAGGTCTAAAAATCCTACTTCCACTACTCCACCTCCTGTTGTTCTTTTAATTCATTTAATTCAAGTTCTATATTTAATAATCTTCCTTCAATTTTTTCAATTCTTTCTACATCTCTTTGAACAACCATATTCTGTTTCAATAATGTATATGAGCTGAATAATAGGTTAGATAACAGTAATAAACCAGCAATAGTTCCTACTAAAAATATAAAACCATCAGATTGAATAAATTTTCTTAATCTTTCTTTTACCATACTAACCACCTCTTAGTCTTTCAATAATATTTTACATAGAAAAAGAGATAGAAATTTTCTATACGCTCTTTCTACCTCTTTTAATTTAATCTTATTATACATTTTCACCATTTATATTTTGTATTTGACTAGCAACTCCAGCCAATTCAGCTTCAATATTTGTAACTCTATTTGTTAAATTACTAATATTAGTATTGCTTGCATTTATAGAATTATTAATATTACTAATATTTTGAGTATGGGTATTAACTGTATTCATTGTATTAACTAAATTAGAGACTGGAATATTAGTTGCTTCTAAAACATGACTATTATTTAAAGTCATAATATTTCCAATATTTTGATTTTGTAATTGGATATCTTTATAAAAAGTTGCCATTTTAAATTACCTCCTATATCATATCTTCCATATAATCTTTTTCAAGTGATGAGCTATCATAATAAAAGTATTGTGTATTTAAATTTCTATATACTGCTATTGAAGTTTCATTATGTGTATAAGAAACTACAATATCACTAGTTAATGGTGCTGTAAATTCCATTTCAACTAAACCTGTGATATAATCTATATGTCCTTTTCTAACTAAAACGTTATCACTATTATAAATATCACCGTTATTATTATCTCTTAAAGTAGTTTGTCCATTGTTAATTCTTATTATAGCAGATCCTGGTAATATTGATGGATGTTCTAAATAAAAACTATATTTTAAATTAAGACTAGGATCAGGATCATCTAACATAGGAACTATTTGCTCATATAAACCTGTTAGTTGTTCTTTAGTAATTTCTTCTCCTTCATAATTTACATATTCAATAGGTTCTAGATCTACCATTAATATTCTACTATCTACATCAAGAATTGTTTCAATAACTTCTTTATAATTTATTAATGTATTGAAATTAACTTTCTCTAAAGAATATTTATATCTCAAATTATTATTTATAGTTACTATTATATTTTGTAGTTCATCTCTTGATAAAGGAACTTTTGTAAAGAATGTTCCTCTTACTGTCCAAAAATATTTTTTAATTGATTCAAGATCCACAATAATTGATAAAGGTAATATTTTATAGTCATCTAAAGCTGTTATAATAGCATTAGAAAATGTTTCTATATCTTCATCTTGTGCTACTTCAGATCTTAATATATATAATTTAACTACGAAACTATCCAAAGTTTCTATTTGACTTACTTTTTGCACACCAATGAATCCTGAGTGCTCATAATCACCATTGAAATATGCAGTGAAACAATCTAAATCATCTTCATCAACTCTACCATCTTGATTTGCATCTGCAAGTTGTTGTTGATATTCTGTTAAAGGATGAGCTTTTCTATCTTGAATAAATAATGCTACTGCATTCATATCATTTTCATCTATTATTTCACTATATACTACTTGACCATCAACTGGTTTAGATGTTCTATCCATATTAACATTACCAATTGTCCAAGATACTTCCATACCAGGATCATTTGTTAAGTCTGTTGCTCTAACATTTGCTACTCCCCATTCTCTTAATGTAGCTCTTTCAAAATCAGCAAGTGTGATAAGAGTATCCATTGTATTTAAAAACTTAACTGAATTTTTTCTAGCTTCATCAGGAGTTTCTGGATCATATCCTTCTGAACTATCATAATTAGTAAAATGAATAAATCCACTAACATTATATACTGTATTTATATTAGATCCATCTCTGGCCCATATATTTCCAGTAACTTTCTTTATAGTATTTTCATATATTTGGCCACTTTGACCTTTAGATAATAAATAAAATAATTTAAATCTATTTACATTAAAATTATTCCAATAATCTACTAATTCAATATAAGGTCTATCATTAACATCTACACCGAATTCAAATAATCTACCTACATTAGATGTTAAATAAATATTATCTCTTAATTCCCATACTTCATTTTGATCGTCAATAAGAATAATATGATCTTGATCTACATTATCATCAGGTAAATAAATCCTATTATTTATTACATCATCAGCTGTATAATTGTATCCGTAAATTGAATGCCAAGGTCTTCCAGCTTCTGGATATGGATTAGCTGAAGTTCTAACAGGTGTTACAGGAATACCTTGAGTTAGAGTAACAACTGTTTCTAATCCGTTATTATACATATTAGAGGGTAATTCATATGCTTTAGTTATATTACAATAAACGGTTTCATTATCCTCAGTTGCAAAAGTACAAAACATTGGTAATGTAGCAGCTTGAGTATAAGTATTAATAACATTAACTTGTACTTCAGCTGATTTGTACCATCTCATTTTATATCCAATTAATCTATAAATAGCTGCTGCATTTTTTCTTTGAGTAACAGAATCAGGATATACTTCTAAAGACTGCATATCTTGAGTATAAAATAACATATCACCTACAATAGCCATCAATTTAACTAATATCATACCAGGATCATTTGTATCAGTACTTACCCATTTTTGAGTTATACCAGGTATAGAATTTATTAAATCGTCTAAAATATTGACATAATCTTTATCTGTATAATCAATTCTTACAGCACTATAATCTTTCTTTTGAACTTGATTTATACTTGCCATAAAACTCTACCTTTCTTTAATATCTATTAATATTTTACATCTATTCAGAATATGGTTTATCTGGATTATCTTCAGAAGTTATTTCTAAATTATATTGATTTATTTGACCAGTTTCTTTAATTTCATACATTATATAAATATTAACAATTTGATCTTCGAATTTAATTATAATGTCATCTCCTCTAACTATTATTCTAGGTTCATATTTATCAATAGCTTGCATTATATCTTCTTTTAACAAAGGTTCAATTATTACTCCATTATATCTAAATATTCTATCTAAAAGGAAACAACCATATTCAGGATCTCCTAATAATTCTCCTGGTCGAGTTCTTAATAATAACCCTAAACATTCATTTATAGATTTTGTATTTTGAGAAAATTTTACATCTCTAGATGTTCTATCTACTATTTGTGGAAATGAAAAAGTGGATTGTCTCATATTTTTCCTCCTTATTATAATATTCTTCTAGCTCCCCAATATTTTTTAACATAATAATCTTCAGATAATGAAGAAATTTTAACAACATCCCCTGTACGAGGTGCATGTATAAAATTACCATCACCTACATAGATACCAACGTGTCCAGTAAAGTGAACCAAATCACCTTTCTGTAAATGATTTTTATCAACACCTGTACCATCAGTTCTTTGACCATCTGATACTCTATGAAGTTTATATCCAAAATGCTTATAAACATAATAGGTTAATCCAGAGCAATCAAAAGTGTTAGGACCTGTAGCACCCCAAACATATTTACAGCCTAAAAATGTTTTAGCATAGTTTACAATATCATCACCTGTAGTCTGTCCAGATGTTTTTCTAACAGTATTAGTAACTATTCCTTGTACCTTCTTACCAAAATATGGTAAAGGATCTATTCTTGTAGATAAACTTGAAGGACTAGGCCATACAGCCCCTAAATGTAATCCTATATGTAAGTGAGTTCCTGTAGAATTACCAGTTGATCCCATATATCCTAAAGTATCTCCGGCCTTTACTTTATCTCCAACTTTATATGTAGGTTCCTTACATAAATGCATATAAACAAAATAATGATTAGGATTTTTATCCATTTTTATCGCAATACAATTTCCTTGACCAGGACCAGCACCTGTTAGTCCTCTTACAACTCCTCCACCGTTGACATGAGCTACAGTACCATTACCTACAGCAATGACTGCACATCCTTCTTTACCAGAAATATCTAATCCTTTATGAGCTCCACCACCTGAATATCCTTGATAATTATTAGGACTGTTATATTTAAAAGAATAAGGTAAAGCCTTTCTATTTTCTCCCCAGAAACAGCTAATATAATCTGTTGAAGGAACAGGCCAGAAATATTCACCATATTCTGGAATATGTTTTAAACCTTCTAATATAGTTAAATCTATAAAGGTTAAAGCACTTAATTTACCTTGTTTTTCTATTTCAACTAAATAATCATATGTAGTTTTTCTTCTTGAACTATATGCGGAAGTTCTACGTTTCCAATAATCATAATATTCTTTCAGTTGAGTCATAATATCTTTTCCGTTTTTACTAATCTTAGCTGCTTCTGTTAAACATCCTGTTATAACTCCATTAACTCCATTACCATATTGATTCATAATATCCATACAGAATATTAAAATACCTGGATTAGTAATACCATATGGCTCATCCATTAATTGATCTAAAGACACTTTAGTTTCTTGTTTTGCAAAAGATATTTGAGTTTCTTTTCCTTTTGCAGATACTAGCATTTTATGAGCTCCTGAAGTTATAGCTTGATTATAAACAGTTATATCCCAATTATTTCTTTTTGGAGAAGAACTTCCATTTTTTAAAGATGCTTGTAAATCAGAAACAATGTTCAAAGATTGATCAGTCCAATTAGATAACCAATTAGAGTCAGCTGCTGCAATTTGATATAAAACATCAAAAGCTCTACAACCATGCCATTGTATTATTCCAATAGACCAAGCTCCTTTATCATTTGAAGTAACATTTCCAAATTGACCTTCAGTAATACCATTAGGCCAATTATTTCTATTAAGACCTACCTCGTTTTCTACTATAATAGGCATTGCTAAATCTAATATAGCATCAGTACTTATTCCATACTCTCCATCAAAGCCTCCTATTCCAGCTGCTTCTGCATTTTTTCCTAAAATTATAAAAGAATTATTAGAATTCTCAATGTAACTACCATATATAGGATCTCCTACTACTAAACCAGATACAAGAGATACAGCCCATGGTAAAGAATAAAAAAGAGGACTTGATTTTTTAGACGAAGAATCTAATTTTCTATACTCTTCTACATTTGATTCAATTAAACCATAATGTACTTCAGGAATATATATTTGATATCTATTTAATCCTTCTGGATCATCTGTAAGGCTATCATTAACTACATAACCTTTATATATACTATTATAATAACTATCTCTATTAATTATATCCATATATTATTTCCCTTCTTTATTATCCTAATGACATTCCTGGTATATAAGATGATGGTCTAGAACTAGCAGGTTCTTTATCCCATTCAACTTTAGATATAGATATAGATGATTGACTAATTACATTACTTTCATTAGTATCATTAGTTTTATTTGTTTCAGTTGTTAAATCAATAGTATCTTTTCCTGTTGATTTTTCTTGAGCTTTAGCATTTGATACAGGAGCTGCTCCTATATCTCTTATACGTAATAACTTTATCTCTGAAACAAATGTACCATTAGATGCAATTCTATCTGTACATCCTTGTAACATATAAATTCCTGCGGTTCTACTATCTGACTCTAAAATTCTAGGTTTAATTGTAAATTCTGCACATAATGGTACATCAGCTGGAATACCTATAGTTGTTAACACTGCATCATACATTTCATATACATCAGCATTTCTAAGATAGTTATTTTTAACAGCATTTAAAAATTCCTCAGAAGCATTATCTCCAGCTGCTTTTTTAATTTCAGAAGCTCTCTTATTAGCAGCTTTTTGTATTAAATATAATCTTAAATCTACTTGAGGATTCCACTTAACAACAATATCAGGTATACCTTCTTTACCCCATTCAAAAACATGATTTATTTTAACATTATTAGCACTTGAATCAGCTGGACAAATATATGTTATATGTATTGTTTTATTATCAGCCTCATCAGTAACATACATTAAATAATGAGGAACTTCTCTATAAGGCATATCTTCTTTATATTTTTGTTTATCCTCATCACTCTTAGACATATGAGACTCTAATAAATCTCTACAGTATATCCAAGGAGATTGACTAGATACTGCAGATGTAGTAATCTCAGGAGCATCTTTTCTTATATCATCATCAACTTCAATTTTATAATTATAATCATTTGCATGATGAGTTAAATTACCCACTAGATGACTAGGTTGATTAGAACTAATGCCATAATAACTCCATAAAACAGATTCTACTATATCAATTAAATTAATACCTTTTTCCTCACCTTCTCCTTTGAATTCAGGAATAGATGTTGAAAAGTCAGCATCGATAGCTAACATTGTAGTTCCTTCAAATGTATATTCAGAAATACCAGTAGACCAATCTATTTCAGATTCTGCATTGGTTAAGAAAAATTCATATTTTGGAGAAACTAATGTAGTATCATCTGGTACATTATATCCATATTGAATAAATCCTCTTAGTCTTTTATTGGAATCATTCATGTCAACTCTCATTGCATGTGCTATTAATTCATCTAATAGTTCAACTTTATCCTGAGTATTCTGACCATAATCAAAAGGATCATATTTTATTACTAGTTCAAAATCATTAACAGTTCCAGCTCCTTTTTTATTAAAAGTAAGTCCTGCTATCATATTTTCCTTTTTATTATCAGAAGTAGAATCAAATGTAATAGGCTCAGTTTCACCTATTTGGAATCTAATCCATGTAGAATAAATAGGACCTTGCTTATTTAACATATTAATTATAGCTGTAATCATATTATCATATTTAGCAGCCATCTTTTTAGGAGTCGTGGTAGCTGATATATTTTTAAAATTTCTACTAGTTGCCACTTAATATACCTCCTTCATTATATAATGATAATATAGGAGGAATTCTTAAATAAGTACCAACCGGAACATCAAAAGGATCTATTATATAATTAGCTATTGCTATAATCCACCAATATTTAGGAGTTCCATAAAAACTATAAGCTATTAAATCTAATCTATCTTTTTCTGATTCAGTAACAGTATAATATTGATCTGAACTAGATTCATCTATAAATTTTTGAGTCCAATTTTCATGAAAATACACACCTTTATCTTTATCATATAATCTTCGTAATCTAGAATATCTACTATTATTTTTATATTCTTTAGGTACATAATATTGTAGAGGTTCAAATACATCTCTTAATTCTTCTAGATAACTTGGTGAAACTTTATTAGTTCTTCTTACAGTATATTTACTCATATTATCTCCTTTCTTTAAGTAGTTCTACCAGAAGCTCCTCCTAATGAGCTACCTGTTCTTAAATTACTTCTAGTGATTTGTCCATTATATACTCTAGCTCCTACATCACTACTTTCAGCTGAAGATGTAGGGAATTTTGTATTATATGTATTTTGCGTACTCATAGCACCGCTTCCGCCTATAATATCTTTAGCTCCAATAATAGTATCAGGATAACAATCCATTTGTATTTGTACTTCATTATTTGAGTAAAAATTATTTATAATAGGTAATTGCCAAGTAGTACTATAATTTAATACAAATCCTTTTAATATCATTTGTCCAAATATAAAATATGTTGTAGGAGGAATTAATCCATTACTTGTATATTGAGGATAACAAGACATTTGTAACATTTTATTAACATTAACATACCAAGTTCTTGTTCCAAAAGGACCTTTATCAGATTCAACCTGATGTCCTGCAGGCTGACAAGATAAATAATTGCCTGATAATCTTCTTTCATTATAGTAAATATCATTTAAACTACTATCAGTTAAACTATAACTTCCTGTTAATAAATCTCTATGAAATTTTAATGTAAAACTTACATTTTTTAATTCAGTATTAGCATATGCTGCTATAGGAGATGATCTTCCTAATATTTCTTGAGGTTGCCATTTTACACCAATAGATTCAGTAACTTGTTCTGGATATACAGGAAGCTGTACTAAATATTCTTTATCTCCAGATATACCAAAACTATACTGGTTACCAAATTTAATAAGCATATAACATTCCCAATCTCTAATTCCGGATAAGCCATTATATCCTGAATTATAACCAGAGGTTCTAAAACTTCTTTCCCAAGAATCTAAATTTCCTATTGTTTCAGCCATTATTTACTCACCTCCGAAATATTACCATATACATTATATTCTTGTTCTAGTAATGCTTCAGTTTGAACATCAACATAACCTAAATTAAATGATATATGATAATTTTTTAAACTTACAGCAGGATCATCTATCATACTTTGTAGAATTGTATAATCTTGCTCATTAATATATCCATCCCTATTAATATCTGCTCTAGATTTCTGTATTGGAGATAATAAATCACTATCTGGATAACGATTAGGATCTAATTCATGCTGTTTGTGTTGTGGATCATCTAAATATTCTCTTAATATTTGTAGATCCACATTATCTAATTTATTATCTTTATTTAAATCTCCGTAGTAATAATCATAATGACTTACTTGGAATTGTTTTACTAAATTCTTCATATTATCACTATAATATCCTGGATAAAAATAATTGTCATCATACATATGCTCTGGATACACTTCTTTTAATAACTTTTGCATATAAGTTATATTATATGAATCACTATATGGTTGTACTGCCATATTTAATAAATAATTGAAGAATTTTTCATGAATAACCCATTCATTGGTAGAGAATTCACCGAATGGAATATTAATATCTCCTCTAGTACAAAATTCATCTTCATAATAATGCCCATCTATAATTAATAAATTATTAACATTTTTATTATTAGTTATATCAGCTTGAATTGTATATGTATATGGAGCCCAACCTAAATCTGGTATATATCCATGTAGATAATCTTCAAACATTAAAGTATCATGCATATCAACTACACCATCACCATTTATATCCATAGCAGCAAGTTGTCTACGAGTAGGTGTCCAGTGTAACTCTTCTGAACCAGGACCATAAGCTGTATATTTCGCAAGTAAATGATAATCTTGTAAATTTACTTCTCCATCTAAATTAATATCTCCAACTCTCATTGTTATTGTTACATCTTTATCAACACTTAAATTACCATAATCTGAAGGAACTTGAATACATAGCCATCTTGCATTATATCCTGTACCATCAGCAGCTTTAGAACATGTATATTGATAACCAGCTCCTTGTAATAAATCTATTTCTTTAACATTACTTAACATAAATCCTGGTATATTCTGTTTTAATGTAGCTGGTGAACTTCCTATAACCATATGCACAGATTGATTAAAATCATGAGCTATAGTTACTTTTTGTCCTGGATAACATTTAAATAAAGCTATCTTATATAACTTTTCAGTATTAGGATGAGGTATATCATCAACACCTACTTGATCTCTGATTGCATAATCATAAAGAAATGTTCCATCAAATTGATTAACAAATATCTTCATATCTTCATTTGGAAAATAGTTTTTTCTAGAACTCTTTTTAATTGATATAAATAACTTTCCATTAAGTATATAATCATTTAATATACGTAAATCTTCGGTATCTATCTTACCATCCAAATTAATATCAGCTTTTTTCATAATAACCGGATCTTTTTCTTGATGATTAAATATAATATCATGAAGAATTTGAACATCATCATCATCTACACTACCATCACTATTAACATCTTTAGAGTTATCTACCCATTCATTAATATCTGTTACTTCCCATCCTACAGATTTACAGTATTCTTTTATAGCATCTAAATTATCTGTAAGAAATTCACTATCTTGTTTAGTTATTTCTTTTGATTTAAAGATAATTTCATCATCCTTTAAACCAGGAACAAAACGAGTATTTAATTCTGGAAATATTTCAACTATTTCTTTTTGTACGACAAACATATTTTTAACATTAGGTAAATTTAAATAAGTAACTAATTGTTGTAAATCATTTTTATCAAATTTACCTAGAATATTATTACTATCTTGATTTAATTCTTGATGTAAAAATCTTTTTAAATATCTTACATAAAAGTTGTCCATTCCAAATTTAATATTCATATTATATTTAACTCCTTAAATATAGTGTTATTTGCGACATAATCATAGTTATTTTCAATTTTAATATTTAATTCAATTAGTTATATATCTATAATAAATTCGCATATTCTTTACTATTAATATTTTACACGATTTTAAATATTGAGATTTTAAGCATAATAAAAGATAAGTTATTACTTTTAACTTATCTTTTATTTATTTTATTGATTAAAGCTTTTTGTAGATCTTACATATTTCATATTATTAAACATTTCTTTTACTTTATTTTGTGATGGAGCTTTAAATAAACTATTATTTTGTACTACTTGTATTACTTCATCGATTTTGTTTACTAAAGTAGCTGTTTGAGTTTGTATAGCAGCATCTAATGATGTATTTATTTGTTGTGATTCACGATATTCAGTAATTAAAGATCTTAATTCATTTGCAGTAGCAGCAGTTATAACAGCTTCACCTTGATGTAGATTTGCAAGATAATTATCATAAGGAACATATGATAGACCAGATCTATATGATTTTAAATTATGAGTAGATACTATATCATCTATAACAGATTTCATTTCACCTGGTAAGTCTTTATAATCATATAAATATGTAGCAGCTTTAAACTTATCTAAATAAGATCTAGCTTCTTCATCAGATATACCTTCAACCATAGCTGCCTGCAAATATTGTAAAGCACCATTTTGATCTATTGCAATTCTTTTTTCTAGATTACCTAAACGTTGACGAGTTTTATCTCCTGACCATGAATTACCAAAACCTAAACTAAAAGCCTGAGTTATATCACTATTGCCGAAAGCGCTATTTATTAATCGATTCATTTCAGTCTTATTACTATCCATAGTATTTATAATATCATCTACATCTTCCCAAGAAAGATTATTGACATTATATTCACGAATTTTATTAATTATTTTTTGAGACTTTTTATCAAGATTACTATATACATTGTCCTGTTCAGCATATCTAGATATGGCTTTAATAGTATTAGTAGCTACTTCCCTTTCACTTTCATCCATTTTATACATCTTTTTTTGTCCGCCGCCTTTAACAATGTACTGCATAAAATCTTTAACTTTATCTGCATAAACTGAATTTTTACCACTTTCATAGGTTGCTAAAGCTTCAAAAGCTACATTTGATTTTTCATTGAGTTCTTTTGTCTTAGCAATATATTCATCTGTTAATTTTAGTAAAGCATCTTTAGCACTTATATTTGCATCTTTTGCTTCATTTATAGCTTGATTTGCTTTTTCTTGAGTAGTTATACCAGCATCAACTAATTTATTTTTTATTACTTCTAAATCATCAGTTTTCTCAATTTGTTCTCTTAAAACTTCTAATTGAAGCATAGATTCTGCTTGATTTGCTTTTCTTTCAGCTAATTGATTTTCTATTTGAGTTTCATATTCATTCATAGCTGATTCCATAGATTTATTATAAGCTTCTACATGTTCATATATAGCTCTACCAGCAAGTGCTATACCACCTATAGCTAAAGCAGCCCATCCTATAGGATTTGAAGCTCCTAATGCTATCAAAGCTCCAGCTCCGGCAGCTCCACCAGCAACACCTATGGCACTTGCTGTAGTTTTACCTGTCCATCCTTCACCAGAACTTAAATCCTTATAGATATCTACACCACCTTTAATAGCCATTGCTCCTCCAGCTAAAGCTCCACCAGCAACAGCCAGACCAGCTCCTATAGAACCTGTAGTACTTGTAGCTAATCCTCCACCTAAATTTTTAAGACCTGCAGCCAAACCAGTTCCTCCGGCCTTTCCTCCTAAACCAAGTATTTTTTTACCAATACCACCAATGATTTTAGCTCCAACAACACCAGCAATACCTTTAACTAAAACAGCTAATATATCTCCCCAATAACCTATCTGCTCATAAATAGCTGCAAGCCAAGTAGATGCATTTTCAAGTTCATTTTCTTGGATTTGCTTTAAAGTATTATTAACATTATTTTGAAAATCTTCTGTTTTTCTATCTCCAACACTATTAACTCTACTACCTACTAATTTTCCATTAGATAAAGCCTGCGCTATATTTAAATTTCTTTCTCTTAATTCTACTTTAGTCATTGTATCAAGAGCTGTATTAGACATTCCAGCAAATATAGGAGCCATTCTTCCACCTGGCGTTAAATGAGAAACAAAATTTGCAGCACCTATATATTGACCATTAACTTGAGCAGCATCTCTGAAATCTATTCCATTAACAATACCATTAACTACTGCAAGTTGATTATCTAAATTTCCTGATCTTAAAGCAGCAAGTGGATCTCTGTATACAGCTGCAGCTCCTTTATACATACTACCAATAGCAGCATCAGATAATCCTTGGGCTCTTAAACTTTCATAAGCACCTGACATTTGAGCATATTGCACACCTAGTTCATTTTCAGCAACAGCTGCCATAGGAGATAAACTATCAATCATGTCTTGTAAATATTTATTTATAAATACTGAACTACCAGATACTTCTTGTGTTGCAGCTCCTATACCTCTGATTTGTTTCATTAAAGCAGGTTGTTGTTCTACTAATTGTTGAAAATAAGCATCATTAGCATTTAAATAAGGAACAATAGTTTGTGTAATAACAGTATCAATTGCATTAGCTATTATTTTTTCTTGTCCCATTCCAGTACTTGCTAAAGTATCCCAAGTTTTCTGAACATCAGACATTTTTACATTTCCAGCTAATCCTCTACTATATAAATTAGAAGCAGCATTAGTCTGATTATATAAGTATTGTCCTCTAGTCATACCAGTTCTAACTGATACGTTAGTAAAAGTTTGTTCATATATATCAGATTGAGCTCGTAATCCTTTAAAAAATAATCCACTAAATGTATGGACAGCTTCAGAAAAAGTATTAACGGCTACTTGAAAAATACTTCCCACAGCAGACATTTTTCCACCAAATTTTTCAAGTTCTTTAGTCATAACAGCATTACCATTTTGTACATTAATTTGAGCAGCTCTTCTTAAAGATGCATCTGACATTATTGATCCTGCATCTCTCATACGTTGCATTTCAGAACTAACCATTCTACGATTCATTAAACCTGAAGCTACTATGTTTCCTAAATTACTACTATTAACTTGACCATTAACATTAGTTGGTTTGTAATAACTAGTTGCAGGACCATATAAACTTTGAGTAGGTCTATAATTAATTACACCTGAAGTAGATCCTTTGATTCCAGCATCTAACATTCTATTTTCAGTTTGACGTTGTTGTATAAGTTTAATTATTTGTTTTAATTCTTCTTCATTATGTTTTATACCTAATTTTTGTAATTCTTCTTTTATTTCAGCTTGTTCATTTATTTGAGCCATTATTTTATTAGCACCACTTAAAGAACCTGCAAAATGATCTTGTAGGTAATTTAAACGTTCATATAATCTAACAGCTTTTTCTAGATTTGGTAAATCTATAGGACTCCAAGATTTACCAAAAGCATCAACGTTTTGTTTTCTTCTAGGCATATATAATTACTCCTTAATTCATTATTTCTAATAATATTTTACAAGGTTAAAAAGTTTAAGAATTTTTTATAAATCCCGTTCCATATTTTAAAAAATATGTTATAATATATATAAGAAGAGTATGTATTGTCTTTTTGAAAGGAGATGATTATCATGAAAAATATGAGACCTGGATGGATTGATTCTAGATATAAAGATTATAGCTGGGGACAATTAAAAGATGCTCAAAATGTATGGGATTTAGCAAGAGCTCAAGAAAAACAAAATGAATTATTAGAAGAACAAAATAGGTTATTAAATGGAAATAATTATAATACAACTTATAGATATAATACTTCAGATGATATTAGTATATTAGGATTATTATCTTTACTTTCAATTATACCAATAGCATTAGGATTTATAATGACATTCTTAACAATGGGAGATGGAACAGAACAAGGTATTAAAATTTTATTAGCAGGATTAATTTGTCCAGTATTACAAGGATTAATTCATTTAATCAAATCAATTAATAAATCTAATTATGAAAGAAAAATAGCTAGAGAAAAAGAAAAAGCTAGACAAGCTAGAATTCAAAGAAAATTAAATAAAAACTAGAGGATTTAACCTCTAGTTTTTTGTTTCATATCATCATAAGCTTTTTGTTTAGCTTCTATTTCTTCTTGTTTCATTTTTACTAATTTACTAAATACATATGATCTTTCATACTCATCCATATTTTCAGTATCTTGAAAAGAAATTCCATTCGATAGTTGACTTATTACTATTTGCTGATCCAATATAGTATTTAAATTTTCTTTAATGAAGAGAATTTCTTCTTTTTTCAATTCTCTTCTATAAACTGGGATTAAATAATTCTGCTGTTATAGGTAATCCATGTTCTACCTCTTCTCTACAAGAAGGACATTGACATTTCATATCTGTTTTAATACCAAACAACTCATCTAGTTCTCCTAATTTTTTTCTTAAAGCTCTATTATCGACAATATCTAAATTATCTAACCAATCTTCTAATTCTTCAGATATTAGTGTTTGCTTATTTATAGCTTTAATATATAACATAGCTGAAATTGTATAAATAGCTTCTGATCTATCTACATCAGGGAATTTATTGAAATATTCATTAAGTTTATCTCCCATTCTTATAACATCATTTAAACTAGGTAATTTCAAATCTAATATAGCTTGAGATATAGGCAAAGTAATATTCATTGTTTTAACCTTATCTTTAGTCATATAATCTATATCCAATTTTGATAATTCAATTTCATGAATAAATTGAGTACCACAGTTAGGACAAGTAATTTGTAATTTATATATATCATCAAGTAACGATAAAGCCCTTAATCTAAATAATAAGAAATTAGCATCAGCTAGTTTTAATTTTCCAATATCAACACCTTCATCTAAAGTGCAAGCTTGAAGGATATCTCTTCTTACTTTATCTTGAGCTTCATTTCTCATTCTCATTTTATCTTCTTTAGTTGTCATTCTTCTTAAAGTAATAGCAGAAGGAATATTTTCCTCTTTATCATAAACTAATCCTTTACTTGGTAAAGTAAAAGTATCTTGTGTTTTAATATTAGTAATATCTGGTAATATTGCTTTCTCTTTATCCATAGTTGTTTTTTCTTCACTCATAATTTTCTACCTCCAAAATTAATTAACTATTAATATTTTACTATATTTTATAACATCTTAAAATATGACAAATCCACCATTATCAAATTCTGAATACATATCTAATAATTCTTGATCTGATAATTTAGTATTTTGATTATCTTTTTTAATCTTTTGTAGTATTTCTTGATTAGATTTTATTTGTTGATTTATAGCTTCAGATATAACTTCTTCAGGATCCCTATTATCTTGCTGAACTTGTTGTATTACACCATTTGGTCCTTGTGTAAATCCAAATATTTGATCAGCTATATTATTAGTGTTACTTAAAGTTGTTACAGGTTCAGCTATTGTAACACTTTCCATATGATCTAATGTTCTCATATCAACCGATATACTTGCATTATAAATCGCACCACATAAACTATCTGCCTCATCTTTACCTACTGATTTTATTACTCTACCTTCAGCATCATGAGAAACTGATTGAGGAGGGTGATCTATTTTTCCAGTGCTTGCATTTCTTTCTAATGCTGTTATTTCTTTAGTTAATACTGGTAAGTCTATCATTGATATTCTCTTTTCAGCAAGAGCTGTTCTAAAAGTATTATATCCTTTATCATCTCTATCTAATGATATAATTGTAGATTTGAATCCATCTAATTCCATTTGTTGTCTCATATCTACACTATTGAATCCGGTCGAAGCTAACTCCTTGTATATTCCATCCACAAGTATATTTTAAATAATGTATAAAATCTCTTATCTTTTGAAAATATATTTCTGAATTAGGAGGAGCTTGAATACCTATTGTAAATATATGTTTATATACTATTTCTCTTAAAGGCATTGAATCTCCTTCATCATTATATCTATTAAGATCTTTATATCCTAAGACAGCAGCAGCACTTAAACCTGTTCGGTCACCATTTTTAGATAAGTCGCCGATGAATAAATATTTTCTTTGTATATAATATTTCAGGCACAAGCTCAGGTTTAAAGAAATCTTTTATTTGATATGTATCATACATACCTGTTTCTATTATTTCTTTTATAAAAGGATTAGTATTACTTATTTTAAAATTTTGAGATAATATATTATATTGAATATATTTATAAGCACTTTGTAAAGCAATACCAGCTAAATCTATTAAAGCTCTATTCAGATCTACTTCAAAATCATGTTTCTTTTCTAAAGGTACATCCATTACCTGATATCCATGTCTTTCAGCATTTTCAATTACCTCTGGATCTGGATTTTCACCTATTATATAACTTGGTAATAAATCATTACCCACTGCAAGTTTAAACCATTTTCCTGACCATCTATCTGCAGGCAATACTTCCCATTGTTTATATCTTGATACATGCATACCTGGTTGAGATTCATTATCTCTAATAAATGACTCTAAAACAGCATTTGTAGCTTTAGCAGAAGAAACTAAATACATTCTACCTTGTACAATACCACCTTGAGTAAAACGAGAACCAAGACGGGCATGTATCTGATTATATATTTCCATCATTTTTGATAATTGATAATTTGCATCATCATTTTTACCAAAAGACATTTCATCCATAATTGCAAACATACAAGCAGAACCTAAAGCATGCTCTAAGTTAGATCCTATTGCAAATCTAATATTTTTATATGGTAAATATTCTAAATACTTTTTACCTGAAACAGTACCTCTTTCCATAAACCAAGGACTACTTTGTAGTGCTCTTTGGAATCTTCCATAAGCAGTTCTTTCAGATAATTTTAATGTTAAATTGAAGAAGAATAAATAAATTGTATCTTCACCTAGCCCATAAAATCTAGAAGGATCTTTCAAACACATTAATTTATATAAATCATAACATAGACTGAAAACAACACACATTGTTTTTCCGTGTACCTATAGATCCTGTAATAGCCCATTGATCTATTGCATTTGCAGGATTATGTACATATTTTAATTCTTCTTTCCATGTTTTATATATATCTTTACCATTGTTTGTATAATTTCCTAAATATTGTTCAGACGTTAAAAAAGTCTCTAAATCAACAGGTATTTCATCATAATCAGCATAATATATATCTGTTAATTGTGAAGACTTACCTTTTTTAGAGACTTCTAGCAATATTTCATTAACCTTAGCTTTTTCTGAATCACTTAATTTAGTCAAAATTTCTAAGTTATTATAACTCAATTTCTCTACCTCCAAAGATATCTTCTTTCTATTAATATTTTACAAGGTAAAGAAAAAGGGACTTTTCAGTCCCTTTATATTAACCATTAGTTAAGTTAGTTGATTGAGTACCAATGTAACTTGGATCATTATGTGTTGTATATGAAACATCTTGTTTAACTTTCCAAGCATTGTAATCAGGTGTAGCAAATGGTGTTGGTTTATCATAGTAAATTGTTGTTGAGAATAATCTTTGATCTGGTTGATATCTACTAAATTGTCCTTGATTATATTCATTAATCCAACAACCCCATAGTCTCCAAGAAATTTGTCTTGTTCCGTTAGGAGCCCATTTATATAGTAAACCATTTTGTGCATAATATTCTTTAAATCCTATTTTATCATTTTGAATATTATGTGCCATTGAATACCAAGCTAGCAAAATTTGTTCTGTTAACATACCAATATAATCATTGAATGTTATTGCAGAAGTTCCAACATTTGGAGATCCTGCATAATGAACTGTTCCATTACCTGTTTTAATAGATATAGGATCTACAGAAAGTTGTGGTCCTGCATAATCTCTTAGAGATAATGCTAAAGCTTCTGTAGCTTCATCTTTACCACAAACTAATCTACCGTTCATATCATATAGATCTCTTGTAAATTTAACTTTAAGAATAAAGTCTGAAGATCTACCAGGTTCGAAGTCTGCTTTATGATTTAAAATATATGTAGTACCTAAATATCTTGAAGTATCTACCATTCCTTTTTGTTCATTATCTCCAAAATTTGTATCAGCAAATATTCTTCCCATAATTATTCTTCACCTCCTGTTATTTCTACGGTTCCGTATGCAACATTAAGATAAATTTGAATTTTCTTAATTGTAGGTGTAACAAATACGTCTAATTGAATTTTTAATGTTCTTGGATCTTCATTAGTACTTACATTATAAATATTGTAATCTTGTACTGCGCCTTCTGATGTCATTCTATCTAAAAATTCACTAGATCTTAATGAAAATTCTTCAAATGCTTCTGTATTATTATATTGATATTGAAGTTCAGTTCCTAAATTATAAACGAATCTTCTTATTTCTATAATAGCTAAATCAACACTTGATTCTTGGAATGCGTTTATTTCTCCTAATTCTGATTCAGGTAATAATAATGTACTATTTCCTGAAATTACATATTTTCCTGAATTATGCATTTTCATAATTGGGTTTATATTTACTCTTGTATCTGATTGCCATCTTTCTGCTAAATCAGAACCAATTTCGAATTCAGGTTTAATTATATTTGATATTTGTCCATTAGAAATACCTGCTTTAGGAGTATATACAGGTCTTCCTTTACTTAAATCTCTTCCTAATACTGTTAAGAAAATATATGATGGTGGCATCCAAGCTTGATCAGCTCCTACTTGCATCCAAGCCCATGGAGCACATATACTTGCACTTGGAATTAATTGACCATCACTTAATTGTTGATATCCTAATCCCTCTGCAAGTCCTTGTTGATCTTCTGCATCTGTTCCTAAAGGTAAATCTACAAGAGCTCTACAATCTTGTCTTATTAATGAAAGATTTATCATTGCTGTAGCTATATCTTTATTTTCATCCATATTTAAATCTGTATATCCACCTGATGTTATGAATTTTGGTTGATATAAAATTTTATCTTTAATGAAATCATATGTTTTTGGTAAAGCAGCTCTTACATTATTTTCATCAAAATCTTCTCCATCATGTAAATATTGATTCTTAATAAGAGGTAAATTAAATTGATCTGGATCTGTATTAAGTACAGTTACATTAATTCTTTCTAGTGTTGTGTTAAAATTACTATCACTAAATGTATCTATTAATAATTGGTTGATTGTTCTTTGTCTATCTGTATCTGGTGTATCTGCTGGAAATTCAGGTATTCTAAATAATTTATGTTTCTCAAGTAATGTTGATTTTAGATATACTTCTAACCAATAAGCAGTTGTTGTAATTTTTAATGAAATGTTGATATCATTACCAAATGTTCCACCAAATTTTTCTTCTATTCTTAAAAGATCAATTGGATCTTCACCAGCTGTTGTAAAAATATGAAATGCTGATGTTACACCTTTTTGTTCTTCATCACTATCTTGGTTTACACAAGCAATTCTTCTGAATAAAACAGGAATTCCTGAATTTAATAAACCAGCTACATAATTAAATGTAGGTGATCCTTCAGGTCCTTTTGCACCACAGACATTTTTGAATTCATCTAAAGATGTGAAAGCATATACTTTTGTATAATCACCTGTTATAGTAGTTCCTGGTACATATGCCCAGTTATCTATAAATGTTGCAGCATTTCTAAGTTCTCTAGATAAATTATTTGTAGTTATTTCTATAAATGCCATTTTAGTATCTCCTTTCTAATATTTATTTTACTAATTTTTTATTAGCAATACTTGAACATTCTAATTTATTTTCCTTAGTTAATTTAGTAATTAAATTAGCTGTTGTTGAAGTTTTACTTTCTAATAAACCTTTTATATTAGCAATATCATATCTTGTATAGAATTTTCCTTCTTGAACTTTCTTAGCTAATAATTCAGTTCTAATAGATTTATCAAGTTTATTTGTTAGTATTCCTTCTATTTTTAATCCTTCTTCTGTTTTTGTTATATTTTCTACTTTATATCCTTTTATAGATTTAGTATTTTCTTTATAATATTCTGTTAAAGCTTTTTCAAAAGATTCTTCTATAAACTCTGAATCATCTTCTACTTCTTCAGTTGTTTCTTCTTCAGGAACTTCTACTACTTCTTCACTAGCTATTTCTTCAGCTTCATCAGATGTTTTTGGTTCTTCTGTTTCATCTACAACTTCAACATTTTCACCTTCATCTGTTTTGACTTCTACTTCTGTTCCATCTTCAGAAACTTCTATTTCAACATTCTCTTCAACTTTTTTAGATTCATTTTTTATATCTAAAAAAGCTGATAGAAAACTTATATCTTCATCAGGTACTTTTTCAATGATTTCATGAATTTCTTCATCTGATTTAGCCTTTTTTAAATCATCAAAAACATTCTTAATTTTATCTATTCTGGCCATATCATTTAAAGTTAGAGGTTTCCAATCTTTAGCTTCTTCTGTGATTTTATCACATTCACATTTTTCTTTTCCACAATCTTCACATGGTTTTTTAGATTCCTCTAAATCTTCCTCATCAGCTTCTGTTTCTCCATCTACGATTTCATCTATAGTAGGAACTTCCTCAACAGGCTCTTCAGTTACTTCTGGTTCTACTACTTCTTCAGGAATTATTGTTTCATCTCCTTCAACAGGTAATTCTACAACTGCTACTCCTTCTTCAGGAACTTCAGCTACTATAGCATCCTCTACAGGAGCTTCTGTAACATCCTCAGTATCTGTAACAATTACTGTTGCTTCAGGAGTTTCAACAATAGTAGCTCCATTATCATCAACTGAAACGTCAATTGATTCTTTTTTAATTTCTTTAGACTCATCAAGTTTTAATTTACCTTGAATAGCTAACATTGTTGCTTCTGTTAAATTCATAATACTTTTCTCCTTTCATTTATTTAATAATATTTTAATTTAACACTGTAAAAATATCTTTATTACTATCTAAATGCTCTCGAACGGCTTGAATTTCAGCATTTCCCTCAGCAAGCAATGTTTGTCCATCTAACTCGAATTTTGAAGATCTAGAAGTATATTTACTTCTTATTCTTCCTAAAATTACTTTAGTCATTCCTAAAGCTAATTTTCTAAGTTGAGTTTCCCAATATTGCTCTCTGATATCTTCAACTGAATAATATTCAGGTTTAAAATTAATAGTTACATAACTTGGTATATTAGGATTAGCATAAACATATAATTTTCTATTTGGCTTATCCCATTGAAATTCCATATCAGTTGCAAGTATATTTAAATTTCTCTTAACTGATATTGCATTCATATATTCTTCCATGTTATACATTCCTGTTACATTCATTAAATCAATAGCAGGCATTTGAAAAGGAACTCCTGTTAAAACACTATCTGATCCTCTCCAAACTGATTCAATAGAATCAATATTATATTTTGAAAGATCTATACATTGTGCATATGGAACTGTTATTTGATATAAATCAGTCATGTAATGTACTAATTCTTCGAAAGCTTGTTCAACTATTTGTTTAATTTGTTCAGGATTTAATTCAAGATCAAGTACTTGAGCTCCTAATTGATTTTCAATATATTGAACAATCTTTTTCATTCTTTTCTTCATACGAGGATAAGAACGAGGTTTTACAAGATCTTGGTCATTAAATATAGGATCTAATTCTTCTTTATCTGCCATTCTTATATCCTCCTATTTATTAATTAATTTGATAAATGTTCATAATCTGTAACATTTCCTTGTTTATCTAAAGTTACTTTAAATGATATATTATCAGCAACTACATATTCTTCTCGTTCATTTATTCTAACATTTTCATATTGTGTTTCATCTAAAAAGAATTTATAATCAGAATGTTCAGATGATGTATCTTTTTCAAAAGATATAAAACTATATCCTTGTTCTTCGTTTAAATAATTAAATGTTATTCTAGCAAAATCATCTGGAGTTAAAGAACCTGGAGTTTGAGTTATCTCTTCTAAAGATTCTTTTATTTTAGTATAATAAGCTAATCTTTCAGAAGATGTAACTGTTAATTTAACACTATCTCCTGGTTTTAATATATCTTGAAAATTAACATTATAATATCTAATAGCTTGATCTGTATTTGTTGTATTTTCTATAGTTATATCTACTGGTTCTTCTAAAGATGTTTCATATTCCATTATTAAGTTCTCCTTTCATTAAAATTTAATTATGCAGGAGATGCTTCTGTATGTATTCCAATTTGTTCTGCTACATCAGAGAAACCATATACAAAAGCAGCTTCATTATTTCCTTTAATTGAAAATACCCAATTTTCTGTAGATGTTTCATAATCAAGATCTGTGAAGAAAGAAATAACTACTATAGCATTTCTTTCAATACTTATTTCAGTAACAGCTGCTCCTAAAAGCCATTGTTTTCCGCTTTGTTTAACTAATACTTTAACATAATCCCTTACATCACCTGTTTCAGGATCTGTAGTAGCTTCTTGTATAGCAGCAAAATCTAAACTAGATACATCTAGATAAGATCCTGATATTAAAGCATCTGGTATTTCAAATACATAATCAGCAGATATAGGAGTTTCATCTTCTTTTAATTCTTCTTGAACTTCTGTATAATAAACTAATGATTCAGCAGTAGAAACTGTTAATTTAATCTTATCTCCAGGATGAAGAACATCTGTAAAGTTAGCTCCATAATATCTAAATACTTGATCAATATTAGTTTTATTTTCAATAGTCATATCTATAGAATTTTCTAAGTTTGTTTCGTAATTCATTATTACTCCCCTCTCTGAGATATAATAAAGTTGAAGGCTATCTTAAATACTAGTATCTGTGAGGTAGATATACAGACTTGGTATATCAAAATAGCCCTCAAATATATTAAGATTTATTTATAATTCTTAATATCATATAAAATTATTCACCTGCTTCAACTGTAACAGCTAATCCTTTAGCTTCATCAGCAAGTGCTGCATAGTAAGCAGCTTCTTCAGAAGATGCAGCTGTTAATTTAACAGTATCTCCTGGTTGTAAAACTTCTACAAAGTTAACTCTAAAATATCTGAAAGCAACATCTTCTGTTTCGCTAACATTTTTTAGAGTAACTGTTCTTGGCATTGTAAAATCTTTCTCCATGATAAACATACCTCCTTTTTAAAATTTTTGACAGTGTTTGAATCTGTCTATCTCTTATAATTTCTGAGTAACTGTTCATTACTGTTCAAAATTGATCAGTTATTGATCAGTCATTGATTAGTAATTGAACAGTAAAGAGTTTAAAAGAGATATATGTAAATATTACCTACCTCAAGGAATATTACTATTCCTATTAATATTTTACCAAATTTAGAACAAAAATTGAGCTAAAGTAGAAACTCCTCTTTTAGTATCTTTCTTTATAGCTTTTTTAGGTTCAAGTTTCTTTTCTTCTTTAACTTCTTCTTTAATCTCTTCTACTTCAGGAATTTCTTCTTGAATAGGTTCTTCAGCAGCTTCTTCAACAACTTCTTCTACAGGTTCTTCGATTACTTCTTCTTTAATCTCTTCTACTTCAGGCTCTGTTGTTTCAACAACTTCTTCTTTAACCTCTTCTATAATTTCTTCCTCTACAACTTTTTTACGTCTAGGCATAATATCTTTACCTTCCTTTCATAAATATTGTTAATTCGCACAAAATCATAGTTTTAATTAATTTTTACAGTAAAGCTAATACTTTATATATCTAAACTATAAAAACAGAGTTAATCTAAAAATATATGAGACAAACCAATATCTTTGATTAACTCTGTTAATATTTTACGTTCAAAAATCTTAAAATCTATAAAAAATAAAAAAGCCCGAGAGAAAATCTAAAAACTCTCGAACTTAAACATAAGGATAAATGAAACGAATGTTTAAAAAAATATAAACACGAACTATTTATATAGGCCTATTGAGGATTCTAAAACAACTAATCATAATCCTCTGTAGAATGGATATTACCTTCATATAACATATCTCCCGTACTCATTCGTTGTTATACATATCTACATGATTTTTAATAAGATTAACTATGAGTATATAAGTTCTTATCTTATTTTAGTTGATTTAAGTATTATTGTAACCTAATACTTTAAGGTAAAGAGTAATTAAGGATTCGAACCTTATCTCCTCCGTCGAGGTATTTTTATTCCGATTAAACTATCTTACTCATATATTAATAACATCTTATCTTCCGAAAATTATTGTTTTTATAGATTCACTAATACAAAACCCTAAATAAGCTGTACCCAATAAAATTAACAAAGGTAAAGATATTATAAAAGACACTAAACTCATTAATAGTATCTCTATAAAATAAAATATATTTACTAATATATCTAATAAAAATTTCACATACATCATTCCTCTATTTTATAATCAAATTCATATACTATAAATCCTTTATCTTGAAGATTATTATAAATCTGCTCTAAGGTTAAGGCTTTAATTTCAGGAGATATAGATTTTACTTCTTCTATATCATAAAAACTAAATACATACATACAACTTGCTTTAATAGCTTCTTTGACATAATATTCAGCTCTTTTATTAGGATTATCATATCCGTAATATAGCTTCTATTTCTACTTGATTATCATCTTTAGTATTACATATAACATTCATTTTAGTAATTCTATTTATATTTTCATTTGAAAAATATTTAGCTGGATTATTAAATTGTTTTGCAGTATAAAACCCAATAAAAAAAGCTATAATAAAAATAAGTATTAGTGATAACATTAATAATATCTTTTTCTTCATAATTATCTACTCCTTATTTATTATAACTTCTTTAAAAGTTTATTTGCTTCTCTTATTATAATTCTTCTCTCATTAGTCAATCTGACAAATTCAATACATTCTTCTAAATCAGAAAATATTTGATGTTCAAATCTATTTATAAGTTTATCTTTTGATGGAACTTTAATAGCATAATGCCATAAGCCATTTTCTGTAGGATGAAAAACTTCATATATTCTGATAATTTCTCCAGTAGCTACAATAGCTTCTAATCCAGATCTTTCAGGTAACATTTTATTATCATATGTGTATATTTTATCTCCTATATTAAATTTTCTTTTTTTATTTCTAAAACACTCCTTACAACAATATTTACTTATCCAGTTAGACCAATTATCTTCATATTGTTGTTTACAATATCTACATGTTCTTAATGACATTTAATAACCTCTTTCCATATTATAACTAATATTAAAATTATTATTACCTTTTTTCTTTATATTTAATAACAATTCTAAATCTTTATATAACTGAGCAGCTTCTTCATCGTCTATATGAAAATGTGAAAATCTACAATCATTATTACCTTTTAAATTTAAAAATATAACTCCTTCATCTATAGTAGTACCCATTTCATATTTTATCATATTTAATTTCCTTTCTGTTTATTATTAAATTTAATTACATCTTTTATTAGTTCCATATTATATTGATTTGCTATTGCAGGTACATCTTTATTTAAACAATGACTATCCCAAAAAGGAGTATCTTCATATACAAAAGTATGTGAAGGATTTACTCTAGGATCTAAAACAAATAATTCTCTTACTTCAGAATAATTAATATCTTCTTCCTTACATATATTATAGAAAGCTTGACAGAAACTTACTTTTGTAGCTAAAAAAGAATTCTCCATGAATTTTACAGTTTCAGCTACTTTAGGTTCTACGGATCTAAATATATGTCTTCCATCATAACAAGGTAATAATATTTGAATTATATCATTACAATCTTTTTTATTACCTCCTAAAATTGTAAAATCAAAATAATAATTATTACAATGTTTAGTTCCTCCATAATATTCTGGACTAAAAACAATTCTTTTATTTGTTTCTTTAATCAATTTATCAACAGTACCTACAGGACAAGTTGATTTAATACAATAAATTTCACAGTTATAATCATTTATACAATTTTTAACTTCTGTTATATCTAATACATTATCTTTTAAGGGAGTATCAACACATATAAATCCTAAATCATATCTAATATCTTTTATAGTATTTACTTCTGGTTTATATTTATCTACAATATCAGGATTTAGATCTTTTAATTCATTTGCTAAATTATGACCAACTACTCCATATCCAATTATTAATACATTTTTCACCAATAATATCTACCTCTTTCGTTAAAGTATTATGTATTAATATTTTACTTATTTTTTAACATTGCTTAATTATAGCATTGGTATATCTTCTTAATAATTCAGTCATATTTTTTCTACCTACAGGATTAGATGTATGTATTCTAAATTCATTACAAGGTATATTATTTTCTATAATATATTTACAAACATCATATCCAGTTTTTTCTTCTCCTAAATCATGATCTAAACATATTATATCATATCTAAATCTATGTAATTCATGAATAGCTTCATTATAAGATCTAGCTATAAATGTATGATATTCTCCTATATAATTATTAGGAATTCCTCTTAAATCATCTATCCATAATAAATATTTTTTAGGTTCTTTTCTTTTAGCTAAATGATCTTCATACCATTTCATAGCAAAATAATTATCAAAATTACTCATCTTGAATTATATCTCCTTTTTCACGGTCTCCAAATTTCCATTCAGCGTTTACATAGCCCTTTTCTACTTTAACATCTATACCTATTATATTAAATAATATAGCACTATCTGATTCTAAAAATTCTTTTATTTGTTTATATACTTTATTCTGTTTTTGCATCAATAAACAATCTTGAACCTGCATATCATCAGCTACTTCCATTATAGTTTTACCATATTTTATAGCTTCTTTTTTATTTGAAAAAATATAATCTTCTTTTACATCACAGAATTTATAAGGTTCATCTAATTTATTATATGAAATTCTATATGTTTTTACTCTTCTAGAACTATATGTAAAAATTCGTCCTTGTAATACTTCTAACTTATCTAAAGATCTATTATAATGTAAAAACCATATAGCATCTCTGATTTTATATTTAGTTTTAGACTCACATTCATTACATAACCAACCTGCTACATAATTGCTCATATCAGAATATTCATCTTCTTCTCTACCACAATAAACACATTTCTTATCAAAATAACCATAACATTTACCTAATTTTAATGGATTACTCATTTTTATTACCTATCCTATTCCAAATCCTACTTGATTTTTATATTGTTCTGGTTTTTCTTCCATTTTAACATATTCTTCATTTAAGTCATCCCATTTATACCAAACAGGATCTTGATCATATTGATATAATCCTTCTTCAACATTTTCTATAACAGCATAATCATAACAAGTTTCCCATATATCACAAGCATTGTCTAATACTGCTTCTTCTGCTTTTTCAAATGTTGAATAATATCCTACACATCTTGTATCTCTATCTTTTGAATCAACTGTTGTAATAAAATACATATTACTTACCTCCATACCCACATAAATCTAAAAATCCAATAAGATCTAAATCTTTATATTCTTTTTTCTCTTTCCAAAACCATTGCATAAAATCATCATGATTTATTAATTTTTCAGAATCACATAAACCTTTAAAACATAAACAAACATATGTATTAAGATGCTGAAAAATTCTACCTATGTAGTCAGGTATATTAGATTCAGATAAAAAAGATGACATATTCTTTTCAAATAATAAAGTATCTTTTCTGATATCTTCTATTATGTCAATAATTGCTAATCTTTCTTCTATAAAATCATCTCTTGTTAACATATCTATATCTACCCCCATATAAATAAAATGTAAGAGGTTTTAATTTTATTTTCAACGCAGGTTCCTCTTCTTTATACTGACGCATATCTAGGCGCTACCTAGCCTCTGGCTCCCTTGGATAGGTTCGAACTACCATTCCAGGAATCAAAATCCTGTATCCTACCAGTTAGATGACAAGGGAATATTTAATCTAAATGTTTCCAGTTTATATTTTTAATTATATTTCTAATTTGTATTCTTGAAACATCATATCTTTTAGCTAAAGCATTAAAACTATTATTTTTATCATAAGGAATATATGAAGCTCTAATTTCTTTTATATCTTTTTCAGACAATTTATGCATACCATTATCTTCTCCATAAGGTTTTAACAAATTATGTTCAATTGCATGTTGAGTATTGTAAGAATCACTACACCATTCTAAATTATCACTATAATTATTTAATTTATTTCCATCTTTATGATTAATTGTTTTATATTTAAAAGGATTAGATATAAATGTACAAGCTACCGCTACATGAACTCCTAGATTTATAGCCTTTCCATTTATTTTAGTTACAAATCGATAATAACCGTTTTTATTTATTACAAATTTTATAAATCTATTAGTTCTTTTACTAAATATTCTTCCTTTATTAGATATATTAAAATATTTAGAATAATCTTTATCTCTATATATCATACCTTTCCATAGCTCTTCTTGCATATATCTACCTCATTTTTAAATATAAGCATGAGTAGGCATTGACTCGTACATGCGTCCACATATTATCGCACTTAATAGGTTGTTTACCGACCTACTCATATATTTGAGCAATTTTTTCTGTTAACGGATAGTTACTCTTCTATCTTACTATAGAATGATTTGACCCTAGTTGCCGTGATAATCATTAAAAACCGGCCAGGAAGTAAAGATGCTATAGTCATCTCTTGGAGGTACAGATTGGAATCGAACCAATGATCGAGCTTTTGCAGAGCTTTGTCTTGCCACTTGACTACTGTACCATATATCAGAGAGTATCTCTACTCTCTATTTGACTATAATTCTTTTGGTTTTGTTAAATCTTCTTTTTTATCTTCAACAGGTTTTGCTCCTAGTTTACCTACAGCATATCCTGCTACTATTGATTTTAAATCTACTCCTAAACTATCTTGAGCTACTTTTAATATCTTATCTATTTTTTGAGTTCCACTTTCTATTAATTGAGTTGATTGATCTCCATACATTGTAATTGAATCTACATTTGATAATGGAGTAGATACTTCTTTAGCTATATCAGGAAGTTTATTTATAATCATTTCTACTACTGAAGCTTGTTGCATTTTAGCTTGTGCTTCTGCTTTCTTTTCGATACCTTTTGCTTCTGCAATACCTTTTGCTTCAATACCAGCTGCTTCAGCTTCTAATTTTGCTTTTATACCATCAGCCTCTGCTACTGCTTTAGCCCTTATAGCTTGAGCTTCTAATTCTGCTGCTTCTTTATTAGCTTTTGCTATTTCTATTTTAGCTTGAGCTTCTTGTTTTGCTTTTTCTAGATCAGCTTGAGCATTTTGTATTGTAACTTGTTTTTGAGCTTCTGCATTAATTTCTGCTTTATATTTATCTGCATCAGCTTGTTTTCTAACTTCTGCATCTAATTGTTTTTCTCTTAAAGCTACTTCTTTTTCTTTTAATTCTGTTTCTTTTTCTGTTTTAGCTATTTCAGCAAGAACTGTGTTTTCATTTATAAGCTTTTGTCTTTCAGCTTTTTGTATTTCATAAATAGTATCAGCTTCTGCTTTTTTCTTATCTTGTTCAATTTGATATTCATATTGTTTTAAAGCTAACTCTTTATTTTGTTTTGCTATTTCAGCTTCTGATGCTGCTTTAGCTTCATTACCTTCTCTAGCTGCAGCTGCTTGTGCTACTTGAACATCTCTTTCAGCTTGGGCTTTTGCTATTTTAGCATCTTTTTGAATCTTTGATAAATTATCAATACCTAAATCATTAATAGCATTATTCTCATCTGTACAAGATTGTACATTTAAGTTTACTATTTCTAATCCTATTGCTTTAATATCGTCTTTAGCATTTTCTTGAATTTTAGTTGAAAATAATTGTTTGTTATTAACTAAATCTTTAAGATTCATTTGACCAATTATTTCTCTCATGTTACCTTCAAGAACTTGTTGAACATTTCTTGCAATATATTCAGGATTTTGATTTAGGAAATGTCTTGCAGCTACCTGTATTAATTCAGGATTGTTAGGTATTCTAACATTTGCTACAGCATCTACATCTACATTAATAAAATCAGATGTAGGAACTCTTGATGTCTTAACATCAATTTGAATTAACTCTAAAGTTAATTTATCCACTCTCTCAAAGAATGGGATTCTTAATGTTGCTTTACCTATTATTACTCTAGGTTCTTTTTTAAGACCTGATATTAAATATACCATATCTGGTGGACATTTAACATAGCTCATGAAAATTAAACCTATCAGCAATATTACAGCAACAGCGATAATGATTGCTAATACCATTTATCTCTACCTCCAAATAAATAATATTTGCTAGTCTCTCCTAGCAGTCACGTTGCTACTTAATGTACTTCTTGCTCAACACAACGTTTGAACGAGACAAAGTTGCCGTGTACACCTGACCTGTAGAAATATCTGAGTTTCACTACAGAGAGGACTCAAACGCTCATACCTCATACTGGCAGGAGTGGTAAGAATTGAACTCACATTAACGGTTTTGGAGACCGTAGTCCTACCATTGAACGACACTCCTATTTAATTTCGTCAAAACACAAGATAGTTTCAAATGTAATGACGAAATATTAAGACTATTTTTCTTCCTTTAGGAAGATGGTGGAGAAGGTGTGAATCGAACACACTCAGCCTTACGACAACAGTTTTACAGACTGCCCTGACTCTCCTACTTCAGCGCTTCTCCATATATTGGCACTAGGACTGGGATTTGAACCCAGGAGCCGCTCATCACGACTGCATGTTTTCAAGACATGTGCTTTCAACCGCTCAGCCATCCTAGCATATTAATCAAATTTATATCTTTTATAAGTAACTATATTATATATAGTACTATGAGCTACATTATACATATCTGCTATTTCTTGAATAGACTTACCTTCTTTATATAATCTTCTTATATTTAGGATATCTTCTTTAGTAAATTTCGTATTAGAATTATTACATCCATTTTGATCTGAATATAAACCATCTTTAGCTGCTTTTTCTGAATTTCCTTTAGGTGTCATCCAATGTAAATTAGTATCTCTATTATCAGATTTATTATTATTTTCATGATCTACAACGGTTTTATTTATAGGATCGTCATTATCTTTAAATGTCCAAGCTACACATCTATGTATAGGAACAGTTAAACTATAATGTTTTCCATCATTATATTTACTTATAGTAACTCTTAAATAACCTTTTTTATCCATATGAGGTTTTCTTATTAATCCAGTTTCTTTATTTCTAAAATGTCCAAAATTAGATATTTCGTAACCTTCTATTTCTTTTCCGTTTAATATAGCTTGCTTATATATTTCTTTTTTCAATATAATCACCTATATTATTATAACAAGTTATTTATCTTTTAATAAATCAGTACCTTTTATTTCATTACCATTTTCATCATATACATTAAAGAAGTTAAGTAAATCTAATCTATTCATTAATTTTAAAAACATTATTAGTTTTTCAGAATCTACTCCTCCTTTTGGATCTAAACAACTATTAAAAGCATATAACAAAATAATATTATAATCATTATAAATTAAATCATCAAAAGTACCACATTTTCTATCTTTATGTAATGTAGAATTCCAAGAAGTTCTTTTTTCATACATATCTCTTCTCTTTTTCCAATCTTTATGATTACACATAAAGTCTTTACATACAAAAGGTCTAACAGGATATATATTACATTTTTTATTTTTACTATCATAGAAACAACATTGAGCTATAAGTTGATTTTCATTAATAATTCTATTAGTAGGTTTAATATTATTTACTTTCACATAATCTTTTATTAATCTTAATTCTTCATCAGTGAATGGAATAAATAATCCACAACAAGATCCACATCTACTACATTCACCATTACATGTCATATCATTTATTACTCCAGGTTTTGCTTCATTTTTATTAATTAACATTTTATTACTCCTTATATCTACCAGTTTCTACATCTATATATAATTGTCTTAATTCTTCATTATCCATATCATCTGAATGAGGTATATTATGATCTCTTAACCAACATTCTAATGTTCTTCTTTCATTTTCATATCCAGGTAAAGACCATAATTCAGCATTTTCACTCATAAAGTCAACTCCTTTAAATTTTAGTTATTATAGGACAATATCTAGTTTGATAATTAATTTTATACATATTATTAATATAAATAGCTTTAAGATTACCTGTCCTAGTATAATCTTCTTTTAATTCATTTATTTCTATATTTAAAATAGTTTTATCTAACTCATCTCTATAAGTAAGATAAGGATTATAAGTGTCTTCATTTACTTTTTTAATAGCTCTATCATATTCTTTTTGAAACTTATCTATAATAAGTTGAGGTGCTTGTAATTCTTTTAATTTAACTATTCCATTTTCTTTTTCTTTTAATTTTTCTTTATGTTGATTTGTTAATAAATCTTTAATAGTCATAATAAATACCTCCTACATATCTATTATAACATATTTTTTAAAAATATTAACGTGATTTATATAAATTTATTAATCTTCTTCAGATGAAAAGTATATATCTTGTTTATCCATTTCTTCTTTTTCATATTTTCTTAACTTTTCTATTATATCATCATATATATTTACCATTACATTTGGATCTATTTCTTGATTCATTGTAGTATCTCTTCCTAGATATTTATACCAAGAAATTTTTAAATCTGGCATATTGGCTTTAGTTTTATCTACATAATAAATAAAATTATATTCTTGACAAATATCATCATCCCAATTATATGCTTCTACTTTAAATACTCCAGGTAGTTCAAAAGAGTTTCCTGTATTACTAAAAGGAGAATCATAATCTTTTTGTTCTGTATTATGCATGATTCTATTTAATTCATTATCAATACTATCAAGCAATGCTATTATATATCTAGGACATGTATAACTTTGAATATTATTTGGATTAAATATTATAGCTCCTAATTCTAAACCTTCTGGTTGTACTTCCATATATCTACCTCTTTTCTTGTATAGAGAGATGATATATCTCATCTCTCTATTTTCTTTTATAACTTTTATACCAATCAATAATAGCTTCTTCTTTGGTTTCATTATATCTAGATTTCCAACTAGATACTCCATTTACTATTTCTTTTTGGTCTTTTTCCCAATCATCAATAGCATCTTGTTTAGTTTGATAAGATTTATATTCCCAAAGATCCCAACTATCTAATCCAAATCTTTCATAATCTTTTCCATTACCTACATCAAGATTTGTATCTTTTAGTTTTCTTCTGATCTTTCTGTTATTATATTTCTTACCATCTTTTAAAGATCTTCCCCATAGATTATCTCTAAACTGAGGAAATTTTTTATAACTTCTACTCATTATTGAGTCACCTCCTTAGGCACTAAGCCCTAGAAGACGTTTTGTAAGATAATCATAATTACCTCCTCCTTATTATTTATAACATATTTGGCGTCATAGGTAAGATTCGAACTTACGGATCCTTTTATAGATCGATGCGTTAGCAGTGCATTGGTTTAAACCACTCACCCACTATGACATATTGGTCTGATAGGCTGGATTTGAACCAGCGGTCCCTTCATCCCAAATGAAGTGCGTTACCAAGCTACGCTACTACCAGATATAAAAATAGAGTATGATCATAGTGATTAGACCATACTCTATTTTGTTGCCTGATTTCATATTTATAGAAAGAATGACTAATTACTATTACTTGATATTCAAGTTCACTGAAGAAACCATACTAGATTGTACGGGCCAATTTTGATATGAACTTGTACAAGAATTTAATTTCTTCATAGTAATCAATCTCTCCTCTCTATTATTATTTTACTAACATAAAAATAGAAATACGGAAATTTATATATCTCATCGGAATTAACCTTGGCAATCGGATATTTTGGATAAAATATTTTTTATATCCGTATTTCTGTCGATATTATATTATAAATCTTCTTTATTGTCAACCTGATTTCTATAGATATTACAAATTTCATTTATTTTATATGACATATCAAGTAAGAATTTAGATAATTCTTGGTCTTCCATATTAACTAATTTAATTAAAGGAATAGGAAGAATTTCTATAATATCATCTTTCTTTTGTTTTAATTCTTTTTCTTTTTTATCTCTTTCAGATACTACTTTATACCAATTAGTATATATTCTACTATGTTCTTCTTTCTTATCTATATCTACTCCTAAATATTTAATAATATCTTTTAATATTCGTAATTCTGCAAAATGTTCTTCTAAATTATCACAGCATCCTTGACAATTATCTAACATCATATCTAGGTCCATATATCTAAATTCTAATTCTTCTCTTATTTTATTTTTAGCTTGTTCATCTAATATATCTTCTTTTTTAGTTTTATCTCCTTTAGGATTATCTAATATTTTTAGTTCTAAATTAATTAAATCAATATCATTATAAATACTTACTAAAGGTTCATCATCTTCATTTATAAAATTACCTGAATTAAAATCATATTCATAAATATAACCTTTAGGATCAGTAACAAATAAAGGAGATTTTATTTTATTTTCTTTTATTAGTTTTAGTAACTCTAACCATTTATAAGTATTCTTATTACCTTGTACAGATTTTATCATAATTGTAAACGGATCTGTTTCAGGACCAAAATTAATCCCACCGATATCACTCACATTAATCCCTCTTTTCTAAAATAATCATCAAAATTATTAAATTGATCTTTATCTATAATACAAAAAGCAATTTCATTAGGTAATAAAGTAGTAATAACATAATCTACTCCATAGAAATTAATATCTTTTAATATATTTAAACTAACTTTATTACTATTAATATATACTCTCTTTTCTTTAACTTTTTCTATTTTAGATAATGATTCTTCTAATTGTTTAATCATATTATATGATTTACCGATATCCTCTTCCTCCTAAGATTCTTGCCATGTTCTAAACTCCTTAATTTGTTCTAATAAATGATCACAATCTCCATCAAAACAAATTGCTCTATCATCTACATAACACATAGCAGGTGGTTTATCAGAGTAAATACCATCTACATATATTATATATTTATCTAACCAAGCTTGAATTGCCTTTTTACCTTCTTCTGTTCTAGATCTAGTACTCATTATTACTACTTCATAGCCAGCATTTCTTAAATGATCTATAACTTGTTTAATACCTATAACAGGTCCATCATATATAGAACCATCATGCCAACCTTTTGAATATCTATGTACTACTCCGTCAAAATCAAACACTATTCTTCTTTTACTCATGTTTTCCTCCTTTTATAACTTTAAACTTAGGTTTAGTTTTAACAGGAATTATATTTATATCAAAATGACTATATACAAGATCTTTTAATTTCTCATTTAATTCATTAGAAATCTTTATAGTATATGTTATAGATATTTCTAATTCATAATTAGGAACTGTTATATCTAATAGCCAAAAATTATCACAATTTGTAGATTTTAAATGCTCAACTCTATCTTGATTTATATCCACAACTAAATAATCTAAATAATTATCAGGAATATCTTCTACAATCTTTACAGGCCCTTGTTTAGTATTATAACCTGATTTAATTATAAAATATTTCATATAAGGGAAAGTAGCTTGTATCCATTTATCTACATCATGTATATCTTGAACATCAGTTTCCATTATTTATCACTCCCTATTTAAATATATTACAAATGGCCATATTAAGCTAAAGAATAAAAACCATTTTATTTTTCTCCATCCATGTAATTCTGTTTTTACTCCAGTATCTCTCATTGTTAAAGTCATATTATAAGGTCTTACTAAAAAATTAATAAATGTTACAAGAGCTAGTGAAAAATAAATCATAAGAAATATTTCTATAATTAACCATAATGTTATCATTGTTTCATCTCCTTAAATTCTTCATATCTTTGCTGATCCTGTTTTAATTTATCTTCCATTTCTTTCATTAATTCTTCTCTAGTACCTATAACAAAATAATCATCTGGTTGTTGCTCATAATATTCTAAAGCTTTAATATCTTCATCTAATATTTGACCTAAATGCTCTTTAGTTTCAAATATTGCCTCTAAAGGATGTCTATATCCATATCTTACATTACAGAAATTGGTTCCTATCCACATAGTAGTCTTCCATGGAAAATTATTTTCTGATATATCACACTGTTTTGCTATTTCGCTTAATCTTCTATCTGGACCGTAATCACAATCAAGAATAATAGATTTCATTCCATTATTTATTAGACATTTATCAAACTCAATATCTAAATATTCTTTTAATCTTTTTTTAAACATCTCTGATTTTTCCTGAGATATAGGTTGCTGTAACATTTTACCTAAGATGATAGCCATTGCTCCATCTCTACCATCATCTCCTGCATCTAATTTAGCATCTTTTATAGTATCAGCCCACCAAGATGATGCTATTTCAATAATCTGTTCTTTATATCTATCCATAATGATTCTCCTTACATTATATTAGGTACATGTTTTTCAATAGCTTCTTCTATATCAAAATGTTGAGATTCTCCAGTAGTACTTGAAGTTGACCATCTTATTTCTTGAACTTCAGGAACTATTACCCAACCTTTTCCCTGACATCCATGACAGGTTTTTTCAATATAAGTAGCATTAGTATAGTTCATATTATATGTTTCTTTATATTTTCCTGTACCAGCACATACAGGGCATATTTCAGCATGATTTTGAACCTGTAGCATAATTACCTCCTATCACAATTACAATATTCTACTATAACCCTTTCTAGTTCTTCTCTAAATTCTTCATATTTATCCGAAGGAACTTCTTTTATAGCATATACATTAAAGTGTAAACAAACAGTTTTTCTAAGTGCTTGACATATAGCTTCATACTGAGAGTATCCATTATGAGCAAACGTAACTTTAGATTTAGATAATAATTGATCTTTATATTTAGTTAAAATATCTCTTACTTCTAATTTTTCTGATTTAGGTTTTAAATAATATTGTTGTTTTAATTCTTCTAAAACTTCTTGTCTTATTTTTTCTTTTTCTCTTTCTCTATCTCTTTTTAATTGCTCTGGATCCAAATTATTCTACCTCCTTAGATTCTTGTTTGATAAATCCTAATTTATTATTGAAAACTTCTACCTCTTGATCTATAATACTAGATGGTATGACTAGTTTTTCATTAAGACCGGTAACAATATTTAAATAAGTTTGTTCACGACGAGCTTTGTTAGCAGATTTCTCAATAGGAATCTTAACTATTATTTCATCATATTCTTCCATTATTATATACCTCCTATTTTTAATAACAACATTATATCATAAAAATAAGGTTTATTCAAATAAAAAAGACTGAGCATTATTCCTCAGTCTATTGTTTTATTTAGATTAGAGTTAATTTTAAAGCATTAATTACATCTTTATATATAGTAAATTCAAAGTCTTGTTCATTAACAGTTAATTTATAATGATTAGCCCAGGTATTACTAAAAGTAATTTCTTTATGATACTTATTTTTATACTGTTCACATAAATCTAATACTTGTTGAATCTGTCCTTTACTTCTATCATAAGGTTCTCTTATTTCATGTTCAGCTAATTCTTTTGCTGTTGCATCTTGTATATTCATAATCATCCTCCTATTTTACTATTTTAAATTCATTTTCATCCCATACTAAATATGATCTATCTCCAAATTCTGATCCATCTTTATAGGTAGAATGTGTATCTATAAAATAAATACCATTTTCTTCTATAATAGTTTTAACAGGAGTATGACCAACTATTTGATAAGGTATTAAAGGCTCTTGTAAACTAAAATATGCATGTTCTCTTCTATCACACCATAAACAAGAACTATTTTCATGTCTTCCTCCTCTTATATAAGAACAATGAGTAAAAGGTTCTAAATTATTCAATTTATCTTGATTCATATCTACTATTTTATAATATAAATCATAATCATGATATTCATCATAACCTTCTAATAATTCTTGTATAAAAGCATTAGTAAATCCTGCATGTGAGCATATATAAATTTTATCATCACAATTAACAGAAGTTACTAAATCAAATAGGTCTATATTTTCTTTTAATTGACTTGTTAATACATCTTCAAGTTCATACTGATGACCTGAGCATTTATAACCTAAATAACTAAATTCATGATTTCCTAACAAGAAAGTATATTTTCCAGGTCTGCTTCTCTTTAAGTCAAATACTTTATTTAATGTTTCTAAGGATTCATGATTTGTAGTATTCCAATCATCTACATAATCTCCCATAAATATGATTCTATTAAAATCATATTCTTTATCTAATCTAGTAATATCATCAAACATATATTGATGATTATGTACATCACCTACAAATAAATATTTCATTATAAATCCTTTCTATATTATGTTCAAAGCATTAGTAATTTAAAGGGTCCCAATAATAAGGTAAATATAAAGTTTCTCCATAAGTTCTATTTAATACTTTCTCTAGTTGCTGTTTATATTCTTTCAAAGTACAATAATTACTAATATCTTCATATTCATAAACACTACCATCTTGAGTATCTACAATCAAAAAAGTATCTCCATAATCACTTACTGAATATGGATCAGCTCGTTTACCTAATAAATAAGGTGGAAGTTTAATACTCATTTTATAATATAAATCTTGATTATTTTCCTCTTTCCATCCGGAATTAGTTTTATAATAGAATTTATCATTCTCGTATTTATAACTACTTTGTTTAGTAAAATATTCTTTTTGTATAAAACTTTGAAATAAACCATTTATACTATTATCTTGATACTGAGATTTAACATTTTGAGCATCTAATTTTTCAGCTTCCTCTTGAGCGGTTTTTAAGTCATTGTATTGTTTATCTAATTCTGTACCATCTTTAAGAATAATTTTATAAATTAATTTATTTTCTAATTTATTATCTTCTTGTAAAACCTTGATAGTAGCATCTTGTAAATCTGACATAATATTAATCTCCTATTTTTATATCTAATATTATTTTACTTATTTATTATATATGAAAAAAGAGTATTTCTCAATACTCTTTGCTGATACGTTATATAAAAAGAAAAGAGAGTATTTCTCAATACTCTCTTAATAATGATAGAATTTATATTTAATCTAAGATTAAACAGTAACTCTTCCTCTGATATAAAGTTGAGGATTAACCATTTTCTTACCATAGATTGATACCCAACCTTGTTGTGTTGTGTAATCAGCAAGTGTAACTGGAGCTGTGTATGTAACTGGCATGTAATCACCAACTACATATCCTGCTTGCCAGAAGTCATTTCCGATTGCACCCATGAAGAAGTCATTAGCTCCTAATGCAGGTGTTTGATATACTTTAAGATCTCCTAAAGTACCAGCTAAGAAAGATCCACCATTCTTTGGTTGTTCATTTCCTTTGAAGTTTACACATTTTTGCATATAAGCTACTACGTTAGCACCAGCTACAATGTAGTTAACATTTAGGTTTCCACCTGTTCTTGTATATACACTAGCTCTTGCTAAGTTGATAGCGATTTGTAATGATTCAGCATGTTCTGCATCTGATACACCTGGTCTTGGTGTTGCTGACCAAACAACTGCGTTTCCACCAGCTGCTCCAGCAAAGATATCAGCCATTACTATTCTTTCTTTCTCTTTGTTAATTTCATTAGCAACTTGTTTTTCGAATTCAAGTGGCATATTTACACCATATTCTTTATTGATTCTGTAAGCTGCTGTTAAAGCATATACTGCTCTAATTTTGTGTTCTTCAGCTTCAATTAGAACTGGGTTAATACCAATTGTAACATCTCCAACTTGTTGTGTGTTATGTCCATCTAATTCTGGATATAGATAGTTAGGAACGATTGCATTGTTATATGTATAAGAAATTTTATCTCCATCAACAAATGCACTAGCAGGTACGATTTCACCTGTTTGATAGTTAATTGTACCACCATCTGATAAAGCTCCTGCTCCATCATCTGTAACAACTGTTCCATTAGCTAATACTATTTTAACTGTTCCAGCATCAATTGGTGTAAATGGTGCTAGATAGTTAGCAGCAGCTGCTAAAGGTTGATTTGATACAACTTTGCTATCATATTCAGGATCTGTTTTACCCATTCCTGTTGCATCTAATGCAAGATCTCCAGCTTTTGTAGCTCCTTTATCTGTTCCATATCTGAATTCTAGAATTGGAAGTAATTGAGCTGCTGTTGACATAGGTTGTACTGATACTAATTCAGGTAATATTGTATTTTGGATTGCTAAACTAACAATGTTGAAAGCATCTCTTTTGAAGTTTCCAACGTTTGTTGTTTGTGTGTAAGCTTCATATAAGCTTCCTTTTTGAATATTTTCAAATAATTGTCCTGCATAATATTTTTCAAATGTGCTCATTGGTTTTGCACCAACAGCTTGTCTTGCAGATTCTAAAAGACCAATTCTTTTAGCATATTTTGTAGCAACTGGGTTGCTAGCTATTTCTCTGTTTAAAGATTCTTTAGTCATAACTTTAGCCATGATAATTTTCCTCCTTTTAAATTTGTAATTTATATTTAAATTACAGCTAATATTCTTATTTAATAATTTTTTGGTTTTTATACTGACCACCAGTTGTTTCTAATATCTTTAAAAACTATATATTCATTAATCTCATTAAATATCTTTTAAATGATTTTAATTCCTAATCTAATAATATTTTACGTTCACTTTTTTAAAAATTGAACTTTTTAATTTTCTAATATTATTTTACAGACATAATTTCAAAATTTATTATTTTCCTATTAAAGCATTATATAGATTTCTTTCATCTTCAGATAATTCCTCTCTATTACCGAAATTCTCTGTCAATGCTTTAACTGTTCCTATAGGATTAAATGCAAGTTTAGAAAATCTATCCTCTGCTTCTTCATATTTAGCATTATTTTCTTTTAAAGCTTTTATTTCAGCTTCTAATTCTTTTATTTTATTTGATTCTATTAATTTACTTTCAGTTAATTTTTTAGCTGATGCAGCTTTATCAGCTTCTAATGATTCTACTTTCTTTTTAAGTGTTTCATTTTCAGCAAGTATCTTACTTGAGTTTTCTATATTTTTAGATAATACTTTATTTGCTTCTAATAATCTTGTAAATTTTAATTCAGCTGCTTTAACTGATTCTTTTAATTGAGCTATTTCTTCATCATGTTCTTTTTGAAGTCTTTCTATTTTCTTCTCATTAACTTCTTTTAATTTATTTATAGTTTCTTCATGAGCCTCTACATCTACTGCATTAGCTTCATTTAATTGTTTAGCTTCTTCTAATTCTTTCTTCAAAGATTCTACTTCTTTAGTTTCAGTACATTTAGCTTCTTTTAATTTTGATTTTAACATTTCTTTTGAATCTTTATAGTAAGTATTTTCTTCAACAAGTTTAGAATTTTCTTCAGCTAATTTAGAATTAGCCTCCAATGATTCATCAAGTTGAGCTTTTGCTTCTTCATATTTTTCTGTTATTAATTTTAAAGCAATAGCTTTATTTGATTCTAATAATTTATTCTCTGTCTTAGAAGCATCTAGTTGAGCTAATTTATTTTCAACTTCTTTAACTAAATTTTCTTTATCAGAAACTGCAACACTTTCTAAAACTGTTTTAGCTTGTTGTAATTGATTTTCTGTTTCACATTCATTAATTTCTTTCTTTAATGATTCAGTTAAAGTATTAAGCTGTTTACTTTCAGCAAGAGCAACTCTAGCTTTAGTATTTGCAGGAGTAACTACAACATCAAATGTAATGAAATCATATGTATTTGGATCTATTATATTTTGACCATTTTCATATATTTCTTCTCCCATACCACGAGAGCTTACTCCTAATTTTGCTCCTGAATCTGCTAATGCTTTTACTATTCTACCTGTTGGAGTATCTAATATTTCAGCTTCTCCATATATTACTCCTTCTTCAGGTCTTTTCTCTAGTTTAACAATTGATATAGCTGCATTCTTAGCAAGTGTTTCACATCTATCACCTTCAGGGTGATCTAATTCACCAAATAATGTTTTTGTTTCCAAAGCTTCCATTACATCTTCAGATCCAAAAACTCTATTATCCCATAACTCCTCAGTATATAATCTATCAGCATTTCTAGTACCATGCTTATAATCTGCAAATATTCCTTTTAATTTTCCTAATATTCCTTTTGAACCTTGTTCATATACTGTATTAGAGTTTTGAGCTTCTATAATAGTAGCTTTTCCCATACTTAGTTCTCCTCTTTTCGTATACTAAATTTAGATAGATTTAGAGCATACTCTTATCTATCAATAATATTTTACAGAATAGTTTTTGAAATTTTTAAACGAGCATAAAAATAAGAGAGTATTACTACTCTCTTACTAATTTTTATATATTAAGTTTTATCAATTTTAGGTACTATCTTTTCATTTACATCTAATTCTAATACTCTTTTAGCTACTCTTTCTATTTCAGCATCATCAGCTACATTTGTAACATTTATTTTTTCTACTGGTCTTCCTTTATAATATATTGTATAAAAACCTTCATTTTCTTTAGCTGATGCCCAATGATAATCAGCATCGTCATATGGATGAATTGAACTTATACTAAATGTACTATTATGTTGAGGAGCTCTATAACTATTTATCATATGTGTTACTGAGAAGCTTTGACCATCTACTTTAAATGTTCCATGATCATATACAGTATCATCATAATCAAAACGTCTGTATCTACCATCTTCATCATTATGATAATCATAGTTTTTATCATGAACATCTTTTTTCCACTCTATACCTTCATTTAAATTATCGAAATCACTTTCTTTTATTTTCATGATATAAGTATTTGGTATTAATTCCTTTTTAGATTTAACTTCTTTAGCTCCTAATTTATCAGCTATATCAGTTACATACATTTCATGATTTTTAATTTTTAATCTTATATTTTTTAATTCATTAATAGTTAATGGTTTATCTAAATTATAATATTTTATATATGTTTCATTTGATACATATATTACCATTGCACTATTAACCAAATTCTCTCCATCTGTAACAGCAATTTCTTCTTCTACCTCTTCTGTTATAACTCCTCTTTCTTTTATTTCTTCTCTTATTGTAGCATCATCATTAGCTACATAAACAGCATCAAGAGCTATTTCTCTTAATAATTCAAGGGGCATTCTGTAATAATTATTAGCTATATAATCATATGGTTTAGCTATAAAATTATTTAATTCTATTTTCCATTCTTTCTTTTCATCATCTGATAATCTACTTTTTAATTCTTTTATAATTAAACTATCGTTATCAGCAACATATATAGCATTTAAAGCTATTTCTTTTAAAGTAGTTCTATCTGATGTTTGATAACATTCATCATATAATCCTTCTTTTTTAATAGTTTTTGATTCATCTAATGATTCTTCATTAAAAGCTTCTTCATAATTATCAATAAAATCATCTAAAATATTTTGCATATCTCTTTTTACAGATTTAACATATGTTACAGGACCTCTTGCTTCTGCATCTCCATTATCCATTACTCTTTGAAATCCTGAATATATATCTTCTCCTGCATAATTTATATCTTTTATATCTTCAGTAGCTTCTAATATTTCATTAGCTATATCTTCTAAATCATCGGCTTCAACTACATTTTCTACTTTTTCTTTCCATTCTTTAGCTTGATTAATTCTTTTTTCTATATCATTTTCTCTAGCTTCACAATATAATCCTTTTTCTATAGAATCTTTTTTAGCAGCTTCTATATCAGCATCAGTTGCTTCAGTTAATCCTGATTGTACTCCTTCATATCCTAATCCATAAGATCCTATTTTATTTCCATTAATATCTAATATAGAACTATCTAACATTCCTGATTTAACTTTATCAGCTACTTTATATAATATATCAGATATTGAATTTTCTAAGTCATAACCAATTCCAAAAGTATCTTCATTAGAACAATCAAATTTTAATTCAAATATACAAGCTCCTTCTTCTATAGCTTCTTGCTTTTTACTCATCATTTCTTTTAGAGTGCTTTTTATAATTGATGATTCTGTAACTTTACCTTTTTCATTTAAATCTTTGCAAGCTGCATTCATTATATATTTAGAACCTTTTTGAACAAATTTCTTCTCTTTAGTATCATATACTCCAAATTTTGCTCCAGGTCCTTCAAATTCTCTTACTTGATATCTATCAGATGTATCTTTACTTTCTTTTAAAACAAAACTATCTCCTAATTTCTTACCACCTTTATCTATCCAATATGCTTCAAAACTTCCATCATCATTTCTAATTACTTTATAATATGAATGACCCATGTCTGTAGTTACATCTAATATCATATCTTCTATTGCTTCATAATTTTTTGTAACATCACCTAATACTTTATTATTTTTGATTAATATATCTAACTCATCCTCATCTATATAATCAGTAACTTTAGACTCTTTTTTAACTTCTTTAGCTTCTTCTATTTTTTCAGCTTTATCATCTTCATCTGGAATGTAATCTTCTGAAGCCATAAATAATTCTTTAGCTGTATCTTCCCATAATTTTTCATCTTCTATTGTTCCATAATCTTCTAAACATTTATCATCAATTTGTCCTTTATACAATACTTTAAATTCTTCAAAAGTATTTTTATCATCTTTTTCTATTTTAGTATCTACTGGTTCAGTACTAACTTCTAGAACTTCTTTTTCATCAGGTAATTCTACAACTTTACCTTCAGCTTTCTTTTTAAGTTCTTTTTGTTCTTTAAATGATTTAAACATTTTTATTATCTCCTTCCTTATTATCTAACTTATTCATATACTGAATATTATCAATATATTCATCAATACTAATAAAATGATCATTATCATCAAGTTCTAATAAACTATAAATATTTTTAAAGCCTTCCTCAAAGTGATATTTATTTGATATATTTTCTTCTATCCATTTTATTTGATCTTCATCTAAATAATTATCTATTAAATTTAATCCCTTAATATCATTATAACATAATCTTTTCTTTGTATTTTCAGTTGAAGGAAATTGTTTTGATTCATTTAATTGAACTTCTTCCCAATTATCTGCTCCATTATTTCCAAATTTAGATTCTCTTTCAATGAAATCAAATACATCTTCATAACTTGAAAATTTTCTAGCTTTTTCTATATCCTTTACCCAGTAATAATCATTATTTGATTTCTCAGATAAATATCTATTTGTTTTATTATTTTTAATAACCCAAGTTTCTTGGTTTGATTCATTAATTAAATTATCTACTTTATCCATTAATTCATCCTTTAAATTTTGAATTCTATCTACTTGAGCAATTCCTGTTTTTAAATCTTGTTCTGTTTGTTCTAAATCTATATTATTATAATTCATTTCTTCACTTTCCTCAAGCCAAGCCCCTTGTTGAACTAATGATTCACAAAGAGTATTTACTTTTTGTTTAGAAAAATCAAATGATTCTTTTAATCCATTATTTATGTAATATTCAACTTTACCTTCATCAGTTAGTTTAAGAATTTCGGTCATATCAGAAACAAATGTTAACTTACCTTCGTTAACAAGTTTTCTATCATAACTTTCAGTATCTTTAATTATATGCAATTTAATATCACCTCTTTCTATATTATTATCTTTAAAATAATCTATATTTTTATTAAGTGATAAAATCATTTCTATAATATCATCTTTTAAATCTTTAGATGTAAAATCTTCTTTCTTATCTGTTTCAGTTATACCAAATCTAAAGAATAAAAATCCTTTTTCCATGTTTACATCAACATATACTCTACCTAAACCTGGTTGTGGAAAATAGATTTGAAGAAAGTCTTCATTATCTATAAGACTTTCTATTCCTTTTAAATCATGAAATTTATTATCAATATGCACTGTTGCATTTAATATATAATCATATTTAACTTTCTTACTATAATCTGAAAAAGATGACATTTTTTATTCTCCTTTAAAATATATTTGTGGTTTAGTTATTGATGTTATAGAATTATTAGATAAAGTTATTGTTTTAGTAGTAGTAGTTAATCCTTCTTCTAAAGATAAATCTTTAGATCTTAATTCATAATATTTATCTTTAAGAATTTTTAACATATCCATAGATCTTAATTCTTTAAATACTAAATTACCTATTGAAGCTTCTCCATCTTCAGCTAATCCTAATTTTCTCATCATATATATTTCATTAATTAATTCTAAAATTTTATCAGGATCTGTTCCATTTAAAACATCTTCACACTTATCTATATATTCTTCTAAAGATGCAGATATATCAGGTATTTCATATGTAATAGGTTTTGGAAATGATACCCATTCATTTTTTAATATAGAATATCTTCCATTTGTAGCATTTCCATCTTTAACATCTTCAATATATAATTCCACAGGAATACCATTTATATTTAAATCATAATTATCATTGAAAGATCCTTTTCTAGCATTATATAAAGTCCTTAATATTTCAGGATCAACATAATTAACTTCTGAATTAACTATAATATGTAAATCAATATCAGAAGTTTCATTATAATTATATGAAGCATTAGATCCTACTATTTCTATATCAACTATATTTAAAGGTATTTCTATAAATTTTAAAAATTCTTGAGATATATCATATAACTTCTTATATACATCAGTTTTTATTGTATTATCACTATTCCATAAATCTGGATTTAATTTATCATGAACTTCAACTGCTTCTAATAATAACATATATTACGCTTCCTTTCTTTGAGATTTTTTTCCAGTACTTCTTTTTCTTGTTTTAGGTCTTTCTCTAACCATTTCAGACTTAATCTCTTCAACAGGTTCTTCAATTATCTCTTCTTGAGGTTCTTGTATATTTATATCTGATAAATCAGAATATTCTTCAACCTGAATAAGTCCCATACCTCTTAATCTAATTATTTTTCTGTTAAGAGAAAAAGATACTTCAGAATTAAGCCAAGTATGACTATCTCCAGGATTTATAGTTATATGATCTAAACTAATAGCTTGAGCCCCTATATTAATCACTCTGGTCATAATCTTACTCCTTTTCTTTCATTTATAATATTTTACCTATTTTTTATATATAAAAATTAAATAGGGTTTTAAAATTTAATAACGTTATTTAACTAAATCTTTATTATTAATTGTCAAGTCGCTATTTTCATAACTAAAAGATACATTAGTATTTATCTTAACAGTATCTTGCCAATTAGCTCTCCATAAATAAGCATCATCTGTATAAAATGTCAAATCTTGTCTAAAATAAGTTCCATTATTAACATGATTAGCTATATCAGAATTATCCTCTATTCCAGAGTTAAAGTAGATATTAAATTTATGAGCTATATTTAATCCATGACCTACATAAACCATTAAAGATGGTCTTAGATGATAATACCATAATATTTCTCTTACAAGAGCATCATTAGTTATTCTATCAACACTCCACACACTTAATCTATAGTTAATTGTTATAGGAATTACTTGAGCTCTAACCTGAGTTGGTTTATCATCAGGTCCTAATCTTGTATATACTTTATCACCTATAAAGGTTTGAAACCCTTGTCTATCCATATTTAACTGCCAATCCAATCTTTGTAAGGATATAAAAGGCATAACTACATTATCTTCTTCTAAAGATCCTAATATATTAAACATTAATTCTGGTGCACCTATTTGTACATTTTCGTTTACCCTACTCTTAGGATCTGAATTTTTAAATCTAGCTCTAAAATCTTCTACAATAGATCTATCATAAGCATATACAGAAACATCTTGTTCATTTATTCTTTGTTCTACTTTTCTTTTACTAGAAATTTCTTCTGACATAAATACTCTCCTAATCTGTTAATAATTTTGAATCAGTTATCCCGATTCCATACTTTGTCAATATAAAAGTTTTCCATAAATTATTTATTTTATGGTAATTATATTCATTATTTAATTTATTAAACATACCTGTAGCATTGAATTTAATATCACCATATTCTAAAAATCTGATAATTCTATCAAAAGAAGTAGTAGTATTTGGTAATATTACATTAGAGTTAGTGGTAAGTACCCATAAACCATAATTTTGTTCTTCATATGAAAATGAATCATATATACACTCCATTATAGTTTGAGTATCTGTTATATCAGTTTTTTTATTCCACCTTATCCAAGGAACTTCCATAAGATATTTTAATCTAAGAGTTATTTTTCGTCTATTTATTTTTGTATTTAATTTCATATACATGTTATCTATTAACCACTCTAAGAAATCTGGAATAAGTCCTAACTCTTCTTCAGTGCAATTAGTAAATTGAATTTGTTTAATTAACATAAGCAACTATCCACTATAAGGACTTTTTCGATCATCAATAAAAGAATATTTCTCCTCCCATTCTTTATGTCTTTCAGGAGTATTATCTATTTCCTCATTACCAGTAATATAAGACATATTTGGCTGATCTTTAGAAGTTCTTCTTGCTTTATCTTGAGAAACTTTTTCATGATTAACAAGAGTATATTGATTCTTTTGAGGATATTGATCGAAAACAGGCACTGCCACACAAGTGAATGCATCAGGATATTCAAGATCACTTTGTATTTTAGTAATCTTATAAACTCTAGGTCTTGATACACCATCTGTACTCTCTATAGTGATTCTAGTGTTAACTGTTAATTTAGGAGTATTGTAAGGCATGTTAACTATTACAGGAGACTCAGTTAATTCACTGGTCCATCCTATTCTATTCAAAGTATCTACAGAAGGATTTTCATCAAATAAGACATCAATTCTTATAGGTAGAGAAAGCTTACTATTATCTTCGCTATGAATTGTCATATTTTTCTCTGTTATATATTGATAGCCAACAGAAATGCCTATTAATTTGCACATTTCACTAAAATATCTTCTATAGATTCTTGAATCTTGTCTGTTTAAAAGTCCGCATGTGAGCTCCTTTCTATAATTAATACTTTCTACCTACTCTTTCTATAATATTTTACATAAAAATAAAGACTAGTTATTTATTATAACTAGTCTTCTTTTCATAGCAAAAATATAACAATAACTTCTCGCAAAAGATGTTTGTTATCATTATTATATAACAACTAAATTGATAAATCAATATTTTATTCAATATCTATAAGAATTTGTACCTTATCATAATTCTCATATAATTTAATTACTTTCCCAACAGATCTAATACCAAATTGTCTTTCATCTAATTTATCATATCTTATAGCTTCAGCTTTACCAGGTACTTCTGATACTTTTACCTTATCTCCTAAGCACATAATACCACCTTTAGAATTTACATCATATATGCCTTTATTTGCGACATAAATAAGGTTATTTTCAATTTTATAACAAATACCGTATAATTTGTTGATCCTGCTTTTTACCTTTGTTAAAAGCGCGTTTAACTTTATTTGTATTAGGATCTAAAGATATTATATCTCCAACCTTAATAGGTTCTGTTGGATTATCTTGTTTATAAAATTCTTCACATTTACATTCTAACATAATTTATCCATCCTACTCTGTTCTATTAATCTTCTACCTTCTAATACTCTTTCTTTAAATTCATTTCTTCGAGTATCATATAATCTGGCTAAAAAGATATTAATGTCACTATTAGAAATAGGAGTTGTCTTAAAATTTACATTTTCTCCATCTGGCCATATATATGTACCTGTTTCTAACATTCTTGCATATGACATTATCCTTCATTCTCTCCTTCTTCTTCTTTTCTTAATTCTTCTTCTGTTGTTAATAGTCCTTCACCTAATCTAAAAGAATTATCTATAAATATTCCATATATATTTTCTTTTTGATATATAGGACATTGTGTATATTCACTATCTCCAATATATTTATATCCTTCTTCTGTTAATATATCTTCATCTATATTTGTTATAATATATTCTTGGTTAAATTTTGTATCTAAAATAGCTTTACCATCGGCTTTAGTAGCTAAACTATTAGCTTCAGTTTCTAAATTTAATTTTGTAATCATAGTTAGTCTCTCCTTTATATTTATAATTTTGATTCTAATAATATTTTACATAAAAATAGACCTGATATATTAATCAGATCTATTTAAATTTATTTTAATTGTTCTGCTATATTTTGAACACTTTTTTCTAATTCTTCATATGTAGATTGATCAACTTCTTTAGAAAACATTAATTCTACGAATTGATCTAAAGTCATTTTAAATATAATACCTTGTAAATGATTTCCTTTTGAATTCATTGAATTGGTATACATATTTTTATATTCATCTTTAGAAATATAATCCTGTATTTGTTTATAGTAATCATAATAGAACTTTCTAGATAATTCTTCAATAGCAGCTAAAGTTTCTTTTGGAACTTCTTTTGCAAGAGCTACATTGTAATATATGAAACAAGAAAAAGCAGTTTCAAGTGCAGGTAAAGCTATTTGTTTCATTGAAACTCCTTCACGTTGAGCTACATCATAAGCGTGATGTAAGTTGAAAATATAGCCAGGAGTACATATACCATATTCATATTCATCTTTACCTCTTCTTGTTATAGATGCTTCATTATAGTGCCATTCATATGTAGGAATATTTAATATTTTTCCACCTTCTTCTCCCATATCATGTTGAGCAATTAAATTACACATATTATTAAATCCAACATCTTCATTTGCTCTTGTAGATGTAAATCTTATATTATGTTGTTGTAAGAAAGTTCTTCTATACATATGACCAAATACCCAAACAAGATTTGCATTCATAGGAGCTTGTTGTCCTATTTCCTTTCCTATTTGAATAAAAGGACTTATTATAAATTTAGCATTTGTATCAAGTAAAGGCTTTTGTAACATTCCAAGTGAACATGCCTCATAAAAAGTATCATCAGCATCTATAAATGTTATAAAATCTTCTTTGGTATTATCTATACCATATTGTCTTGCATATCCAGGTCCTCTATTAACTTCATACCCTATTTCTTGAATATCAATTAATGGTTTAAAGATTTCTACTATTTCTTTATAATCTTTTCCTCCATCATTTACTATTGTTACTTTAAGGTCTTTTCTATTTAATTGCATTGCAATAGAGCTTAAAGTTCTAATTATTGTATCTTGACTATTGTAAGCCGGTATGATTACATCAATCATATTTTTCTACCTCCTATTTATTATAACAACTAAACTGTCCAACCAGCAGCTTTTAATTCATTATATCCATCTAGATGTTCACATCTCTGTTTATATGTTTTTCCACTATTATCTGTACGAGTATTATAAGTGTAATATCCAAATATTGCTTCAAATACTTTATATGTACATGAACTAGCATTAACACACATTTTCATGATATTTGATAAAGAATCATCAGTTAAATTATAAGAACCATTAAACATATTTTGAATATTTGTAGCAGATGCAATATTATATATAGGTATATTTGCAACAGAAGAATTTGCAAATAATCTATGTAAATTTACACAATTGCTAAAATCTAAATCAGGTCCATCTATCATACTATAACAATAAGTAAACATATTTTGACAATTTTTAGCATTAATCATATTCAAATTAGATATAGTAGTTAAATTATTACAGCCATAAAACAAATTAGCTATATTATCTGCACTGTAAAGATTTAATTCAGAAACCTCTATCAAATTTTCACAGCTACTAAGAAGTCCTTGAGCATTAATTATATGAGTAAAATCTATATTATAATTATATATAGTTAAACTATTACAACGTGAAAAGAAGCTTGAAGCTTCTGTAGCATTAATCATTGATATATTTGCTATATTACTTAATTGAGAGCAACTTGCAAATAATCCACTTACATCTATAGCATTATTCATACTAAGATTATTTACACTGACGATAGAACTTTGACAAAAAGCATAATGCATACACGAGTAATTTCGCTAACAGAAGTAGAATCTTTCTCACTAATATCTATAATAAACCCTGGTAACATATATGGTAGATTAGATCTATTTATTATAGAATCTAAAGAAATTGATTCTGATGAAGATCCTTCTCCTAAATTACCTGTAACTCCATATATAGTAACTCCAGATTTTATATTACCTGGAGTTATATAAGCTATTTTTTGTCTTCTTATTTCTCTTAAATTATCTACTAATTTTGACATTTATCTAACCACCTCTTTTCTAACTTTCATTAGTTCCTAATATATCGTCAGATAAATCAGTTGCTTCATCATATTCTGATGCTGATAAAGTATCTTCTTCTTTTATTAGTTTTTTCATAGTCGTCTCTTTTAAATAAAATGCAGTAGTTCCATTTATTACAACTTTAACTACTTCTCCTTCTGCTATATTATCTATATCATTATTCATATCTGTTTCTGAAGCATATTCTTTTATTCCTTGTCCTCCATAGGTTCCTGTTATTCCTAATATTGTTTCTCCAGCCTTTATTTTATTTGCTTTTAAACCAATTCCAAAAGCTACAACAGAAGCTCCTACTCTACAGTTACTTCCAGCATTTTTCCAAAAGCCATCACTAACACTGACCCTATCAATATCTAAATAGCCATTTTCTGAATGAGGTATAGTAGCTATTGATTTATTACTATATGAAACACTACTTGTATCAGTAGCTTGTAAAGCATTAGCGTAGGTTAAAACATCATTATGAGATGAAGCACGTCCTGTTATTTTTTGACCTTTAACATATGCTATTTTTCCACCCACTATTTCATCCTCAGTAGCTGTTGCATCTGATGTATAGTTTCCTGTAACTTCTAAAATTTTTGCTCCCATTCTAATATTTGAAGGTATTATATCACTATCTATACTAGATGTTACAGGTGCAATTATTCCACCTGATGTATAACCAGCTGGTATTGTTTGCTGTGATGTTGATGGGGTATAATTTAATTGACCATTGTCAGCTATTGTACCTGTTATTTTACCAAATTGAGTAAAAGCTACTTTACCAATTTTTAAATCATCAACATTAGCAGAAGCTTGTTGTAAAAAGCCTCCGTGTAGTTGTCTTTGCGATTCATAGATATTATCAAAACTATCTTCCTCTTCAAGTATTATATTTAATAAGGTTTCATCAAAATCAATATAATCATAAATCTGATCTATATCAGATATATTATTAGTTAAAAAATCTTGAACTGTACATTTAATGATCCAACTAAGATTACAATGATTAATAATTGGAGCAGTTGTTGTAGCAAGAGTATTGTTTTCTATTATATACCAACCATTAAATTGTAATAATTGATCTTCTGTAATACCAAAATTATTTAAGAAATTTGCTACAAATAAATCATATAATCCTAAAGATCTAGCAACTTGAATATATACTTGAGTATACATATTATTAAAATAATATTTAGTAGCAGGTAAATTACTACTATTTGTAGAATAAGCATGAAAAGATAATCTCATTAAATTAGGTGATGTATCTACTATATTTAAATCTCCGTAAAATGGATTTACAGAATCAGTATCTAAATAATTAAAATGAAATCTATAACAATTTAAATTAGCAAATTCTCCAGTTTGAGCTCCTTGTACATAATAATTAATAAGATCTGCTTGATCATCTAATATTTCAATACTTTTATATACTTTAACACCCATAGGTTTTATAGGCTTTGTAGATATATTATCTATTTTATCTACATAGTCTCTAAAAGGAGTATTATCTTCTATATCTTGTCCTTTATTTATAATAGCTTCTTTGATAAGCCCTTTTGTCTCTTCTAGATAATTTAAATCACTTTTAATTGACATTTATAATTATCTCCTTTCATTGTATAATTTCTAATAATATTTTACATAAAAATAGCTTGAGATTTTTTATGGTTTCTCAAGCTATTTTATTATTATCTTTTAGTTTATAGTCCATCCTTTTGCAATTAGTCCAGCATAATTATTTAATGATTCATATCTAATATCTGATATATTACAATCATTAAACACCATAGATAATTTTTTACTTCCTCTATAATTAGGAATGTTATTTAATAATCCTAATGTATTATCTATAAGATTATCAGATAAATTAGGACAATTTCTAAATAAATAATTAGCACTAGTTATATAGTCAAATCCATTATTAAATATTATATTATAATTAATATCTACAAGATTTGGACAGTTATTAGCTATCAGAAAATAAGAAATATTTGTTGATATATCTATATTTAAATTAAAAGAAGTTAAGTTCTGACAATTGTTTACTGTATAAATGATAGGACTGTATCCAAAAGAAGTAGAATTAGCAATAGTAGAATTATTTATTTTTCCATATATCATATTTACATTTATATTAGTTACATTAGAACAATTATTTATTATTGTTGACTCAGTAGGATACCATATTTTATGATAATCATTATATATAGCAAAATTATAATCAACACTCATCAAATTAGGACAACTTGAAATCAAATTATAGAATCCTAATCCATTACTATTAGGATTTTGTTTAATACTATTTAAATTAATATCAAAAGTAACATCTTTTACATTATTACAATTATTTACTAAATTATGTATATGTGTAGAATAATATGTATTATATAAATTAGTATAATTTATAATATAATGAACACTGTTGAATCCAGATCCACTGATATAACCTGATGCATTAGTAGGATAAGTATTAACACTTGCAGTTATATTTACAGTTAAATTATTAGTTATATTTGTACATCCTAAAAATGTTTGAGCCATGCTTGAAAAATTATTTATATATAAAATTATTTCCTTATCATATTTCAAATTTGTACATCCTGAGAAAGCACCTTGAGCAAAAAGATTAGGGGTAGAAGCAACCATATCTACAAACTCATCTAAATTTTCAAGTTTACTACAGTTTCTAAATACATAAGTAAAAGTATTACTAGCAATCTTCATATTTGTAGGCATCTTAATAGAAGTTAGATTAGTACAATTATTAAAAGTATTTGCAAAATAAAAAATTGAGTTATCACAGTCAAAATTCATAGTTGTTAAATTACTGCAATTAGAAAAAGTACTAATAAAATTATAAGCATTTGAATGATTACTTACTATCCAATTGTCATATAAGTTTATATTAGAAGATATTAAATTGCTACAATTACTGAAAGTATATTTAAAATCTCTACACCATCTAAAATTAGGCATATAAATATCGCCTTCTTTTAGATTAAAACAATTATAAAAAAGATAATCAAATCCATGAAGAGGTGCTGAATATGAATTAGCTAATACATGTTCAAAATTTTCAATATGAGGAGCCCTATCTATATTAGTTTCATAAAACATATAAGGCCTAAGCTGAAGAATAGACAAGTTATTAAATATATTTTCTATTAAGGAAGCACTATGAAGATTGCTAAACTGAAACATACCAAAAGGATTATTTAAGCCAAACCCTTGTAAGTTTAAAGATTCAAAATTTAATTTCTTACATCTATCAAACATATATGAGGTTGTTGTATTACTTCCAGAAGAAATAAATTTTATATTACTAATATCTTGAAGCTGAGAACAATTATTAAACATACTATCACAGACATTAGATCTGATATTTATAACAGTATTTATATTTACTAAATTAGAACAGTTAAGAAACATACTAGATGCATGATTAATAATTTTAGGCATTCTAACAGTTTCATCAAGATCTGTCAAAGAATTACAATTAGCGAACATATAACCAGCAGGAATATTACTAACTTCGCTATTATATATATTTATAAATTTTAAAGTAGATAATTTATAATCATTATTGAATAGACTGTTTAAAGTAGTGGCATTTGTTAAATCTAAATTTGATACACTGACAAGACCTCCTAATCCACTAAAGAACCCGTACATATTTGTACCATTTGTTGTATCTAATCCAGATATTTCAGAAATACTTTTAGTAAGAGATATAGCATTATTACTTGGTACTACAGGATCCATTTTGATACCTTCAAATTCTGTTGAAGCATCATAGGTACCAGTTATATCAAATACTTTAACATCTTTTTTAATATCTGTAGGACTTATTCCTAAAGCATTAGTTATTGTATTATAAGGAATAGTTATATTAGCACCATTTCTTATAATTCCTGGAGAAAATGTTCTCCATTGGCCATTAATAAATCTTCTATCTATAAACTGCGCGTTTAGATTTGAATTAATTGTATCCATACTTATATTATGTATAGGCATTGAATTAACTTCATTATATTCTTTTAAGACACCAAATGTTTTAATACCATTAACATAAGCTGATTTTCCCTCAGCTATATCTAAAATTTGAGCATTAGCATCAGATGTGTAATTACCAACAGTTCCAAATATATTTACTCCAGCTCTTATATTTTGAGCTGTTATTTTTTGTATTCTTTCTTGATTTATATTATATAATTTATTATATAATGATGAGTTACTCATTGATTCACCTCCATTTTATATAGCACTAGGCCATATTGAATTTGCTAAAGCTTCACAAGCATCATATTCTTCTTGAGATATAGCACTATCTCCAACATAAGTTCCTAATATACCAAATAGGGTTGTTCCATTTGCTATCATATTAGAAGTTAAGCTTGCAGCATTTGCAATTTCACTGTCTGATGCTGTCATTATTATTCTTCCATTTTTAATTACATAACCAGTAGTATCAAATAAACCAGAATAATAACTTAAACCATTGTTATTATAAATTATATCATCTTTAGTTAATATAGTATTTCCATCATATACAGGTATTGTTCCAGTTAATTTTGTATTTCGCGCATATGCAGTTTTTCCAGATATTATATCTGATGCATATGCTGTAGCATCTTCTGTTATAGCACTACCTGAATGTGTTCCTTCTATACCTAATATAGTTTCTCCTTCAGCTATTTTATCTGCAGTTAATCCAATAGCAGTTGCTGTAGCTGTCTTGCTAACATTATATTTATAATTAACGTTAGATGATATTAAGGTAGGATTCACAGAACTTTTTGCTATAGTAACATAATTACTTGTTTCTGTTATAGAATCCGCACTATATCCAGTTCCTTCGGTTGTTACTCTTGTTGTATTAGCTGGTATTGGTTCTACAGATCCTGCTATTCCTAATACAGTTACACCTTGTTTTATTTTGTCAGCAGTTAATCCAATTGCTGAAGCAGTATCAGCTAGTGATGTTTTAATACTAATATCTGTATTAGTGTCGGCATACATCTTATTATTAAAACGAGTTTTAACAAGTAATCCATCATTTTGTAAAGTAGTAGAAGTACTTGATTGAATAGTTCCTAAATATGGAGTTAAAGTACCTGTTATTTTCACATCATTAACATAAGCTGTTTTACCTTCTATTAAATCTACAGCTGTAGCATTTGCATCTGATGTATCTAATTCACGCAAAGTACCTGTTAATCCAAATAATGTTACTCCTTCTTTTATATCAGCCGCATTTAAATGTAAAGCACTTATTACAATATTATTATCTAATAATAATCTACTATTTTGTTTCATTAAAATAGGATATCCCATTGTATTTTCTACAAGAGTATTATCATTATTGACATATATACTTGTTACTTCTCTATTATTATAAGGTTCTATTGTTTGTAAAGTACCAGTTACTTTAGATCCATTAATATATGCTGTCTTACCAGTTTCTATATTTATAGCTGCAGCTGTAGCATCTTGAGTATCTATAACTCCTTTTAATATTCCTAAATAAGTAAATGTTATTGTATATTTTGTATTTATTAATGAATTTTCTTCTACAGATATAACACTATTCATAGTTAGATTATTTGTATTATTAACATCATTATAATTACCAAGGATAATATCTCCTTGTATTAAATCCATTGTTATATATGCTTTATCAATAGCTAAAGTAGATGTTTGACCTATCATAGCATCTGATAAAGAATGTTGAAATTTAGGTATATAATAAGCATGACCACCAGTAGAAATATTATATATTTTATCTACATAAGATCTAAAAGTGTCTACTGTTGTAATTTCTTGTCCTTTATCTCTTATAGCTTCTTTAATTAATCTTTTAGTTTCTTCAAGATAATCTAAGTCTTCTTTAAGTGACATCCTCTATTACTCCTTTCTTTGAGTATTTTTCTATTAATATTTTACATAAAAATAAGAGGTAGATTTTATAACTACCTCTTATATTCTTATATATTATAATAATCAATTATACTAGTGTATTTACTTTTGTTATCATCTTATTTTTCATTCTTAATTGATCATGTAATTTAAGGTTCTTCACTTATATTTCTCCTTCATATATACCAGTTATTCCTAGAATTGTTTCTCCTTTTTTAATTTTATCTGCTGTTAAGCCTATTGCTTGAGCTAAGTCTTCATATGTTGTAGCTATACCTAATGAATTAGATCTAAGAATAAAATCATTAGTTCTTTTTAAATATAATTTTGAACCAGCTAATGTAATATCTCCTGTAGTAGATGAAGTTGAACTACTTACATCAATTAATGTACCTACATATCTATCAATTCCTTTATAGAATACTTTTCCATAGGCTACATCTGTTATGTCAGCAGTAGCATCTGTAACATTAAAGAAATAAAGGTTCCATTTATTGGTTTCATATCTAAAAAGACCTGATACTTTTAATTCTTCTTTCTGAGAATACTGACATATGGTAGTTGGAGGTTTTGCTGTAGCTTGTTGTAAGGTCTCTATAATAGGTAATTCTGTTGGTATTGAAACAGTTTCACTTGGGGTAAATGATGTACCATTTTTAGTTATATAAATAGGAAAATTTACTGTTTGAGTATCATATTTATTTCCTGAATATGCAATATTATAAACATCTCCTAAATAATTAGTAAATTTAATATTCCAAAAATGATAATATCTTCGTATAGTACTTGAATAATTACTTGTTACTATTATAGTTCCAGATTCTCCTTCTCTACCTCCTGTTAAAGTATATTCTGTTCTATCTTGAGTTTTATTCTGAGCAGTTCCAACAGAAATTGATGTAGGAAAGTCAGCAAATTTAACAGTTTCATTTTTCATTACTAAAGCTAAATCTCCATCAGAACCAACCACTTCTTGAAGATCTTCTTCAGATTCATATACTGGTACTCCTTCTTTTACATTTCCTGTTACACCTAAAATATTAACTCCTGATCTTATATTATTTGATATTATGTTAGGATCAATATTAGCATTTACAGCTGTAATATTAACTACATTAAAACCATTATAAGGACTATTTGGGGTTATAGATTGAGTGTTAATAGATGGTATAACATCTAAATTAGTTAAATTAGCAGCTATTACATTACCTTTAATACCTAAAATATTAGCTCCAGCTATTAATAAATTAGAAGTTAAACCTACAGCCTTAGCTGCTGCACCAAAAGGTATGCCGAGTTTCATTTTTCTATTTCCTTCAAACATCCAACTATCAGGCATCTCTTCAGCAGCTATCTGATTAGTACCAACTAAATAATTAGTAGACCCTCTTTTATAAGTATAAGCTTTAGTGCCTTGAGCAAATTCATAATTGTAATCAGCAGGATTATTAGGATTTTTAGAATATGAAAGTGAAGGTAAATTACCTACAATTAATTGACCATTTACATATGCTGTAACTCCATTTTTTATATTAATAGCTGTTGCATTAGCATCTGATGTAAATGTACCTGTTATATCTAAAACATTAGTACCTGCTCTAACTTTATCTGGAGTTAAATTAATTACATTAGCTATATCTGATTCAGCAACTACATCAGTTATACTACATGTTTCATCCATAATAACAGGACTATAAATGTGTCTAGGAACTTCTATAAAATGTTGTCCTTGCATAGTAGTTTCAGATATATCATATATTTGTTCACCATCAGATATTCCTCTAGCATCAGATACAGTACCTACAATTCTTTCTCCATTAACATAAGCTACTCTATAATCAGGAATATCATTCGCATTTACTGGCATATATGTTCCTTTTTCTACATATGTATTTACTACATTGGTATCACCAGTTACACCTAAAATGGTTACACCTGATCTTATATTATTTGATGTTATATTAGGATCAATATCTGATGTAACCGCAGCTATATTAACTACATTAAAACCATTATAAGGACTATTTGGAGATATAGATTGAGTGTTAATAGAAGGTGTAACATCTAAATTAGTTAAATTAGCTGCTATTACATTACCTTCAATTCCTAAAATATTTTCTCCAAATTTTATTTTATCTGAAGTTAAATTTACTACATTAGCAATATCAGTTTGAGGTACATCCATAATTATCTTTGCATTATTTCTTAATACATACTGACCACTAAGATTGTTAGTAGTTATTTCAATATTAGAACCAAGGTTTGCAACATTTTCTATAGATGAAAGCATAAACATACTACCATCTATTATAAAATAATGTGTACCAATTATTTTTTGACCATTTACATAAGCAGTTTTATTACTTCCTATAATATCAATTGATGTAGCATTAGCATCTGATGTATAATTACCAGTAACGCCTAATATGTTTGTTCCTACTTTTATTTTATCAGCTGTTAAATTTACTTTATTAGCAATAATATTTTGATTTATAGATCCTTCTACATATATTTGAGAATTTTGTCTAAGTAACATATTCTGATTTGTAGTTACAGGAGATTCTATATTTATTTTTCCTTGAGAATATGTTATATTAGGATCTGTTATAGTTGTTTGTAAAGTATCTAAACCATCATCAGTTGTTACTACAGAACCATATATTTTTTCATTATTTACATAAGCTGATTTATTTAAAGCTATATCTGAGGAAGTAGCAGTAGCATCAGATTCATCAGCTTGAGGATCTAAAGTACCGGTTACTCCTAATATCTTAGTATTTTTTCTTATATTTCCAGGTAATAGGTTAGTATCTTTATCATCTTTGATATCATACATATTAACCATCAATTTTTTATCGCTATCACCTTTACTCATTGATTCCTAATACCTCCTCTAAATTATTATTTATTTGATTTACCTCACTAGATGGAATTTCTCCTTCATATGTTCCAGTTATTCCCATAATAGTAACTCCTTTTTTAAGTACATCTGGAGTTAAACCAAATATTCTAGCTAAATTAGTTTGCTGTATATTTATTTGATTATCAGCACTACTTAAAATAGCTTTAGTTTGATCAAATGATTGATTTATTGTTAAATACTCATAACTTAATAATTCACATTGATTAAATACTATATTATTATTTGTATAAATATCCTTAGTACAATAATAAGAATCATTTCCAAAATATATTCCTGAATATTGATCTTCTGTTATAGATGGAGTTCCATTCAAGAATAAATCTGTATAAACAGTTAAATGAGGAGAACTTAAAATCATAGTATTATTTGATAGTGTAAATGTTAAATCTTCTGTATTATTCCATGTAAATATTATTGCTTGAGATTCATTATTATTAGGTCTCATATAAATAAGAAAATCTTTACCTTGTAAATCTATACCATCTAAATATTCTTTATGAAAAATTCTATTATCTGTCATAGTATAATCTTTTATTAAAGAAGATACAGAACTATTTGTTTGAGTTATTTCAATATTATCAAAAGAAAAGGTAGTATCTATCTTAGGAATTCTACCTGTTAATTTTCTATCATTTACATATGCTGTGTGAGGAGCAATAATATCATATTCAGTAGCATCAGCATCAGATGTATCAATACCTATTTGTAAATCATTAATTATCTGAGCATAAGCTCTAAAAGGAATATGAGCTGGTATATCTTGACCTTTTTCTCTTAAAGCAGTTCTTATTTGCTGTTTAGTATTATCAAGATAATCTAATTTATTCATTATTGTAGAATTAGTATCATTTTCAGCCATATTATTTCATTCTCCTTTACATTATTTAATCTATTAATATTTTACGCAAAAATAAAGACTTAGATATTATAAATTCTAAGTCTTTTATATTATATTTATAATTATTTTATTTTTATCCAGTCTGTTCCATTACCATAATAGGTTTCTATATCTTTAATAAGTTTATTTTGAGTAGCATCGTATAAGATTACATCATTAAATCTATTATAGATTACACCATTTAATACTTTTTCATCTCTATATATTTCTGTTTTATAGGCTCCCTCAATTAAACCATCTCTTGTATTTATTATTAATGTATTTGTTTCAAAATCATATGATTTATCATTTAAAGTTAAAGCTGACATAGAACTTGCATCTGTTCCATACATACTTAATAACATATCATAATTATCATTTCTTATATAAAGCAATGGATAAGCAGATCCAAAGCATCTTATAGTAGAAAATGGAGTACCTGATGAAGATATAGTTCTTATAGTACTATCACCTATATTAGCTATGCATGAATTAATTGAATCTGCTGTATCATAATATAAAAATATTGATATATTTTTAAAATATCTATTAGTTGTACTATATGAAGCATTTGCATTACCAAAAGACCAACCATATGAATTATTAATAATATCATAATAACCTTTACTCTTTAAGTAAGAACCATTCGTAGTACTAAAATGAAGTTTATTACTATCATAATATAAACCAAATTTACGACCTATTTCAGTAAATCCTGAAAATGTTGATGTAGAAATATTCCAAACATTACTATTATTACAATATTTTGAAACACATAAATAAGTAACAGTACCATTTACAAAATCATATTTCCAACAACTTCTACATCTAGCAAAATATATTACACCTCTATCATTATCATAACAAGCATCTATAAAAGCTCTAGCTGTACCATCATATCTATCTGTAGAATACCCTACTAAATCATCTAGTAACCCTGTAATTTGCTCCCATGTATCTGTAGATATAGTATATTTATATAAATAATTATCATATCCTGTATGAGCAGAACCTATTATATAAATAGTATCATCATCTACCCAAACACATCCACCTCCACCTTGTGGTGTAGGACAAGCAGATAACTGTGTCCAAGTATCTGTATCAAAATCATAAGTATAATGCTGATGTATTCTTGCAGTTGTATTGTCACTTTCTGTATAACTCCAGTAACCGAAAAAATGAGCAACATTTCCTCTTTGACAATAGTCACAATTTAATAAATCTACTGGTACAGTTCTTCCTAAAATAATATTACTTGTATCTCCAGGATCTAGTGTAGTATCATTTGAAAATAAAATTTTATAATCAGTATTATAATTATCATTTTCTAAATATATCTTATCCCAAGTTTTATCAGTTTTTAACCAAATACCTTGATTTGCTTCTGGTGTATTATCTTGTGCATATATAGCTAAACCTATATCTCCACCATCTATTTGTACTGGTCTTAATGTTCCTTGTACCCCTAATACTTTTTCACCATATCTTATGTTTTGGGGTTTTAATTTATTAGTTTTTTCATTTTGAATATCATTTAAAACTTTTGTTAAATTTACACTCATTATTTTATATACCTCCTCTATAAATATTTAAAGCTTTTTGTAGACATATTTCTTCATCATCTTTAGTAAATGTTGCTGTAGCACTATCATCTGGAATATTGTTAGGATTATATATATTATTAGCTATACTAAATAAATCACTGTAAGGAGCATCTGGAGTTCCTCCTGAAGGTAAGTTTTCTACTAAATCTATACAATTATTTATTTTTAAATTATTATCATCTAACCATTCTTTATAAGTATTATAACTCATATGATTTTTCTCCTTTCATTAATCTAATAATATTTTACAGAAATAAAGAGATCTAAATATAATTTTAGATCTCTTTTATATTTTTTATTCATTTAATATTTCCAACCAGCAGCATCTAATTCAGCTAGTCTATTACTATAATAAGATGAATTGAATTTTGTAGCTACTAAAGGACTATTTGAGCTTGAATAATTATTGTTTAAAGTTCTTTGATTAGCTGGAACATTAACAGCATTTAAACACATATTAACTATATTTTGTATTGATGCATTTGATAAATTATTACAACCTCTAAACATACTTGACATACAATAATTACCAGTAATATTTGATGAATCATATTGTGGAACATCTGATAATGATGTACATCCTTCAAACATTTTTCTAAATGATTTAGCATTAATAGTATTAAATCTTGGAGCATTTACTAAAGATATACAATTATTAAAAGTCATGTAGAAAGATGTTACATTTGATGTATCAAAGTTTGGTACATTAATAAGGTTAACTTGATTCCAGAACATATAAGACATATCAGTTACATTTATGGTATTAAAGTTTGGTATAGTAGTTAAAATTGGATTTGGAAGAATACAAGAGACCATACCATACATATTAGTAACATTTGATGTATCAAAATTTGGTATATTTGCTAAGTTAACACAGTTACTAAATAAATCCAGCATATTAGTAACATTACTTGTATTATAATTTGGAACATTTATTAGATTACGACAATCGCTAAATAAACCCTGCATACTAGTTACATTTGATGTATCCCAATTTGGAGCATTTACTAAATTATAACAAGAATTAAATACACTAAACATATTAGTAACATTATTTGTATCATAATTTGGAATATTTACTAAATTAGTACAACTCCTAAATACCTCAGCCATATTAGTAACATTATTTGTATTAAGTTCTGGAACATTTATTAAATTTTTACAACCCATAAACAGCCTACTTATATCAGTTATACTATTAGTATTAATATTTCTAATTTCTATTAAATTATTACAATTAGCAAATAAGCCGGCAATAGTTTCAGCTTTTGGTAAATTAATACTTTCTATATTTGTTAAATTTGTACAACTATTAAACATATATTGTGCATTTATTACATTTGAAAAATCATAGTTTGGTATATTTGATATACTAGATTTAGAAAACATATATTGTGTATTTATTACGTTTGTAGTATTTATATTTGGTAATATTACCCTATTAAAATTTTCAAATAAAGAAGATAAATCATTTGTTAAAGGAGTTAAATTACTTATATTACTATATAAATTAACTCTATTTTTAAGTTCTACTATATTAAGATTTGTTATTTTATTTAATGTTCCTCCTTGTTTTCCATTTTGTCCATAAAATATTGCACTATAAACTGATTCTGCATCTGCATTTAATTGAGTATTTGCTAATACAAAATTAGTACCATTAAATTGATATAAATTATTAAATGTAAGGTCACTTTTTTCAATAAAATAAAGAGCATTTGGATTTATATTAGCTGGAACTTGTTCCATTCTACCGAAGTCATATATATAAGGCATATCAGTATCTCTATGAAAATGCATATTATCTGCTGATATAAAATTAGCTACTATTAAATTATTATTTCCTCTATCTATAAATCTTAAAAATTTATCTCCCCTATTATGTTTAATTGCTAAAAAAGGACTATCACTAGGAATTTGAGATGATACTTGTCCTAATTCTGTATCAAAAATAACCTCATCCCTAAAATATAATTCAGTTAAATAATCACCTGGATTTAAATTAACTAAACTAAAACTATATACAAGTCCAAAATCTCCATTTACTCTATTTGGAATATCATTATACATATTTTCTAATGAACTATATCGATATACTCCACCAGATCCTCCAGAAACTATATTTGATATAGCATTTGGATAACTTGCAAAGTTAGTTACATTTTGCCCTTTTGTTTCTATTGCAGATTTTATATCTGCTTTTATATTACTTATATTTGTTAATAAATTATTTATTTCTGACAATTTTTATTTCCTCCTTTCTTTATCCTAATTCAGTTTCATCAGGATCATCATTTGAAGGTATAGCATCTATATATCCTTTATTATTTAATATTCTTAATTGATCATTTGTAAATTTATTGACATTTAAATTTGCATAAGATAAATACTTATTAGATAAATTAGTTGTATAAGGTAATGCATTTGCTATATTAGCATAACTTTCAGGACTTAAATTATTACAGTTGTAAAACATTTTATATATTGTTTTTGTTTTATTTGTAATAGTTAAATTATCTATAGTAGTTAGATTTATACACCCTAGAAATAATGATGGAGTATTTGTACTATCAATATATAAATTATGTATTTCTCTAAGATTTGTACAAGATACGAATAGTTGCCATATATTAGGGATATTAGTAAAAGTACAATTAGAAACTATTGTAGGTCCTTCAAATCTATCTTGATAAGTATCACTTTTCCAAAAAACTTGCCTCATATCACTATTATCAACTTGAATATTATATATATTGGAAATATTAGTTTGTCTAGCAAATTGATATAATATTGAATTTGTAAATACACAATCATGTAATTCTCTTACATCTACATTTATAAATGTTTTTTCTAAAGAAATGTTATTAAATGTCATATTTTCCATATTTATAGGAGGTAGATTAGTACATTCAGCATATAAATATCTGTAAATAACATCATTTTTAAAAGTATCAGGTTTTATAGGATATGTTTTTAAATTATAACACCTTCCAAACATTTCTCTAAAATTGGTACAATTTGGAAAATTAATATCTCCTGCAAATTCTAAATTATAACAATTTGCAAAAGTACAAAAACATTCAGTAATATTATTACTGCTCATAGAAGGAATACTTACTAAATTAACATTATTTATAAATTTATTATTCAAATTAGTTATACTATCATCTAAAGTCAATTCGCTTAAATCAGAATATACTTGAGCTTTTATTTTTATTTGATCTTTAGTTAAATTATTATTTACTTGTAAAGTTCCTTGTTCTACCCCATTTGCTCCCCAAAATATAGCAGAATCTACATATTCTTTATTAGCTGTTAAGCCTGTAGGAGCAAGTTCCCAAGCACTATTAGTATATTGCCATAAAGCTTGTAAATTACTTGTATTTATATCATAAACTAAAGCTAAATCTCCTTCATTAGCTATATTAGATTGCATTTCAGAAATATTAGAAAATAATAGTATATCTCCAGCACTTCCTGATTGTATATTTAAAATAGCATTAGAAAAAGAAGCAAAATTAGTTACATTTTGTCCTTTATTTATAATTGCTTGTTTCATATCATTTTTAATATTAGATATATTTGTCAATAAATCATTTAATTGAGCCATTAAAGTTTCTCTCCTTTCTTTGATTTATATACTATTAATATTTTACGAAAATAAAAGAGATCTAATTAATTAGATCTCTTAATATTATTTAATTTTAGTCTAATATTTCTTCTGCTTGATCTAAAGCATTATCATAATCATCTTGAGAAATATCAGCAGATAATTTAATCCAATCTGTTCCATTATATCTATAAAATCCTTCAAAATTATAAGTATTAGATGTTTCTGTATATACTACTGCTTTATCTCCTTCTTGAGCTTCAGCTTCTTCCATATGAGCTACTGTATCATATATTTTAAATTGAAAATCACATTTATTTTGTAATAAAGCTTCTAATTCTTCTATTTTAGCTTGTTGGGCAGTTAATTCTTCTGTTAAATCTTCTCCACCTTCATGAGTACCTTCTATACCTAAAACAGTTGATCCTTTTGCAATTTGACTTGCTTGTAATCCTATAGCATTAGCTATACCTGAATAACTTTGTATTATAGAGACCCAAATATTATTGTCCATGTCATCTCTTAATAATAAACCATTAGTATTTAAACCACATTTTACTCTTATTTTATTTGCTCCAGCTACTTTTTCTGCAGGATAACTAGCATCACCGAAATTATATTGTTGTAAAGGTTTTAAAGTACCTGTTATTTTTTCTCCATCTACATAAGCAGTATAACCTTCTTCAATTCTTTCTGCTGTAGCTGTTGCATCTGATGTGTCTGTTCCAGTTTCAATATTAGCTATTTTTTGAGCATAAGATCTAAAAGTATCATTATCATCAACTTCTTGTCCTTTAGATATAATAGCATTTTTAATACTTGTTTTAGTGCCTTCTAGATAGTCTAATTTTTCCATTATTGTTGATTCTTCATTCATACTTAGATCACCTCCCCATTAAGAGTATCTAAAGCTGTACTTAATGTGCCTATTTTTTCATTTACTTCTTCTACTTTAGTATTTACTTCATCAATAGCTCCTTGAACAGTATCAGCTTCCATTCCTGATTCTGTATTATCATAAACAGTTTCTTCAGCCGTCATTTTGACTTCTTCTAGTTGTTGAGATGTTGTATTATAATGATATAGTCTATTTGTCTCATTAACATAATATAATTTATTTGTTAAATAATTTGATAATCCATTAGCTTCTGATAAAGTATTTATGAATATAATATCTGTAACTTTTGTTCTATTATTTCCAACGTCCATATATACTTCTTGAGTATCTTTAACAAAAGTCATTTGACCATCAACTTGTGGTACATTTGTTAAACTATTTGAATTACATCTACTAAATTTAACTTTCATTTCTTTCTTTCTCCTCTCTTAAAATTACTGCTTCTTGATCCCATATTTCTCTATCTCTAGCTAAACAAGCAGTTAATTGTGTATAATATCTTTGACTAAATGCTTCTTCCATATTAGGACATCCTACTTCATCTAAATAATCTTTAAACCATAAAGTATTTCTTCTTAAATTAACTCCTCCTTGTAATATAGAAAAATTATCTTTATGTTGAACTAAACAAGGTCTATATATAACATGATTAATTCTTAAATTTTGTAAAATTCTATTAGTTAAAGCTGCCCAAGATCTATGAAGATCAGGTTTATACATTTTAGTCATTTCATCTGCTATAATCTTTGCCATTCCTTTTGGATAATATGTACATTGATTATAATCAAATCTATCTGTATAATGAGTGGTGAAATATAATTCAGGTTTTGTAAAGAAATTTATAATTTTATTTGGAAATTGAGAAATTACCTTCTCAATTTCCTCTTTAAAATTCTTACATAAAATTAAATCATCTTCTAGTAATACTGAATCATAATCATTTATATAATATAAATCTTTTATAAAAGCTTTAACAGGTATATGTTCTGTATCTGTAAGTATTTCATAATCTATATCATAATTAAATTTTCTTTCACCTGTAGTTCTGACAAAATATTTTATTTGCATAAATTTTCTACCTCTTTCTTATTTTTAAGGATTAGCAGGAGTTACAGTTATAGCAGGATGATTTAAGATATCAAATGTAAAAGGTTCATATCTATCACTAGCTACCTCTAATGATAATTGAATTTTATTATTTTTAAAAATAACCATTCTAGGACAATCTGATGGATATGTAATTTGTACCTTTCCTGATTGTCCTGTATTATTCATAACTCGTAATAATCCAATTAAATCTCTAACATATATGGCAGAAGGAGGAAGTGTTCTACTATTTAAGCTCAAAGGAACATTAAAACAGTTAATTATGGCTCCAGTGCCATTATTCCACATAGAACCTCTCATATATACAATACCTTCACCCGCATCTATAACTAGTCCTATTCCTCTTCCATTATAATAATCATCAGGATCAACAGTAGTAGCAAGTTTAAGACCATAGTTAAATGAACTACCTCCTCCATATTGAACTAAATCCATCATATATTCATCAGGAATACCATCTTCCATAGCATCAGCTATTTCAGCTAAATCTATAGTTATTATATCTCCAGGCTTGATAAATGTAATACTAGAATTAGATGCTTCTCCAGTAAATTCACCTTCTACATCAAATAAAGTATAACCTTGTCTTAAATTATCAGGAGTTATATTAAATTTATTTATTATATCTGGAAATTCTATATTAACTTGTATATCAGTATCTTTACTTATAAGTATAGTTTTATCACTGAAATAATCAGCATTAGGATGACTTTCTACTCTTAATACAGTTCCACTAAAATCTTCTATATTATCTATTATTAACTCATCTAAAGTACCTTCTCTATAATCTTCTCCAGAAATATCTGCTGTTCCTGTAACACCTAATTTAGTCACACCTTGCTTTAAATCACCTGGAGTTAAATTTATAGCTTGAGTTATTTTTGAATAAGGAACATCTGCAATCATTTTAGTATTAGTATTAATAGCCACATTATCAGGACCACTTCCTGCTGTAGATAATTGAGAGATAGCACTTATTTTTCCATGCGAAGTATCATCTGTTACAGTCATTAGATTTTCATTTAACCTTACAGAGCTACTATGATTTCTAAAATCAGATAAACTTCCCCTTACCTTTACTCCTTTAACATAAGCTGAGGTATTCACAACAATATCTGAGGCAGTAGCATTTGCATCTGAGGTATCAATTCCTTCATAGGAACCTGTAACATCAAATATTGTTACATCTTTTTTAATATTTGAAGCTACTATTTTATTTGTTTTTTCAGACAGTATAGCTTCTGCTTTATTTTTAATTGTTTGTTTAGACATTACAAATTATCTCCTTTCTTATTTTTATATTTTTCATACCAAGTATTTCTATCTTTTTGTAATAATTCTTTTAATTTTAATCTATTTTCACGTTTAAAAGCTTGTATCATATCAATTCCCAATTCATCTAAATAATCTTTAAAATAGAGTGTATTTCTTTCATATATAAAACTTGTTTTTTGAAAAATAGATTTTCCATCAATATGTTGTACTAAACTAGGTCTATATATTAAATGAGGAATACCTAATCTATTTAAAGATATACTTAATAAATTACCATATGATTGTTTGATACCTTGTTTATACATAGGTAACATTTGTTCTGCTAATAATTTTCCTAATCCTTTAGGAAAATATGTACACTGATTATATGAAAAGCTTTCACTATAATGGGTTGTATAGTAAAACTCAGGTACTGTAAAAAAATTTATAATTGTGTTAGGATATTCAGAAATAACTTTTTCAATTTCTTCTTTAAAATTTTTGCATAATACTAAATCATCTTCAAGTAATACTGCATCATATTCACTTATAATATTTAAAGCATTAATAAAACTTTTTACTCCATCATATTCTTTATCAATAAGTGCTTTATAATCTATATCATAATTAAAATCTCTATCTCCTGTAGTTCTGACAAAATATTTTATTTGCATAAATTTTCTACCTCTTTATCTTTTCATATATCTAAATCTCTTCGATTGTTATAAATTCTGATTGAATTCTTGCATATTTATCTACAACAAAATCAGGTGAGCCATCTCCTATATATAGATATCTGTCATTGAAACTACCACTACACTCAGCATACCATGGTATATCTTCAAATGATGCATCATCTATTGCTTCTAAATATTCAATAAATCTTGAAAGTTTCATAACACGAGATTCTTCAGGATCCCACTTCCATTCGCTTGTAGGTACAATAGTTTGTAATTCATGGTAGCTACCATGAACATCGAGAAAAGATAGAATAGATCCTGTTGTAGATACTTCAAGAGCTAACCATGCACCTCTATCTTCAGGATAATAGCCACTAAAAAATGAAGCTAATATAATAGTAGGGGCGCCAGAGCTATTATTTATAAACACCTTTTTATCTCCATTATATCGTAAATAATCATTTAAAGCATTAATAATAACTTGTTTATTTATAGTTATCAATGATCCAGCTCTAATATAAAGATGAGGAATTATATGATCATTAAATCTAATATATTGTAATGGAGTAATAATGTATTTATAAGTTTGATCAGAAAATATTATTTTTAAATTTTGATTATCAGGATTAATTGTGAATGTAGTATATTGATCATATAATAAATCACTTAATGGAATATCTATTACTCCATATCCTCTAAATATTTGTACTAATTGATCTACTGTTATATTAGAACCAGGACAAGACATATCTTGAATTACATAACTTCCGATTATTGTTAAATCATCATAAGACTCAGCTAAAGTTGCTATAGTTACTCTAAATTGATCTGTATTATATTCAAAATAAACCGTAGTATTATTTCCTTGAGCTAATATTATAGTTGGAGAATTTGCACTTTGTATATGATGAATATATTTATTTGAAAAAGAAGCATAATTATGTGATTCATAAAAAACATTACCTAGAGCAGTAAAGTCAATTTCAAGATACATATTACTATATATGTCTTGATGATATCCATCATAATCAACAAATCTCCAACCAGCATCACTTACATATTCTAAATATTTTAGGTTTCTTTGATCATTCAATTTATTAAGTACGTATATATCACCATCTGAAGCAGTATTAGGTAATTCTGTTATATCATATATAATGTTAAGATTACCATTACCTTTAAATGTTCCTGTTACTCCTAAAACTTTAGCATCTTTCTTTATATTTTCAGGTTGTAAATGTATAGCTTCAGCTATCATATCTTGTGGAATATTAGTATACATGTGAGTATTATCATCTATAACCACACTTTCATTACTACCTTCTCCTGATCTTGAATCTACTTTTATATAATCAATTGATTTTTCAGAAGTCGTCTCACATGATACAAGCTCTAAATTTATATCTTGACCTCTACCTTCATTAATTCGTCCAGTTACTTTAATTCCATTAACATATGCCGTAGTATTTTTTACTAAATCAGTTTCAGTAGCTGTTGCATCTGATGTATCTATCCCTTCATATGTTCCTGTAACATCAAATATAGTAGTATTTTTCTTTATATTTTCAGGAATGATTTTAGAAGTTTTTTCAGCTAATATAGAATCAGCTTTTTGTTTTATTGTTTGTTTAGACATATTTAAAACTCCTTTCTTAAAATTATAATACAGTAAATATATTATAATTTAGTGTATTAATTGTAGCTGATAAATTAGTTCCTTTAATATCCATTGTACTTAAAGGAGATTGGAATTCAAAAGATACTCCTCCTTGTCCTAATGTTACCGAATATACCTTATAATAATTATTAAAACTAGTTATAAAATCAGCTACCTTCATTGGATATGGATAATCAAAACAGCTATCAGCTTGAACTATATCGCACATTTTATACATAATGTTTCCATCAGGAGTACAAACTTGAGCACTTATAATAGTATTATTTATTGAAATTATTATCTGAGCATTATCATAAACGTTAACTTGACTACCATTTCTATGTGTATAGGTTCCTTTTGCTACAACTACTGCAGGAACATATCCAGACCCTTCTTCAGTATTTAAATATTTTTGTTTATCAGTAGATGAAAGTTGAGCATCCATAGCAGCAGCTAGTTGTCGTAAACTTATAGCAACTCCATCATCTGGATATAATGTTATAGAATGTTGACCTTCTCCTTCATAAGTTCCAGTTACACCTAAAATCTTTGTGTTCTTCTTAATAAGTCCTGGTTGTAAATTAATTGCAGATGTAATTTTACTATAAGGAAGCTCTCCACGCATTCTTGTAGAATTATCTATAACTATATTTTCAGGATCACTACCATTATCTTCTTTTTTAGATTCATATCTAAGCATATTTAAATAAGATTCATCTGTTATAGTTAATTGATCTTTATCAGTTTGTATTACTTTGGAAGCTCCTCTAAAATCAGCTAAATCTCCTGTTATTTTAACTCCATTAACATATGCTGTAGCAGGTTTTATTATATCAGCAGCTACTGCTGTAGCATCAGAAGTGTCTATTCCTTCATAAGAACCTGTAACATCGAATATAGTCACATTTTTCTTAATATTAGGAGCTATTATTTTACTTGTTTTTTCTGATAATATAGCTTCTGCTTTTTGTTTTATTGTTGTCTTAGACATATTTAAAACTCCTTTCTATTCAATATCTTTATACCAAATTAATCTATCGCGATCTAATAATTTTTGTAATTTTGCTTGATTTTCTTTAGTATATGCTTGTATCATATCAATACCTAACTCATCTAGATAATCTTTAAAATAAATTGTATTTCTACCTAATTTTTTAGCGTCTCTAGTTGATATAGCATCAATATGTTGTACTAATGTAGGTCTATATATTAAATGAGGAATACCATTTTCAACCAATACAATATTTAGTAATGAACCATATCTTTGCTCTCTTGGATATTTTATTTCATCTTCATACATCTCCATCATTTTATCAGCTAAAAACTTAGTTAACCCTCTAGGAAAATATGTACACTGATTATATATAAATATATCAGAAAAATGAGTGGTATAATATCTTGAAGGAGAACTAAAAAAGTTAATTATATTATTTGGATATTGTTTAATAACTTTTTCAATTTCTTCCTTAAAATTCTTACATAATACTATATCATCTTCCATTAAAACTGCATTATAATCATTTATATAGTATAAAGCATCAATATAAGATTTAACATAAAGATGCTTATAATCTATTATTTTTTCATGTTCTATCGGAAGATCATAAGGTCTTCCTTCCATGGTTCTTACAAAATATTTTATTTTATCCATAAATATTCCTTTATATAATTTTAGATAAGGCTCTATATTTCAAGAGCCTCATATCATTTAGTTTCCTAATATATCATCTAATATATCTTCTACTTCCTCTTCAGTTCCACCTAATCCATTATATTCATCATCAGTTCCCATTACTTGATTTAAATCATTAAAAGTATCTATATATTCTTGAGGATCTGGTGTAGTTCCTCCTTCAGTTTGTTCAGGAATTCCGATTAATTTTAGATTTTCTAATTCTACATCTTTCATGAATGACTCATATAAGGTTGATTGTGTAGTATCTGAAGTAAAGTTCTTCAATATTTTAGCCATTATTATAACATTCTGATCATTTTCAACTGTTACATATTTTTGTAATGTATATGTTCCAGTAGGTACATATAAAGTATTTTGAGCATATGTACTTATTTGTGTTTGAAGATCTGCTATTAAATTATTGATAATAGATTGTAATGTTTCAGTTGCTTGAGCAGTATCATCTAAATTAATTTTTGAAGCATCTAATTGTACATTTTTATTAGCATCTGCTTGAGTATTATTGACTGTATCAACCTTACCAAAACTATTTTTATCATATACAACTTGATCACCATTAGCATCTGTACCATATACTTTATTTATTTCATCTGTCAAAGTAACTTTTGTATCTACAATTTCTTTAACTTCTCTTATTGCTGGAGATAATTTTGTACTTGTTAATCCTGAAGTACTTGGATCAAATATTACATTTTCAGGTTGAACTCTAAATTTAATTTTATTATTCCAATCCTGATCATTTTCCCAAATTGTATCTCCATAATCAGCATTACCAAAAGCTATTTGAATATCTCTATTTTCAAAAGCTAGTTCTAAATCTTTAGTTCCTCCGCCGCTTTCAGTTCTATAATAATTAACTAATTCAATTGAATTAAAATCAACATAAGTGCTTTTTTGAGAGTGAATTTCTATTCCACTTTGATATATATTTTTATAATCTGTTGAAGTCGCATCAGTAGCAGCAAACATATGAGCAGCTTTTGATTTATCAAATTTAATACTATTTAAATTATTATCAGCAGCAATTCTAGCAGTTTCTTCAGCATCTATATTATCTTGTAATGCATCATCAGCTGCAATTCTAGCATTTTCTTCAGCAGTTATATCTGCTGTTATTGAGGTTTCTAAATCACTAAATTGTTCTTGAAGATCTTGTTGATCAGTAATATCTCCTTTAATTGTTCCCCATACAGCTTGAGCATGTTTCTTAAATGTCACTGCAACACATGTTTGTAATGTATCGTTTATAGATTCTACTCTTGCCCATGTTCCTTCTGGATCTGATATAATATCATGAACTTCTACATTCACTTTATCAGTAGGAGTTAATGTATTAAGAGGAATTATATTTTCACTTGGTATAGTTGTATTTAATGTTTCAGTTGTTACAAAGTAATTTACATCAGTATCTAGATTTGCTTTTAAATCTATTACTCCAGTATCTCGATCTCTAGTTGCAACAATTGTATTATCACTAGAAATTACTTTTAATATTCCATTAGAAGTAGTTTCTGTTGAAGGATCTACACTTGTAACTCCTAATTTAATAATTTCATTATTTTGTAAAGCTTCTGTTGCAATAGTTCCTACAACTTTATTATTAGTTAAATTCGCAAATGTTTTATTAGCTTTATTAGCTTGTAAATCTGTTATAGATTGTAAGTTTCTTGATATATTTTGATTTGCTGTTGTTATATCATCTGCATTTGCTTGCACAAGTTCATCTAAGTTTGTTAAATGAGTTTCTTGTGTAGCATTTTGAGTTTGTAATCTTCCTATATCATAATTTGCATCTGTCATATCAGCTTGCAAATCTTGAATATCATGTGTATTATCAGCTATTTGTTGAGCATGCAATGCAAGTGTAGTATCATGAGATGCATCATGAGTTTGAAGAGTTGTTATATTATCCTCATTTGCTGATATTCTAGTTTCAGCATTTGTTAATCTTGTATCTTGTTGAGCATTTTTATCATCTATTGTAGTTGAATCAATTACTATATGATCTGCATCTTGAAATCTTGTTTGAATTTGTCCTTGAGCTTTGAAATGTAAGTGTGATATAGTAGGTGTTTCTGTTGTAGTATTTTTAGTAGTTATTTTTAAAGTAGGTTCATTAGATTCTGTAGCAGCTACTATTTCTGAAACAAGTCCTGGAGCTATACTCTTATTAATTTTCTTATTATCCATAGCTGTTTCTTTTGTATTTATAGTGTTATTAAGAGTTGCCACTTCTTGATCTATTCTTTGATTTGTTACAGATTCTTCTCCATCTATTTTATCATTTAGTGTTTGAATTTCTTGATCTATTCTAGTGTTTATTTCAGATTCTTTAGTTGTAATAGTTGTATTTAGAGTTTCAACTTCATCATCAATTCTATCATTTATAGTATCTACATGTCTTAACATTGTATTATTTAAAGTATTAACAGCATTATTTATTTTTGTATTATAATCTATAATAGAATTATCAATTCTTGTTCCTAACGCTGTATCTCTAGTTTTAGATTCTGCTTCAACTCTTTCTACTTCAGTATTAGTATTTGCAATTTGTTGATTAATTTCTGCTTCTTTAGTATTGATTGTATTATAAATTTCAGATTCTTTAGTATTTATAACTCCATAAATTTCAGACTCTTTAGTGTTGATCGTATTATTAATTGTAGCTTCTTTTTCATTTATAGTATTATAAATCTCTGATTCTTTAGTATTGATTGTATCTGTAAGATCTTGTACTTCTTGATCAATTCTAGAATTAATAGTATCTACATTATTTTGTAATTCTTGTTCAGATACAACATCTATTTCTCTTCTTTCTTCAGCAGATGTACCATCTTCAAGTGAAAATTTATCTTCAATCATTGTTATATGACCAGTTGTTTCATTATATTCGAATTGAACATCTCTAACTATTCTAGCTCCTTGTCCAGCTACAACTTTATCAACTTTTGCATCTAAAGTTTGTCTTACTGTTCCTTTTGAAGGATCTGAATCTGTATAATTAATATCTGATGCATCTATTTGAACATTTTTATTAAGATCAGCTTGTTTATGATTTACAGTATCAAGCTTTCTTAAATCATCTTTATTATAAAGATATTGCTCACCATATTCATTAGTTCCATAAACTTTATTTTCTCTGGAAGTTTTCTTTACTTTTTCACTATCAAGATCAGCAAGTTCATCAATAGCTGCTTTAACATTATCAGATTCTAATCCTGATGTTAAGTGATTATATTTAATATCATTTGCATGTAATGATGCAAGTAATACCCAATGAGCTTTAGTAAATGAACCTTCTGCTACAAATTCTTCTTCTAAGCATCTATATAATTTATTATCATAATAGCATATTTCATTAATGTAATATGTTTTACCAGCTTGATAATCATATATATGAGAATAAGATTGAAGATTTAAAGTTCTTATTCCTTCTTCATCTATTGTATAAACTCCCTGTAAAGAGTTGTCATTAGATTTAATTCTTAAATAAGCTTGTCTTGCTCCTCCAGTTGTTACATCTTTAGTAACACGATTAATTAATGCTAAAGATCCAGATTCATCTGTTATAGTAATATTTTCAATTAAACCATTAGCATTTTCAGTGAATATGCTCTTATCTACTTTTTCATTAAGAGCATCTTTTAATACTTTACTATCTGATACTTCACCAATTAAATTTTCATAAGTAACTAGATACTCTAATCCAAAATGTTCGTATGGTAAATCAGCCCAATTAGATTGACCATCTCCACGTTTAACACGATGTGTATCATCTTCAACACCGTATTCACTTAGAGCAAGTATTGGATTATTCATCATCCAGTTTGTACTAGTATCATGTCTTAAAATGATAGTGTAATATACTTTTTCTTCGTCCACTTTCTTATACCTCCTTATTCAATATCTAACAAGACTTTTACTTGTTTTGGATTATTTGTAAATTTAATAACTTTACCTATTGATCTTGCCATATAAAATTCTTCATCTAGAAAATCTTTTGATTTAGCTTTTCCAGGATGATCACTTAAAGTTAATTTATCACCTAGATCTACATAACCACAAATATTTACCATTTGTTCTCCCATATAAGCAATTTGTATAATTTCTCTTTTATTAATATCAGAATCTCCACCTATTATCATTATTGTTTGAGGTTTATCAGAAGTACCAGAATCAATCTCTTCTCTTTTAGAATCTTCATCATAAGCATGACCTCCATCTAAAAATAATGGTACTGGATCTGTATTATTAGAATTTACACAAACTCCTATAATTAATCTAGAATTTGCCATTAGTTCATCACAATCATTAGCCTCAGCTCTTTTAACATATGAAGTTTCAGGATCTAACATTATGATATCACCAATTTCTATTATTTCAGAAGGAATAGATTTTCTATATGTCATTATATGATTGCATGTACAAGAATTTAACATATTATCTTACCTCCTTTATTAATATTCATTCCATTCTAGTATGTTATTAACTGTATTTATTTGATTTTGAAGACCGGTCTCCATATCATCAATATCCTCTTTAGAATATGAATAATCTTTTTGAACACCTAGCATTTCCCATTTACCTTCACCAGTATCTGGATCTTCTATATATCTCCATTCCTGATAACCATCTTCAGGATCATCTGATACCTTAATCAAATAAGATCTTCTAGTACTAATATTTTCAGTAGGTAATTCTTCTACAATTAATGGTTTATTATCACCTACTCCAGCTTCATCCATTGAATTATGGACTTCTTCAACACGATTCTGCGCTTCTTGCTCTGTATCATATTCTTCTATTACTTTAGAGCCATTTACCATATAAAAAATGACTATGTTTTTATCATGTTTTCCTACAAAACAATCTTGTAACCAAAACAAATTCAACATAGCCCCATTCTTTAAAAGTATAAACATACTGATCTCTCACCTCCATCTAACATCTCTGTATCCCAGAGCCCTTGAATTAGATTTTGTTTCCGCTTCTACTAACTCTATTTAATTTTTAATCGATTAACTCTTTTTGTAGATCCTCGAATCTTGCTTGAGCATCTTCTTCTGTATCAAAATGCTCTCTGTATCCATCTAAAGATCCTTTAACTCCATAATAGACTACATCAGATCCATCTACTTTAATTTCACTTATATGTCCTAAATTTTGTTTAGTTCCATCATTTAATTCTACGAATAACATAAATAGATTTCTCCTTTCATTAATCTATTAATATTTTACAGAAACAGAGCAATAAAAAAGAACTAGTATATTTCAACTAGTTCTTTTTAATAATTTTTATTTTATTTATTTTTAAATCTTGTATGTAATACATCTCTAACTCTTTTAACCATTTCTTCATTAGATGCTCCCATATCGTCTAATCCAACTAATGAATCAGCTACATCATAAGCACTATCATCTGTAAATATTCCACTTGAATTATCTAAATATCCTTTAATAGCTAATTCAATTATATCATCAGTTACTTCTCCGTTATTTTCTTTGATAGCTTGTTTTAAGAATTTAGGATTTGTAGGACCATTTACCCATAATTGATAGAAATATTCATAATCTTTTCCAGTAGCTTCAGATAGACCGTTAAATATATATTCTCTATCTGTGCTATCACTAATGTTTGCTATTTCATAAATTTCTTCACCTTTTAACATTCTATCATAAATATCTTTAAATGTTAAAGTATCATCCATATCTACTAAGAAATCTTCTTCTTCTGGATATTCTTGTAATAACCATTCTTTAACATTTTGATCTAATTTAGCTTCTTTTTCTTGTAATTTTTCTACACCTTCTGTTAAATCAGTTCTCATAACTTCATCTAAATATACTCGCATATCTCCTACCATGAAAAATGGTCTAGCTTCCTCTAAAGGTCCTTCATCATCTTCATAGGCATATTCTATAGTTGATGTTTGTATATTATCTTTATCATTTGATAAAGCCCATTCTACTTCATCATCAATACCATAGTTAATATCATAAACAAGTACCGAATGAGAATTATCTACTGTATATACACCTTTAACTTGTTTTTCTTCTTTAGATTCTTCAATAACTTCATTTTCTGATTCTATGATTTTATTGATTAAAGATTCTTCTAATTTCATTTTTTTATACCTCCTATCCATTAACTCTTAAATTATCTATTTTAGTAGGATTTCCTGATTGATCTCCCAACAAAGTTACTTTTATATTAGGTACTTGACCTTCTACTATAAATAAATTAGCAGGATGTTCTTCTAAATATTTTTTAATATTCTCATCTACAGTTACTCCTGATTGATCTTCTGCATCTTTTATATTTTCTAGTTGAGATAATCCAATGCCTATAGCAAGATCTCCAATTCTTTGATCCCATATTAAATTATCATTTAGAAAATAATTATCATTAACTTTAAATTTAACATCTTCTTCTATTTTATTAACAGGCTCGTTGTCATTTAATTTTTTATCTATAACTCCTTTAGCAAATTTTAAGAAATTATAAAATTCATCTAATCCCATTTCATATTGAGCTCTTTCAACTAGTTCTTTTAATTGTGTACTATAATTAATTTGACCTTCTTCTACTTTTTTAGATTCATCTAATTCTACTCCATATTTTTCCATTTCTTCATCTGTCATCTCTAAATCATTCTTTAATACTCTTTTATAATCTTCTGGTTGTAAATGATCAAATAACCATTGTAATCCTATTTCTACTATATCTTGAATTTTACCATCTGGAATATCTTGATCACCTTCATAAATACTTTGATCTATATCCATCTCTTTAAATAAATTTTCTAAATCGCTTGTATGAATATATCTATCTATTATAGCTAATATTTCACCAGCCATAAATTTTTTACTATCTTCAAATGATTCTTCTTTTTTATCATATTTTAAAGCTTTCTTTAAAGGTAATACTGATACTTCATTAGCATTAAATTCAATCTCTATCCTCTCAGCTGCTTCTCTAGCTTCTTCTTCAGAATCGAATTTTTTACCATCATTAGCACTTTTATATAAATTATCTTCACCTTTTTCAATATTATTACCTATATAACCTTGAGATCCTCCTATAGAACCATAAACTACATATTCTTTATGAAATAGTCCTTCATCTTTCTTTTGAACTCCTTCTAAAGCTGAATTTAAAGTATTATATACTGTATCATTTGTATACCCTGAAAATAATCCTTCTAAATTATTTTCAACTACATCAGCAGCTTTATCATCTTCTGTTTCACCTTCAATATTTAATACTATGTTAAAAGCATCTAAATGATCTTTAACATAACTAAATAAATCTACTACAGCATAATCTTCATCAGCTCTTATAATTTTTGTACCTTTAGCTATAGTAGCTAAACATTTATCAAATGAATCATTACTATTTTCATCATAATCAAAATAAACTATCATATCAATAGTATTATCTCCGATATCTAATCCATCTAATCCTTTTTGATGTCTATCTAAAATTAAATCTGCTAAAGTTTTTATTTCTTTATTTTCTTCCATTTTATGAACTCCTTCCTCCAATTTTTTAATTTCTTTTAATTTAATAAAATTTTTATTAGCCTCTTTACATTTCATTATCATTTCAGGTTTACTCATATCTTCTTTTGGAGTAAACTCAAACTCATTATCTTTACCATCTTGGTCTGAATATATAATATTATATTTTTGATCTTTTTTATATATATCAAAATTCTCATCTAAGTCTTTTATTACTTCATAATCAGAATATATAGAAGCTCTTGTTTTAGGAGGGGTATGTTTTGCTTTTTCTTTTTCCATAAATTCTTGAGCTTCTTTTTCTGTTTCAAATTTATTATTATATATAAATTCTTTAGGCTTTCTATAATATCCTCTATCATTGCCTTCACACCAATCAGCTACTTTACATTTAACTATGAACATTGATTATTCCTCCTTATTTATATAAGATTCAAACATTTCAGTGTCATCTAAATCAATATATAAGTCTGAATCAGGAGCATATTTAAGATATTCCATATATTCAAAAGCTTTTTTAACTGAAAAACTTTCATCTTTTTCTAAATAATTTTCTAAGATATTAACATAAGAATCTTGATCAAAATATCCTTGTTCTTCTAATTCTTTAGCGTCTTCTAATATATTATTTTGTTGATCTTCAGTTAATTCTGTATTATCTTCTTTAAAAATAGATTGAATTAATTTTACATTATCTACAGTTGAACCTATATCATCTAGAATATATTTCATTATATGATTTTTATCATCTATACCTTCTTTTAGATAATACATATATAAATATCTAATTCTTTTTTCTATATCTGACATAATATCACCTCTAATCCCACCAAGCTCTAGTATAACCGCTATATTCACCATATTCATCAGGTTGATTATCAATACCTAATGAATTAATAAAATCATAAAGAATCACTTTATTTTCTTTATTAGATTCTGCTTTAACTCCTACTATTTCTAATCTATAATCAGATCTATCAGGTCCTGCTATTCCTATTTCAGCTACAAATTGAGGATTTTCTTCCATAAATTTTAATAAGACACCATTTCCAGGACAATCATTATGAGCCATTTCTGAATCCCAAAAATCAGGCATAGCTTCTATTAAAGCATGTAATTGCTCAATAGTAGTATGATCATAATAAATATAATCACCTACTATATCATCATTTTCTAAATTTAATATCTTTAAAGCTACATCCCATTGAGTTTGTAAATTATTATCTACTTCATTTTCTTCTTGAGTTGGATGAAACTCTATATCTTCAGTTTTATTAGATTTTTCTAATTCATTTAACTCGTCCATAATTTTATCCCTTTCTATTTCTAATCTACTTGTATCATAATGTAAAGGAGCTGTTGATAATTTATACTGAACATTATCTAATCTTCTCTTTAATAAATCAATTCTATCCATTTTTATTATGCCTCCTCTTTTAAATTTTCTATAAAATCATATAATTCTGCTTCAGCTTCTTGATATTTTTCATAATCCAATTGATCTGTTAAGTATTCAACTTCATCTAAAGAATCAACTTCTTCTATAATAGCATCATAATAATCTTCATGTTCTGGTACCCATTCTTCAATATAAGAATCTAAATTAGATTTATAATCTTCATCTTCTTCTATATTATTTCTATCTTTGTAATCTTTCCAATCCTGAAGAAACTCTTCTTTTATTATTTTAGCTAAATTATTCGTTATCTTCATTTTCTTCCTCCTCATTATTTTCTATATTCTCATCAGGCTCTTGTGTTGAATTTTTATTATCCTCTTTATATTTTTCTATCCATCTAGTCATAATATTAATTTCGTTAGGCTGTAATTTTGCTCCTGCAAAATTATCTTGAACATATTTCATTAAACTATCTTTAATATGGAAAGTATCAGCGTTCATAATATAATCTTTATTATCTTCAATATAATCGTTTGCAATTTCTTCAATTTGCTCTTGACGATTAGCAAATTTAGACCAAAATCCTTTCTTAGCATTTTGTCTTGCAAGTTCATCTGGTAATGTTAATTCTTGACCTTCTTTAGGTCTTAAATATTCATTTACTTTATCTATATTTTTCTCTATAAAATCCATTATAGTTCCAGTTACTTGTTGTAACCATTTTTTATTAGATAACATAGCAATAAGATGTTTACACATAGAACCATAGTTATGAGGATTAGTAATATTAGCAGGTCGGTTTTCAGGTTTACCATATTTATAATCAAGCTGTGTAGCTTGATATGCAAATCTATATCCAAAATCTGGACAAGTACAATTTATTTTAATTTCCAAAGCATCTATTGATTCCATTATAGCTTGAGTTATAGCTTTAGTATTTACTTGATTATTAGGATTTCTTTCAGCCTCCATTTGAATCCAAATTAAAATATCATTCATTTCTACAGTATCATAATAATCTCCAACTTTACAAGTTACTGTTATTGTATCAGTTCTAAAAATAGAAGTTGTATCTATATCTACAATACTAAATCCTTTATATTGAGCTGATTTTCTATATCTAGTAATTGTATCAGACTTTGCTAAAGCTAATAATTCATTTCTTGAAGCTTCTGTTAAAGAATATAATTTAGATTCTGTTAAATGCTTAATTGCATCATATCTAGTAGCTAAAACTGTTAATAAATCTTTTTTAGTTTTTTCCCATATGTAATTATTTCCACAACCATCATCATAACCATCTTCAAATTCTATAACCCAATATCCATCTCCACCTTTGTAGAAATCTTTGATCATAAAATCATATTTAGATGGTATTCCTTGAAATTTACTTTCTAAGAGCATCTAACATATCTTCCTTTCGTTCATATTATATAACATTTTTAAATAAAAATAACGGGATTTATAAACATTATTTCAATCTAATAATATTTTACATAAAAATAAAGAGTAGAACTTAATCTACTCTTTTTTGGAAAGGAATTTTTATTAATATTTTAATTTTTGTCCTGGATATATTGTATATGGAGATCTGATACCATTTTTATCTGCTATTGATTTCCAATTAACTCCAAGTTTTGCACCTATTCCAGATAATGTATCTCCTGATTTAACTGTATATGTTCTAGATGAAGAGCTTCCTCCTCCTAATTTCTTATTTACAATATCTTGTATAACACTGAAATTATATCCAGCTTCTTCTAATTTTCTTCTTCTATCGTCTCCATTACTCCATTTACCAGCTATAACTTCATCAGCTATTGTTTCATTTGATTTCTTTGGAGTAGATCCTCCTACTAATTCATTTACTTTATTCTGAACAGCATTATAATCATATCCAGCCTGAGTTAATCTATTTTTACGATCATCACCATTTCCCCATTGTCCTGCAATTACTTCTCTAGCGATTTCATCAATAGACTTTTTAGCTGGTTGAGATCCGCCTTTTAATATTTCATTTACTCTAGCTTGCACTGCATTATAATCATATCCTGCATTTATTAATCTATTCTTTCTATCATCACCATTTCCCCAAGCTCCATTTATAACTTCTCTTGCTACTTCATCTATTGATTTAGTTGGAGCAGGTCTTGGATTAGTTCCGCCCTTAACTATAAAATCTTTATAGCCATAATTCATATCTAATCTTCCTGAATATCCATTTAAATATCCATCAGATGTAAATTGCCATATACCACAACGAGAAGCATTTTCACCTTCAGAAGAAGTATTCATTCCTGTTTGTTTTCCTCCTCTTGTTGGCCAGTGAGCTACCCATTTATCAAAAGCTGTTAATCCTGCAAGTTGATTATTAAACCAAGATGAACTAGCATATACCATTGCATAGTATCCTGCATTCTCGAAAGCTCTACATTCAATTGTACATATATCTCTTAATGTTTGATTTGAAGGCATTCCATTTCTTTTCTTATAGCCATCTGCATCTTCCATATCAATTACTAAGAAGTTAGGTTTAACTGCATATGAATTAGCTAAATTAATAACATTTTGAGCTTCTTGAGCAGCTCTATCAGTATTTAAAGCATACGAATAAATATATAAACCATATGGTTTTCCGTTCTGTATTGCTAAATTAACATTTCTATCAACTTTACTATCTTTACTAATACCTGCATGAGATCTAAATATGAAAAAATCTACTTGATTTGCCAAAGCTCCTATATTAATATCTCCCTGCCAAGCACTAATATCTGGTCCAATATATGCCATTATTCTTTTACCTCCTCTTCTTCTTCATAATTTCTTAATTCTTCGATGTTAACATCTTCGATAACTTCATTTTCATCCATTTATAAGTTACCTCCTCTCTTTTCATCTATTAATATTTTACTTAAAAATGAAAAAGAGACTATTTTTCAATAGTCTCCTTATATTATTTATGATTTATTTATAGGCATTTATATTAACATATGCTACTCTTCCAGTTGCAACAGCTATAACTTTATCTACGTTACTTGAAGTATTTTCTAATATCTTAACAGTTGTATTTGCTTTATATGTATATACAGTACCTGTTAAATCTGGTTTTGAATACATATAAGTTGTAGATTTAAATTTTCTAGTTTCACCTACAGTGTTTCTTCCTGATGGTTTTGAATCAGCTAAATATTGTGTTGATACCCAACCACTAACAGGACTTTCTATACTGCTCCAATCTCCTGATTGACCTGTTACAATTACTTGAGTACCTTTTTGTAAGCTACCTATTACATTTCCTCCAGGATTATCTCTAACATTTAAAGGTAATGAATTTGTATTTACATACATTGTTCTTTTTGTTACAGGTTCTGAATAAGTTAAATAATAATTTGCTACCCATTTATCTGATCCTATTCTAGCCCAATCACCTTGTACTTCATATACTAATACTTGAGTTCCTTTTGGTAATGATCCTATTACATCTCCATTAGGAGCATTTCTTACATTTAAATTTAAAGATTGTGTATTAACCCAAGCTACTTTTGGATCTGGTTGAGGTCCAGGAGCAGGTGGTTCTATACCTCCAATATTAAATGCAAAGAATCTTTGAGCATTTGAATTAGCTTTAAATTGATCTATTTGTACATATGCACTTGTTCCTTCTAAATCTACTAATCCTTGTCTTCCAGGTCTATCAAATTTTCCTGCATATAAATAAGGATCATATATACAAATTTCATCCCCTCTATATCCTATAGCAAGTATAAAATGTCCATCAGTAGTCCATAAACCAGGTCCACAGCAAATTACAACTGCCCAACCTTTTTTAACATAATCAAATGTTTCATATGAACTAGATAATCTTTTATATTCTAATCCCCATCTTTCTGCTACATAGGGATATAAATCATCGCTTGTTCCTCCAGGTACTCTAAATCCTTCATTAATACAAATATCTCCCATTTGATCAGGATATATGATTTCTTTAGAACTAGATACTACCATAGCAGCACATGTAGGACCACATCCACTTGTTCCTATTGTTTTATTTTCATAACCAGGATAAGCAGGATATGGGTGGTTTTTCCATCTTGAATCTGTTTGATTGTAATAAACCTTACTCATTATTTACCACCTTCCTCTTCAATTTCTACTTTTTCAGCTTCTTTATAAGAATCGGCTTCTTCAAATGTCATTTTTGGAACTTCTAAAGTGTCTAATATATTATCAACAAAAACTCCATTAACTGTTTCTAGAACATTATCTGTATTGTTTGTTTCTTCCATAATAAGTTACCTCCTTCTTATTATTATCATTAATATTTTACCTTTAAATATAAAAAGAAAAAGAATAGATATTTCTATCTACTCTTTTATGAATTTTCAAAATAATAATAACATCCAACTAACCCTTTATTCATTCCCATAGCTATAGGTACTACAAAATATTCCCAGTCATCAGTATTTATTGTATAATTTCTCAAAACACTAATATACGTATAATTATTTCCTGATATTATATAATGATACTCATTATTTTCATTATTATAATTTATAGGATGAATAGCAAGACTAAAACTATATAAATTTTTTGATTTATTTGTACTTATCATATTATAAGGAACATTAAGATCATATTTAAAGGTCATATCTTCATTTAAAACTCCTCTATGATAAGGAGCTTCGAAATCAGGTTCTATTAATCCATTAGTATATATAAAAGTTCCATCTAGTGATATTTCTCCTATATAATGCAAGTTTTGAATAATAGATTCTCTTGAAAAATTAGATTTATAAATTTTTATTCCATCAATAGTAAAATAACTAGATCCATTATAGCAATAATGATTTGTATAAGTTAGAGAACAAGGAGATAAAGTTTCTCCCCAATAAAACTTATCACCAGTAGTCGAATAAGTATTTGTAATAGTATTAGTGTCAATATTATAAATTCTTAATTTATATGTATCAGAATTACCATAATAAGGAGATCTTTCTCTATTACGTGTAAACCAAACTAGATTTCTTTCATTATCTTTCATTAATTGTCCTTCACTGACAAAAAAACTATCAGGTTCACTTTTATTTGTCCATGTTTCTTTTGAAACTACCTCTACAGAATTAAAAGTAGATAATTTAATTCTTAGTAAAGTAGAATATCCTGTATAAGAACTAGAACTATAAGCTTTATAAGGACATAAAGCTACAAATAAATAATCAGATTGACTATCATATATAACACCTTGAAATCCTGAGGTTTGACCTGCATTAAAAGTATATTCCAATTCTTTTGAATCTTCATTTGTCATACTATGTCTAGTTATTTTTAGACTACCATTGGATCCACTAGTAATATAAAAATTTAAATAATATTCTCCAATAATCTTACATAAATTACTATAACTTCTAGAAACAGTATAATCAATTGAGGTATCAGATAAAGTGTCTATAATTGAAAAAGAATAATTATTAGAGCTAACATACTTAGGATTGGTTATACCATACCTTTTATCTAAACTCATATAAGGATATCCATTTTTCTCACTACTATCTAATATAATGGCAATATTATCATTATTAGAAATATTAGTAGATGTTGATATTGTTTTTATTCTTCCAGTATCTTCTATATTATTAATAGAAGATCCTAAAGCTAATTGATGCTTATAATTATTAATACCTAAATAATTATAAGTATCACTACCAATTGAACCTGTACTACTTTTTCTTGATATTGATTCATCATATATCTTTTTAAATATTTTAGATTTATCTAAATGATCCCATATAGAACCATCGCCATATAAAACTTCTTGAGCTCCCAAAGCAGTTATTCCATCATATAGTTCATAATTTGCTGTAGCAGTAAGCTGTGTAGGAGCTACTTCATACTCACTTTTTTCTATATTATATTTAAAAAGTCCAGAGAATACAGGAGAATCAGTTTGTAAAAAATTATTAATAAATTCTATATTTTCCGAATAATTTATTTTAAAAGAAGTAGGTATTTTTATAGGTTGTGCTTGTGTTTCAGATATTTCCCATGTAAGTCCATCAGAAGAAATATAATTTAGATTAATATCAAAATATTCTGTCTCCCCTGTAATAGGGTCTTGATAATTTAATGAGCATTGAAGAGAAGCATCATAATATTCATATTCAGAATCTATATTTATAGAAAAATCTAAACCACCTTGCCAAGCTTCATTAACAGGTGAGCATGAAATATATGCATAGCTAGGTTCCAAAACAGGTACAGAAGAAAATGTTACAGTATCCTTACAATATAAACTTTGAAAAACAGAAGTTTCGTATATATCAGATTTATCATTACTATAAACTACAGCTAATCCATTTTCTTTAGGAGATGAATCCGCCTGCATTTCCTCAATACTACTAAACATCTTTATATCACTAGCTTCTCCTGATCCTTCATGAGTTCCAACTATACCTAGTACTGTTTCACCTTTAGCAATTTTTTCAGGTGATAAATTTATAGCTTGTGTTATAGCAGAATATGTTGCAGATGTTTTTACATCTTTTCTTAATATAACAGGCATATAATTTATATAATATAATTTTTGTTGATTATCATCTGCTTGAACGTTGACATGAGGATTATCCACCCCAGAATCATAACTAGATACATTACCTGTGATTTTTTCACCATTGATGTAAGCTGTTCGATTTATTCTAATATCAGATGCTGTTGCTGTAGCATCTGAAGTGTCAATACCTTCTTCTAAGGTTCCTATGACATCAAATATTTTTACATCTTTTTTAATGTTTTCAGGAATGATTTTAGAAGTTTTTTCAGCTAAAATATCTTCTGATAATTCTAATGTTTTACTTGACATTATAATCTCCTCTCTAATTACTTAATTTATTCATACATTCTATACAAATATTCATATAGTTTCTTCCTATAGGATTATTTGATATTTTATCTTGTGTTATTATTTCTCCTCTTGTAGGTTTATTATTTCCAGCAAAATTATCTATATCTTTGTTAAATTTAACATTGTTTCTATCACTATCAAATACAGCATAATTATTAACTTTGTTTTGAATTTGTAATATAGAATCATATATACCTTGATAGTTTTCAGCTTTAATAATAGATTCTGCAGGTAATTCTTTATTAGTGCTTGGTAAAGCACTTCTACTAGCAAAATATACGTCATATAATCTAACACTATAATTTCTAACAGTAGTATAATGTCTTAATAGTACTAATTCATTTTTCTTAATTCCTTCTGCTTGTGTTATTTCATTTATAGCGGAATTATTTACAGTAGAAGTATCTGACCATTCACTCCAAATATTCGAATAATAATTCTTTTGGAATCTTATTTTAATTTTAAAAGAAGATGTATTTGGAAATGATGCTATTAATGATGGATTAATAACTAAAGGTTTCATATAAGTAACTGTATTTGTACTAAATATTGTAGGATATAAATCAAAAGTATAAGTTACATCATTTATATTTAACTCTATGGCTTTATATCTATAATTAGCAGCTGTAACATTTAATACATCAAAATCATCATCAGCAGGGGCTGTAACAAGTATTCTAAATTGATTATTATGCCAAGAAGTTCCATTTATAGGACCATCAATTACTGGTTTTTTTAATTTACCAATTGGTTTTATAAATTGCTTTTTATTTTCAGTACCATATAATTTTCCTGTGCCATCAGCTTTATTATAGAAAGGTTGAATACCTATCCAGTTAATAGTACCTCTATTTAACTCTGTTCTAATATTCAAAGCTTGACCGGTAGTTAAGTCAGTTGTATTTAGAGTTTTAGTAGTTTTTACAGTACTACAAGTACTATCTGTATATACTTTGAATATATATCCATCGATGACTCCTCCATCTATATCAGAAGGATAAGTCCATTGCACATATACATAAGGATGTTCATCTATAAAATACTCTCTTCCTGCAAATAATTGTTTACTTGTATCAGGAGTCTTATTATCAGAATTACAATCATAATATAAAATATTATTTTCTCCAATAGTTTTTGTAGGTTTATAATTAACTTTTACAGCAATATTTGAAGTATCTTTAGTTTTTCCACTAGATTCATTTTTTCTTCTTAATTTAAGATTAAATGTAGCACTATCAGTACTTCTTTGAGCAACGCTTAATATACCATTTAAAAAAGACTTTGTTATAGTTAACGTTTGGGCTGTATTACCAGCATCATTATTAGTAGGATCATGTTTACCTAAGTCTTTCCAAGAAGAGCCATTATTTACACTATAATAAGTTTTAAATTGATTTTCTAATGATGACCATTTTCTATTATTTGTAGACCACTTAATTTGTGGATTATTTTTAGCATCACCTGAAATTGTAGATGGATCTACTGAAAAAGAAGTTATATCAGGTAATTTATATGTATATAAAGTTAATTCATTAGAATCAGCATATAAAGAGCTATCATAATCATGAGTTCTTCTAGCTTTTACTCTATATGAACTAGCATGAGCTACACCACTATCAGAAGGTTTAAATATATAATCTCCTCCATTATTACCAATAGAAGTAGTATGTTCATGATTATTAATGGTAACTTTTACAGTTGTAGGATTAGCATCTCCAGAAGTATTAGCTGCTACTGTTATAGATCTATTACTATCATAATTTGATATACTAGTATTAGAGCTTATAGATATTGTAGGTTTTTGATATAAAGAACTTAAAGATAAAGATCCAATTACTTCTCTACTATGTCCTTGATCACATTCTCCATTTGTTTTCCATACACAATAACAATATACTACTAAATCACCACTAGTCCAATTCAATTCTTGATTATAAGAAATACTAAAAGAACCTCCAGTAGGATTACCACTTTTTGTTTGAGGATTAAACCATCCTTTACCTGATCTTGTTACCCATCCAGGAATAGAAGGATCCCAAGTAGTCATATTTTGAAAAGGTAATCTAGCAGTTGAATCTTGAGGGGTGACTATTTGTACAGATAAACCAGCATAATTTTGGCTTTGAGATGCAAAAGCAGGAGGAGTATTATAATGCCAACCTGAACGTATAGCTATTGTTACTGTACCATTTACTCTAACTTTACCTGATCCTGATTTTGAAACTTCAAAACTACCTGAAGAATCTATTAAGGGACCTGTATGAAAAGCTTCTTTATAACAATTTAAAGTAGCCATTAAGTTGCTCCTTTCAAAATCAATATTTCTATTAATATTTTACCTAAAAATAAAGAGTAGATATTTTCATCTACTCTTTAAATATTGTAAAATTATTATTCTTCAACTTTAACTTCTTCAACAACTTCAGGTGCAGGTATTGATTCTTGTTTTACATTTTGGGCTAATAATTTAAGATCTTTTAATAATTCTTGATTTTCTTTCTTATCAAACCATCCTTCATTTAATCCATATACTGCACTTTCTATTAACATATTTATTTCTGCAGGTGTTATTTTAATTCCTTTACTTTGTAATATTTCTGATACTTGAACTGTAGCTTTTTCTAATTTTTCTTTTCCACTTAAATCGGTATATACTTGTTCAACAAATTTAACGGCATCTGTAACAACTGCTTTAGCTGTTTCATTATTCACTTTTTCTTCATATACTTTTTTAAGTCTATTTCCTATATATGTAAATAATCCTGTTATAAATGTTGCAAGTACTGGTAATAATATTTGTATAAATTGATTTAATATTTCATTTTGTTCCATTGATTTTTACCTCCTTTCTTATAAATTTATGGGTTATATTTATTTTGAACGAACAATGTAACATATGGAAAATAAACTATATTTCCAGTCGATATTTCCTCTAAATAAACATTATCATTGAATGATGTTTGCTCATTTTTAGTTGATGTAAGTTGATAAGCATTGGCATATGTTGCTGTTGGAATTGTATTTGTGGTTATCTTTACACTTACTAATTTATCATAATAATCTAGTTGTTCTTTTATTGGCAGAGTGATATTACCCCCAGCATATTTACTGCTATCTTCTACTATTGCTTTTAAATATTCATTATGTCCAGTATCACCTATTATAGGACAATTATATATTGATGAATTAAACGCTGCCACAAACATATAATAGTCATTATTTAAAACTAGACCATCTGTATCTATACAAATAATTGGAACACTCCTCAAAATATAATATGGAGGTAATGTAGTTTGACTACTAGAACCTTCATATGTTCCAGTTACATTAAATATAGAAATATCTTTTTTAATATTTTCAGGTATTATTTTTTCTTCTTTTTCAGTTAAAATACTTTGAGCTTTTTCTTTTAAAGTTGACATTTTCTTTCTCCTTTCTATATAAATATCATACAAGGTACACCTGTAAGACCTGCTTTATATGCTGCAAGTACTCTATGTCTTCCATCAAATATCTTTTCTACAAAATCTATATAAGGAAGATTTTGCTTATCATCATTTTCTATTTTAGTAGCATAATCATCAACTACTTCATTAACAATATCAGGTCTATTTAATATATCTTGTATATTTGTATATTCTCTATCTTCTATAATATATGTATATTGTAAATATTGTTCAGGAGTTAATTCTACTATTCTAGGCTCTAGAAAATAATAATCATTCCAGTAATAAGATGTAAATTGATGATGTTCAACATACAATACATATTCTTTTATATTTAAAAATAAAGTATCTAAAGAAAATCCTTGATAATTTTTCTTTTTTGTAGCTTTAGGAATATTATATTTCTCTACATATATTTTTTCATTTTCCATTCTATTAAAATATTGATCAATTATTTTCTTATAATTTTCTACTATATATCTTGTATTTTCCCAACTCATTATTTTAACTCCTTTTATATTTAGATATATAAAGTATCAATTTTATTATAAAAATTGAAATTTACTATGTTTATGTCTCAAATAACTATGATTATTCAGCTATTCCTTTACCTTGCATTAATCTTTTTCTTTTTTGTTTTTTAAGTCTATAAGCTTCTAAAACTTGCATATTTTCTGAATAATGTTCTAATACTTTTATTAAATTCCAAATAACATCCATTTGAGTTAATTGAGCTGTAACAGGTAAATCTGGATTTTCATGAATCTGTACAGCTCTTTTTTGTAAGTCTGAAACAACACTGTCTATTATTTCTTTTTTATAATCTCTATCATTATCTTTCTTCATCTTCCCATTCTCCATATAAAGCATCATCTATTAACTGTTGTGTTTCTCTCTTTTGTTTTGCTCTATTAAATTTTTCTTTTCTTTTTTCAGTATCTAAATCTAAAGGAGATAAAGCAGTCATTGCAAGAATTTCTTGTATATCTTCAGGAGATAATATATCTTCAGGTCTAATATCTATTCCATTTTGTCTAGCTCTTAAAACAGATGCTTTATAATTTTGCATTGCTTGATTCACTAGTTGTTTTTCTCGTTCCGGTAAAGAATGAAGCCATTTATGATTATATCCTCTAACAATAGCTCCATTCTCAACAGTAGCTTTTCCTCCTAGATGTTTTTCATGAATATGGTGATAAGTTAACATATCATCATATTTAGAATATCCTTTTATTTTCTTTCGTTTACTAGGAGGAATATATCTTAAACCTAACTTCTCTATAAAACAGATTTTACCAAAGAGTTTTTCTAATTCACGTCTAGCTTCATTATTGTTCATGACTTATATTCCCCTTTCCGATTTAACCGTTATATACTATTCTAACCTTTCCTTGATCATTCACAGTAGACATTACTACTCCAAATTTTTCAATTCTATTATTAGTATAATCAACAGTTCCATCAGGAAGTGCTTTAACTATTTGACCAGGAGTTAAATAAGGATTATTTGTTTTAACCCAAATTTTACCTACCATACCTACAATACATTTTTGATCTTCTTCTAAATCTTTTCCTCCAAGTAATACACCTTCTGTATTTGAACATATACCTACTATAGCATCAAGATCTGACATCATTTCTACTTTATGAACTAATCCATCTTCTCTTATACATACTATATCTCCTGGCTCTATTATTTCTTCTGGTAATTTTTCAAATACTTCAGCATAGTCATTATATACAGCATTATAAACTTTAGATCCTGTAATTGTTCCTGTTGTAGTCCAATTTCCAGTACCTGTTAATGTTCCATTAACTGTTGTATTCCCTAAAGATGTTGTTCCTGCATATAAATTCTTTTCACCTGAACTTCCTACATAGAAGTTACAGTTTGTTCTTAAATTTGTAGCGTTATTATCTTTAGTTATTGTTACATCTCCACCAGTTCCTCTAGAAAATGTTACAACACCATTTGAAGTTTTTAATCCATTACCTGTTATTAATCCAGTTGCTGTTATAGTACTATTAGTTGCTAAAGCTCCATCTAAATTTAATATTTTTTGATTATCAGTTTTGTATAAACTAACATCCATAGCACTATTATCATCTTTCCAATAAATAATTGGATTAACAGATGTGCTTGCGTTATATAATTCTAATTTACCACTATTATATAATTTAGAATATGATGTATTAGCAGTATTTCTTGTTAGATAATATCCAGCATCAGCTGTATTATTTATTTCATTAATAGCTCCAGGTGTAAATATTGTTTTTATAGATGCATCAGCATTTGCTATTTGCCATTCACTATTTTTTAACCAAGTTTTCTCTTGTCCAAATGTTGTTGTAGATCCTAAATATAATGTAGTTGTAGCTCTAACATCATTTAAGAAATCTGATTTAGGACTTATTTTCATAAAGCTTACATTATCTTGTAATAATGATACTACTTGATTAGAATTATTATATTGCCATATAGCCTTTCCTACAGTGAATTTAGCTGTATTAGCATCTGTGAATGTAAAATTAAATGCTAAATTAGGAGCATTTGGATCTGTTATTTTAACATTATTATTATCTAAAGTTAATTTAGGTGAATTTGTATTTTCAGTAGATAATGATATTTCATTATCTCCTTCTATTGTAACTGGTCCTTCTGCATCAATACATATTCCACCATTATTGTGAATATGTAATTTATTATCAGTTTCTGATTCGTAAATTTCTCCTTTTCCTATACTCCATTTATAAGTATTACCTTCAACATCAATATTTATATCTCTATCAGAATTATCAATATAATAAATATTGCCAGTATCACCCCAGTTAGTTTTAGGATCTTGATTTATAAAATTAGTAATATATTCTATATCTTTATCATCTATAACACCATCATGATTTACATCAGATAATATTTTTTCTAAGTCTGTAGGAGTAGCAGTACCATCAACAAAAGTTTGGATTATTCTTAAATCTTCAGCATCAATAACTCCATCTCTATTAACATCTCCATAAAATTGTAATAGATTATTATTTACTGTAGGATCTTTAATAGTTATATGAGAACCATTTTCATCCACATTCATAATAATTCCAGGATTACTATTTTCTCTATTATCAGCTATTGTAATAGGTCCATATACAATATCTCCTTCTTTAGAAAAATACCAATCAGGAATTTTATAAATATATTCTTGAAGATTTAATCTTCTTATATCTGGATGTTTTGGATCTAAAAATTTACATAGAATATCTTCTGCCCATATTCTTCCATATTTATCTTCGTCTTCTTCTAAATTAGAAAAATTAGTTCCATCCCATTCTACTGAACCTAAATATAATATATCTGGATCTGTTACAGGATCTGGTTTCTCATCAAAATATGTTAGATATACTCCTTTAAAAGTTCTTAAAGAACCATATACTAAATCACCTAAAACATTTCTAGAGCTATCTCTAGCTAGTTTGAATGCTAAATACCATTTTCCTATTCCATCTGGAGCTCCTATTGTAATAGAATTCTCCATAATAAGATCCATACCATTAATTGAACATTGACCTTTTAATACTCTTATCAAAGGTTCTCCTGTAGATATATCACTTATTAAACTCAATTCAAAAGAAGGTTTAACTATACAGAAGTTCTTACTTGATACTCTAGTTACAAATCTAGCCATATTAAATTCAAGATTCAATTTACCGTCATCTTGTTGGTTTGAACCAGGATAACATGTAATATCTTCTCCATTGTAATTTACTATTGGATGAGCCATTTATTTTGCCTCCTTATCTTTTATTCATCTATTAATATTTTACACAAAAATAAAAGAGATTATTTTCATATAATCTCTTTATATATCTATAAATTATATTCTATTTTAATAATATTACATTATCATATAAATATTTCATATAATTTCTGCCACCAGTTCCATCTTTAGCAGCTGTAACATATTCATCAGTTGTTGTAAATGATGTTATAATCTGATTTTGATAATCAAATTTAACTTTTACTAAATCATTATGAACAGGAGCATAATTATTAACTTGATTTTTAGTTTCTACAATTCTTTTAAAAATATTATCATAAGTATATTGAGATTGTAGAATAATAGTAGTTTTAGCTATAGCTTTATCAGGTACACCACCTGTTACTGCATAAGTATTTTTTGCATTATTAACAGCATCTCTTACAGTATTATAATGAGCTGCCATTATAAAATCTCCTTGTGATACTGAATAACTAGGTACTACTTTTATTATAGTTACTTTATCTGACCATTCACTCCATCCATATTCTGTATCGGCTGTAGCATTATAAGGCTTTTTAACTCTTACTCTCATTATATAAGTAGATGTTTTGGTTATATTATTAGCATTTGGCCATATTATAATTTTCTTTTGATATGTTAAATCATTTACTAAAGATGAAAATGTATAATTTTGACTTATCAATGTAGCTCCCGAACTTGTACCATCTGTATTTGCAAATTTATAAACTTTTCCATTTATATCAAATTCTATATTATCATATTTATAAGTTCCTGTTACAGAATCTTTATCAGGATCAGTAGGAAGTTGAAAACAAATTCTAAAATCATCATTTATCCAATTGCTATTATTGATAGGATATGTTATAACAGGTTTATTTAATCTATTCATAACAATAATAAAAGGTATTTTTTCTATTGTACCATTATAATACCAGAAATTAGCTTGAGTTTCTGTATCATTTTTAAAATATGGTGTAATATCTATATAAGTTAATAAACCATTTGCAGGTATATCATTCTTTGGAATAACATAATTCTTATTTGATGTGTAATATGTTTTAACCACAGTTCCTGCATTGTTATATAATCTTATTCTATATCCCTGAGTATATCCAGCTTGAGCTTGTGTAGTATCATAAGACCATGAAACTGTAACATCAGTTAGTTTTGATTTAGCTATTACTTTAGATTTGGGTATATTATTTCCTGAACTGTCCTTATATGAAACGTTATTATTAACTATACCAATTCTAGGTCTATAATAAACAGTAAATGTAATAGTAGGTTTATTTGTAGATTCATAAATGGTTGTACTTGTATTAAGTTTTGTACTCCATCTTTCCATTTGTAAAATTATACTCTGACCATCATTAGCTTTTGGAACTAAAGATCGCATTTCTGCAGCAGTTCTTGACCAAGAAGTTATATTTCCTAATGATGTCCAGCCAGTATAATCTGCAGAACCTCTTTTTATTCTATATCTTGTTACAAAATCATTTTCATAAGCTGACCATGCTCTATTATTAGTACCAGATATTGTAAATTTATTATCTTGATTAGCATTTTGTGAAGTTCTTGTAGCTGTAATAGAATTATTTAAAGTTGGAATTCTATAGGTATAAATAACTAATCCTTGTCTAGGATCCCAATTATTAGGAGATAGAGCTTCTCCGACCCTTAGATACTAAAGTGATTCTATATCTTTGACCATCAGAAAAACCTTTATCTGTTCCTAAATCATAATAATCCCAAACTCCTGATGAAGATCCTGTAACTCTTCTTAATACAGGTTCCCATCTAACTCCCCATTGTGTAGCATTATAATCATGAATAGCTAATGTTATAGGACAATTTGAATTTGAACCCGAATTATAACTATAATGCACTCCCCATTGTTTTCCAGATCCAGTTGTAGAAGTAGATTGTACTTTTGCTATTCTTGTATAATCATCAGGATTTAACCATATAGAAGAAGGAGTATATGGATTATATGCAGGATAATATACTGTATCTGACCAAGTTCCATGATATGGACAACTAGTTCTACCACCAATATCAGTAGCTCTAGAACCGGATCCAGCTGTACAATTATTAGACTCACCTGTAGGATTTGCATATGTTCCTTGATGACACCATATATCTATAGTAACACCACTAGCTCCTGAAGAATTATCGTTATATCTATCAAATTCAATTGATCCACTAGTATCACTATAGTTACCACCAACAAGGTAACCGATAGTTGAAGCATTATCTACTGTTACTTTAATACCTAAAGCATTAGAAGAACCATAATAAGCTCCTGAACCCAGACTATTATAAAAATCAAATTTATAATGCACATAAGGAGTTTTATCACTAGCTCTAGTAGCAGAATAACTACATGTTAGATACATAGTAGGGCGCCAGTGCCATGATTTGTTAGAAAATAGATCAGCCATTTTTTCTCCTCTCTATTTATATTTTTAGTATGAATACTTGTAAATCATTAATATCATAAACAACCGATGTATTAACTCTAATAGTATTATTATCAATAATACTATTATCTATATATAATTGTTCTCCAGTAGTAGAATTTCTAAACTGAACTATTATATTAGAAGAATTTAAATTATGAGTTACAGTAAATGTAGTACTTATATTATCTCCTAAAGTAGTAGTGTATGATGATATAGCTCTATCATCTACATATTTTTTAGTAGCTGGATGATAATCTTGAGTTGGATTATATGAACCAGTTGTATATGAATCTGCTTTCAAGAAAGATCCTTCAGATGATGTTGAGTAACTACTTGATACATTATCTACAACAAAGGTACTACCCTCACTTCTAAATGTAATAGAAAAGTAATATTTAATCATATTAAGTGTACTTGCAGGTTGGTTTTGATTAATTACATTCCAATGTTCATGTAATCCTAAAACTCGCCATGTTAAACTTTGAGCAGTAGGATTAGGTAAAGTTGAGTTTATACAGAATATATTAAATTTATTATCTGTATTATTTTCTGCAAATATATAAATTGGTTTAGTATTTCTATTAGGTATAAATGAATTTAATAAATTAATAAAATCAGTTAATTCATCAGAACTCATATTATTACTATATCTTAAAACTTCATATGGTAAATTTGTATTAGCTGTTATTCTTATTCTATCATTTGTATTAGTAACAGTTATACCTTCACCGAAATCTAATATATGTCTATATGGAACTAAAGATCCAAATGCATAAACATCATGGCCTATATTGTTAAATATATTATCATAACCAGTTTGAGTTATTCCTAATTTTAATCCAAAATTTGAAGAACCATCTGATGATACAGCTGAACTTGTTCCTAATATCTCAACATCTCCACCATTATCAGAATTAATAGAGAAAGCAGATGTTAGATTAGATACTGAAGCTCCTTCTATTATACCATTTCCAGATGTAACAACTATCTTATTTTGAGGTATTGTATTACCTATTGTATAATTAATATAATTTGTATCTAAAGCACCTACATCAGAAGCTTGTAATGTTACAGCTCCTGTATTTCCATTAACACTTAATACATTATCATTAGTATCAATTTTATTCCAAGTACCATCATAATATAAACACCAATCTCCTACTTGGAACAATTTATTATTAAATGTAGCTTCTGTATCAGCTATCCAGAACTGACCTTCCATAGGATTGTTACTTGGAGCTCCTGTTTGAGGATTCCAATTACCTTTAGGTACTAATCCTGTTTGAGAAGCAGGTAATTGAGAAGGTGTTAATTTACCATCTTGACCTAAAGTAGCTACGGTTACACCTAAATCAGAACTTTGAACAATATTACTTCCAGGATCTAATGTTAAATTAATACTTGCTTGAGTTGCAGAAGTATCTATATCTACAATACCACTAGCTTCTCCTGTTACTATTAATCTTATAGGATGATCTAAAGCTGAAGATGTTTGAGCGTTACCTGGTAAATCACCATTTGCATTAACAGCTAAAGCTTTTCCTTCAGTAGGTATTTGACTTAATATATTATTTGCAGAAGTATTTATAGAAACATTTCCACTTAAATCTGTACTAACTGATCCTGTTATATCTCCAGTTAAACTAATACTAATTGCATTTGCTAAAGCATTTGTAGAAGCTGATGTTCCTGGTAATATTAGATCATTATTTACTTTTAAAGGTTTTCCTGCTGTAGGAATATCAGTAGATGCTACAGAAGCTATTTTATTATCTACCTGATTTTTATTATAATAATTTTCAGGATCTACAGTTGAAATAGCATCTATTTGATCTTGTAAATCAACCATAGTAGCTTCATAATCTGTATGATGATGTTTTGAACCATCTATTTCTAAATTAACTGTAGTATCAGTTAATTTATTAACAAGAGCACTTCCTGAAGCCCCTCCAGCAAAAGTTAATGTAAATGGATTTGCAGTCATTCTAAATGATCTAGATTGAGAATTATAATTTACAGTTATACCTTCAGCTGTCATTCTTGAGAATACATCATTTACTTGAACCAATGCTTGATCTCTAGCAGCTGAGTTAAAATCTATAATATCATTAGCCACATGACTATGACCTACAAGAGATATATCATCTAATGTCATACCATTAATTCTTTTAACATTAATATCTAAAGGACTTGGTAATGATGGATCTTGTAATTTAGAATATATATCCTGTGGAGTTATAACTTTTATAGCAGATACATCTAAGTTTCCTTCATGAAATACTTCATATATATGATCATCTTTAGGATACTCAGAAGGATCTTCCTCTGGTATTTCGGAATAATCGACAAACATTTGATTATTTTTATTATGAAATTCTGATCTTAAATATGATTTACCATTATCACCTAATAATAATTCATCATTAGAACTCATTTTACCATTTGGTAATAATCTAATACCTCCTCCTAAAAAAGAAGATATTATCATATTATCATTAGATTCTTCTATATAAATCTTACCTTTGATAATACGATTTTTATCACGAATAACAACAGATCCATCTTTTAATAAACCATTATTATCTAAAACAGTATATGGTTGATTTCCATTATATACATCAGTTATATTTCTATTGTCATCATATACATATGCACTTGGATAACTCGTATCTGTATATAAAGAAACCCATTTATTATTCCATAGCCATAATGAGTTATCTTCCCAGCAATAATAAGTTGTTCCATAAGCAGGTGTCATATAATAGAATAAATCATTTAAAGTATTAACTCCGGTATAACTATAAGTTACTCTTCTACTATTTGATTCATCATAATATAATCTTTGTGTATCTAAGCACATATACATATTGCCTTGTTTTTTATTGGTAGTTAATAAATCAAATTCGTTCATTCTATATATTCTATTTATTTGTGGAGTTATCACTGCCATATTTTTCTCTCCTTATAAAATAAAAAATTAGTAGGATATCACTTATCCTACTAATATTTTACTTATTTTAAATATCGCAATTTTTATAAATTTTATTAATTATTATCGTCTTTAAGCTTCTTTGAATTTCTATAGTCGAAATATTCACTACCTTCTTTATCTATTGTATCAATAGTATATTGTTTACCTCTAAACCATCTCAATTCAGAAGAAGGATTCATAATATCATCATATTGAACATAATATACATCATTTGGATTTTCTATAGAAGCTTGTTTTGCTTTTTCTTCAGCTTCTTCATTAGACATTTCATACCAAGCATGTAATACATGACCATTATCAAACTCATTATAATGAGATATTCTTTTTTGTTTTGTTCCTTCTGTTTTTATCTCTTTTGATTCTAATAACTCATTATATATAAATTCTCTTAATTCTTGATATTCTCCATTTTCATCTCCAAATTGACCTTCTAATTCATCTAAAGCTGATAGAGCATCATCTGGATCTTTTTCATCTAATTCTAGGTTTCTACAAAATGTTTTATATTGTTTATCCATTCTTTTTAAATATGCATCATGATCTTTATCTAAATCATTAGATTCATTTAAATCAAATTTTCCTATATTAGCTACATACCATAAAATTCCTTCATCTACATCATATTGTTTTGCTAAAGCTTTTACTTTTTCTGATGATAAGAATGCATGATTAACTGGAATCAATTCTTTATATTTATTTTGTTCTTCTTTTGATAAAGCATCAAATTCATCTTTGAAATTTCTTCCTTCTATTTCATCTATTTTAGCTTCTTCATCTGATCCAGGTTCAGTACCTAAATCTGTTTTTATATCATCAGATTCTTCTATTATTTCATATTTTTCTATATCAGGAACTAAAACTTCACTTCCTGCTTCATTTATATATGTAGGTATAAATGAATTCTCATAAGTTCCATCATCTACTTTAGTTAATATATATCCATCAGAAGTTTTTATTCTATTTGGATATTTTTTACCTTCAGTTGCTAATTTTTTTACTTCTTCATCTTGTGCATTTACTTTAGCTATTTCAGCATTTATAAATTGAGCTATTTCATCTACAGTATCTACAAAAGTTCTAGCTCCAGCTGCTCCTACAGTAACAGAAAATTTTCCTTGATCATTATCAAAATATATAAATATTGATCTTTTATTATTATCTTTATCATTTAATTGTATATCATTAAAGAATTCATAAAGATCCTCATTAAATACTGTATATTGATTTAATACATAATCTTCTAACTTATTTAATAATTCCTCTTTATCTAATTTCTTTGTTTCTACTTCTTTAGCTTCTTCTTTCTTATTAGGATCAGGAATATAATCTTTTCTTCCTAATAATTTATCATATACTCTATAAGCATCTTGAACAGTTACACTACCATGCATATAAGATACTCTTTCAGTATTATCTCTTTTCCAGTCTAAACCTTCTTCTTTTACTATTTGTTTAACTTTATTAGCTAACCATTTTTTAATTTGTAATTCATCTTTGCCTCTAAATCCTGAAGAATAATCACTAGTATCAAACTTAGCAACAACTTCACTACCTTCATAATCTACAGACATATGTTGCCAAAATCTATCCATTCCAGGACTATTTTCCCATATACCATCAGATAACTGACCTTCAACTGAACTTAGTACATCATAAGCATTTCTATCAGTTAATCCTGTTCTTATAGTAAGATTATTTACACCTTCATTTAATTTTTTAGATTCATCTAAATCTTCTTCCTCATCCTCATCAAAATTGTCATCTTCATTATAATAATCATCTTCGTCTTCATCATCCCAATGTTCATTAAATTCGAAAGGACCTTCACAATCATATATACTACCTTGTTTTGATTTTTCTAAAGAATCTAATAAATTTTCATTTAAACAATAATCAGCTAATTCTCTTAATAATACTTCATAGTCATCTTCTTCTGTTATATCATATATACGTTTTAATATTTGAGGAACATCTCCTGGTGCATATTTATATAACCAATTAGCATAAGATGATAAATCATTAGCCCATCCATTTAATCCTGAATTAACATTATCAAATACATCTCCATCATTATACCACTTATAAATTAATTTATTTACAGCAGTAACTATTTGAGATGCAAATGTTTCTCCTTCTCCTTGATCTGGCATATATTTATTTACTAAGTCTTCAAATTTATCATAATAGCTCCAATCAACTCCTTCTGTTAAAGGTTTTGTTAAAGCTTCATTTTCAGGATCTTCAAGTAATGCTTTTGCTGTAGCTTCTTCTAATCCTTCTTTTTTTATAGAAGACATATAATCTTCCATAGCTTCTTTTACACCACAATCAGGACATATATATGTTTCGTTATCTCTTCTAGATAAAGCAGGATAACCTAAAAACCAATTACCACATTTAGGACATTTCTTAGGAGTTTCATTATCATATGGCATTGGTTCTTTTTCTAACTCTTCTTTACTCTTCATAATATATTTCTCCTTCATTTATTAGATTTTATTTTTCTATTCTATTATTATTTTACCTATTTCATATATTATTCCATTAATTTCTTTTGATCAGCAAGTTGTTTTGCTCTTTCTTTTTGTATTCTTCTAAAATGGTTGTGTGTTAGTTGTTTTATATTATGAGATGGGCAGAGTTTTTGATATCTATCTAATACTTGATTAAATTGGTATCTTGATATATTTTCTTGTTCACAAAATTCTCCAAGTGTCATTATAGAGTTCATATAACTAGTAATTATTCTAATTATTTGCTCATCATTGTAGTTATTAACACTTGTACCAGCTTTATCTATTCTATCTCTAACATCAAATCTTGATTCTTCAGCAATGATCAAATTATTAGGATCTTTTTTACACTCATCACAAATAAATGTAATATAATATGGATCTTTTCTATTATGTAATGTTTTACCTTCTTTACCACATATACAACATATCTTTTGAATTTCAGGTTTTCTAGCTATCATATTGATTATTTTAACTCTTGTTCTTTGCCAGTTTTGAGCTTCTATTTTCTCAGCTGGTGTTAGTCTTTTCTTTCCTCTATCCCATGTCTTTTTCATTTTTCTCACTTCCTCTCCTATAATATTTTTATAGGTCTTAATCACAATTACTTACTTCTTTTAATATCATAATTATTACTATGATTGATAAAGGTATCATTAACCAAAAATGATTTTCTATAAATTGTTCTATTATCCCTAATATATAGAAAAATCCTAATATTAGTAATGTTCCTATTATACCTCCTATTAAATTTTTCATTAGTTCCTTAACGATTTTTTCCATAGTATTTTTCTTCCTTTCTACATACTTTCTTAAATATATTATACTATATATTTTAAAAGATGGAACGGGGTTTATAAAATATTTTTTAAATCTTTCAACTCCTTGAAAACAAAGTCTTTACAAGTGATTTCATCTAATTTTTTATTTAAATGAGCAGTAAATTTAGCCATACATTCATTACATAAATCTTTACCTAATTCAAATTCATTTTGAACATACCAATCAGAATCAGGTCTACCTGCTCCGAATTCCCCTTCATAATAATAAATATATTGATTCCAGTCTCTATTATCATATTCTTTTCCACATATATCACATTTGCATACTATAAAAGTTTTCTCTTCTTCTATTTCATGCATACCTCTTTTATCATCTGATAATAAATCATTAAAAGCAGGATGTTTTATATTATGAGATCCACATTTATTACATACAAGTCTTATATTCTCAGATCCACAGTCATTACAAAATTGAACTAATCTATATTGACCAGTTTTAACTTTCCTCGTTTCCTTCCTCAAAAACATTTTCTTCAGACTCCTTTTTTATAATATCTTCTAAAGTTTCATCAGGATATTTACTAAGTTCTTTATCAACATCATAATTAGTTAAATCTTTTTCTCTATAATCTTTAACTAATTTTCCAGTATCTATCAGTTTATTATCCTTTATTTTTAATACAGTTCTTTTTAAAGCATCTTTCATATGTTTCATAGTAACTTTAATATCATCATAATCTTGAAATCTCATATCTACAGGTTCTGAAGTCCATGCAACAGGATTATCCATTTCATCATAATGCACTTCATGTAAAGCAAAATGTTTAACAAAATATTCTTCATAATCTTTCTTTGAATACCAAGTTTCTTTATATTCAATAAATCTAGTATTCCAATATTTTCCTGTCCATTCTTTATTCATAATCTTCTTCCTTTACTTTTCTTTTTTCATATTTATCATTATATATTCCAGAATCTCCATAATATTTTCTTCTTTTGTGTTGATAACAATCTGGACATAATGCTTCTCCATCAAGCCAAATTCTATCTCCTTCTCTTACATCATTTTTACACCAAGGACATTTTACTATTTCATTTAACCAACTATCACTCATTTTCTACCTCCCAACCATAGATCTTCTGAATACAATTCATTATTATCTACTAACTTGTTTAAATTTGGATTTTCTTTTTTAGCTATTATTAATGCTTCTTCTCTATCAACAAATCTTAAATCATCTGTTATAAATCCTTGTTCAGCATGTTTAAAATCATTTGGATATAATATTATTAATTCGCTATGAGAATTTCTACTAGCATATACTTTACCTTCTTTAGTTCTTATTGCAGGAGCTATTATCATTTTTATTCATCCTCCAAATTACATATATAATATTGTATAGATTCATTATAACTTATTGTATGAGGATATCTTTTAACAATATAATCTAAAAAATCATCAGTACCTGTATAATTAAATAAACCAAAATCATCATTATACTTTTCACAATATAATTTATTATGATCTTTGCGAATTCTATCCATACAGTCCCAAACATTTGCATTATTTTTTAAATACTTTTTAACATCAATAGAATCTAAATATTCATATTCATCATGTTCTTTCTTCTGCCATAATTCTTTTTCTTCTCTAGTCATATTTATTTCTCCTTTATATAATGACCACATCTCCAATCATCCCAACTATATTTATCAGGATATCCTTGTTTCTTTTCCTTTGCAGTTCTAAAATTATCTTCTTTCCACTCTTCTAATTCTTTAGGTATATATTCCCAAACTTTAGTTATAATATTCCCATTAGAAGATTTATAATCAAATTTTTCTATACCATGAGTATATAAAAATTCTTCTAATCTCCATTTAGATGCAAATTTAAAATACATTACATCTTTTGGAATATCATTAAAATAAGCTAAATATGATTTTCCATCATGTTCACCATATGCCTTTAATTTAGTATTATCATTAATAATTAAACAATCATTAAACCAAGCCATATCTATTCTCCTTTATTTCTTCATATCCAAATCTATCTATCATTTCTTTTAAAGTTATAGGATACCAATCCCATAAATCACATCCACAATTATATCTATTAGGTTGATCTATTTTATTAGGATTATTATGTAAGTGACCATGAATATGTATAGATCCATAATGTTGTCTATCCCAATTTTCGATAGGATAATGAGATAAAATAACACATTTACCTTGATCTTCAATTCTTTTATAATAAGTTATTTCTTCCCATAATCTTTCCTTTAAATCAATACTATTTATCCATCCTTCATCATGATTTCCAATTATTAAATGTTTTTTACCATTCAAAGATTTAACAATATCATTTATATTATCTATAGAAGCTTTACTACCTTTCCAAGCAAAATCTCCTAAAATATAAACAGTATCATTAATTCCTATTCTTTCATTCCATCGATCTATTAAGCCTTGTGTCATTTCTTCAATAGTTTTCCAAGGTCTATTTTCATATTTTATAATATTACTATGTCCAAAGTGTAAATCAGATGTGTAAAATATCTTACTCATCTAAATTTACCTCCTCATTATTTATATATAACTTTCCACTATAATAATGAATACTGCTATTTTTTATAATATCTTTACAGTTCTGTATTATAGCTTCTTTTATCTCTTGTTCGTTAGATGTATTTGCAAGTATTGTCATTAACTTTCCTTCTGATAATAAACTACCATTAACACCTTCTATTCTAAAATTTATTTCATGTTCATCTTCATATACTATTGTAAAATCAGATAAATAAGTACTACCATAATCACAAGTAGGACACCCTTGTATATAATGAGAATCATATAATACATCTATTATTTTCATTATCTTTTACTCCTTTTATTATTCCATATAAATCCAAAATCAGTTCTTTTAATTTTACACATATCACCATTTTCTCTATGAAACACAATACCTTCTATATAATGAGTATTTAAATAATCTTTTATTCCCTCAAAAGTTCTAGGAACATTATCTAATATCTTATTACCATGTTTAAAGAAAGTATCAGTTTCTAAATTATAAGGATTTGTTTGAAAATGAGGTCCACATAATTCATATGTTCCATCTTCTAAATGTTCTTTATCTAATCTATTCCAAGCTTCTATAAACCATTTATCGTCGGGTTTATCTTCTTTAACTTCTACCCAATGAGGCCAATGAGTTGTCACAGGATCAGGTTCAGGTTGACAAGGTATAGCTCCTTCAGGAGGTTGTTTACCTTGTTTTGCATCATATCTTTTATATAATTTGTTATTTTGAATCAAACAACAAGTACCATCATATTTTTCTGTAGCTAAACCTTCTCCATTTATTACCCATTCGCAACCAGGAGTTATTTGAGATGTTATAGATTTGACATTATGATTTTCAAACTCCCTTATAAACAAACTAGGTATCTTTTTCATTGTTATTCCTTCCTAGGATCCTGAACTACCTTTAGACCAATGCCTCTACTATATTTATATAACATAAATAAAAATAAAGATTTAAACAATTCAAAATCTATATTATTTCTTTTACAATATCTTTCTACATTTTCATATGTAGGACATTCTATAAATACATTAGCTTGCAAATTTTCTAAATATACTATATCAATAGATAATTCTTCTCCGTTTAATGTAAAATAAACTTTATTACTTCCTCTATCAGTTCTATTACCAGGTCTTTCTTTTCCTATAATTTTAATATCTAAATTTAGATTCATTTTTAATCTCCTTTTCTCAAGAAGATACATAATTATTCAGTTTTTACCTAAAACTCTGTTAAAACTTAAATATGCGCGAAATAACTATATATTTTCCAGATATTCTATCTCTTTATCATGCTTTTTAGCATAATCTATGTATAATTGAGTAGTTTTTCCAATGTATTTGTCTTTATTATAAACGAATAAGATATCAGAAATTAGTATTTCGTCTTCTATTAACTGATTTAATAATACTTGTTCTTCTTCAAATAATTCAGGATTCTTTAATGATGAAGAAAAAACCATATTTCCTTGTAAACATAAATCTGTGTATTTCTGGTTTATATCATCATTAAATTTTTTAGCTCCAACAAGTGTTATTATTTTTCTAGGTTTGTGTTTCAAATAGTTTACCAAATCAGTATCAAAAATGTTTAAGTATTTTTTATAAATCATATCACTATCATATTCATCAATATGTACACGTTCTTCTTCAAGTTGATCTATATAATCTTTAGGAGTATATTCACCTGTTCTAAACATATCTAAAGAAACAAATAAATCAGCCATAAAGTCAGCTATATTTTCTTTATCTATAAAATTTTCTTCACTAAAATATAAAGCATATACTACTGCTGTTAAAATATTTTGTAAACTATGATTAAGTTCTTCTTCAAAAGCTATGGCATAGTCTCTTCTAAAATTTGTGTCAATTTGATTTTCAAAAGATCTAATCCAATCTACTAATTTTGATTTATCTTTATCTCTAGCTGCTTTTTCTAATCTTCTTAATTCATTTCTATTAATCAAACTTCCCATCATATACTCCTATTCTTGTTATCAATCTTCCATTATAGTTAATTCAGCAAAATCTTCAGGATCCATTTCTGTATTATATTCTATATTTCCAAATATCTCTGGCATATCTTCTTTAAACTTTAAAAGTAGTGGTATTAATAATTGATTTATTGCAGGATGAGCATGTTTTGTACATCTTAAACTTAATACATGTTTCCATTCTCTTATATTACAAGTCATATTCACCTCTGCTGCTGTACTATGAGGTAATAACATTCTTAATTGATCTGGAGTACAACCAATCTTACTCATCTCTAAATAAGATTCTTCAATATCCTCCATACAATTTTTCCAAAATTCATATTCAGCTGTATCTTCTTTAATATTTACTGGTTTAATAAATTTAATTTGATTATCAAATTTATCTCTACCATAATTACAATATCTTGTACTCTCAATAGAGAAAGAAGCTATTCTATGTCTTGTTAAGTCTTTATATACTCCTATATCACAAAGCATTCTTACAGATATTTTTTCATGTTCTAAAATACTTTCATGTCCTCTATTAATACAATTTTTTAAAAGATTACTATAACTTGTATCTGTTATAGTATTCTCTGATCTATAACAAGTTCTGCAAGCTCTTTCTAATCTTTTCATAATCTTTTTTCCATCATAGTTTTCAACTTCTATTTTAGGATTAACTACAATCATTTCTGATTCTCCTTTACATTCAATATTATAACACATATTTTAAAAACTGGAACGAGATTTACCAATAAAAAATAGATGTTATATATAATATAACATCTATTTCTTGTATATTTATTTAATATTTTTTGGAGACACTTAAATTAATCTAAAGGACCATAGCTGTTTATCATATCAGCTGATCTTTTTAATATAGCTTTTGCCAAATCTCTATTTTTATCTATTAATTCAAATTGTTCTTGAGTTATATCCCCTCTATCTCTCCAATAGTTTGTGCTATCCCATTTAGGAAGTATTTCATAATACTCATCTGCTTCTTCAACGGTATGGCAACTTTCAGGAGTTCCTGTTACAAAATATAATTTATTTGTAGTAGTTATTCCTACTTTTTCAAGTTCATCTTCAAATGCTTTTATTTTATCATCTTCTGATTCCTCTAATTTTGATTCTTCTTTATTAGATGACTCAGCAGCTTTTAATATATTATCTATTGTATCTGATGCAGTTGCTATATCACTTTTATAAGTTCCTAAAAATTCTGATTCTCCACCTTCTATAGTATCCCATAAATCTTGTAAAGCTTCTGATGCTGTTCTTAAAGCTTTTAAATCATTATAATCTGCTTTCATTTCTGCTTCATTTAATTTAGTCTCTATCATTCTTGTTTGTTGAGCTCTTTTTTGTAGAGCTAAGAATTCATTATTAGTTATTTCTTCATTAAAAGATGCCTCATTTAGAAAATCATCAAATTCTTTATCTGTAGCATCCATTGCTATTAGTTCATTTAATTGTTCTAATAAATCTAAATAACTTTGAGTATGTTCTTCTTTATCTTCATTTATTATTTCTAATATATCTTTAATATCCTGTTCTTTATTTTCTTCTAATGACTCTGTTCTTTTTGAAGTTATCTTTTTAACTATTTCTTTAATTTGTTGAAGATACCAGCTTACTCTTTCATATTGTTCTTTAGAATCATTATCTAAATTATATCTTCTAGTTATTTGAGAATCTTTAGATTTTTTATCCCAATTTTTATATTCAACTTCATCTTTAACTCTTTGTAAATATGATTTTAAATCTTTTAAATCCCATTCAGAAGCATTTAATAAATCTTCAGGTCCTAAAACTTTAAGTTCATTTTTAGCTTCTTCAAATTCTCTTTTAGCTTTTTCATAATACTTATCTACATATGCTTTATAATCATCATCAGATACTTCTTTAACATCCTTTAAAGCTTCTTCATATTCAGCTTTAATTCTTTTACAAATTTCAGCTACATCAGCTAAATCTACTTGGCTTTCACTAATTCCATTATATTTATCACAATCTTTATATGAAGGCAATTTACTGTATTCATTATAAGTTAATCCTTCTAAATAATCAACTCTTATAGATAAATAAACCCTACCATCATCTTTTAAATATGAAATAGGAACCCCATTACATATATAACCTCTAAAATGATTTCCATCATCTGAAAAATCTTCTTCAGGAAATCTTTCTATACCATATTTTTTAAAATTTAATTTATCTTCTTCTAATATATCTACATCTTCATTTAATGCTTTTGTTTCTTCTAATTTATTATCAGCTGATTTAACTTCCTCAGATGCTTCTACTTTTTCTTCTTCATCTTCTTCATCTTCTTTCTCTTCTTTTGCATCTTCAAAAGTTTCAGGAGCAAATTCTGTTCCTTCTTCCTCTTCTTCTGTTTCTTGATTTATTCCATTTTCTTCAGCTACAGTTTCATCAGTTTCTACTCTACCTACCATTACAAAAGCTTCCGGTACTTGAGTACAAACAGGACATATAGCTCCTGGTTCTAATATTTCATCTGTAACAAAAGTAGCTCCACAAATAGGACATGTTTGAAGATATTGACCTTCCCATTCTTCATCGAAAGGAATTTCACCTTCTGGAGTATCTTCAACAATTTCTTGAGCTCTTTCAATAACTTCTTCATATTCTTCACTATTTACTTTAGGATCTGTAACTACTAATATGTTATCTACTATCCCTTCTACATCATTTACATCTTTACTATCATCTAGTTCATCGTAAAGAGCTTTTAATGTAGCTTCTTGTAAATTCATTTTTTCTTTTTCCATTTTAAAACTCCTTTCTAAATTATATTCCAGCAATTATATCATTAATAGATGTTATTGTTTTAACTAAGTCTCCATCTATTTGAACTTGACCTGATATAAAAGCTTTTAGAGGTTCTGATGAACTTCTTATAGTTATATTAATTTGACCTCCTTGAGGTACTGCTATAGTTGATTGACTTTCTCCATTATCAAATGATACTTGTACTTCCATACCTTCATCAGATAATTCATTAAATAATTGAGATGTTCTTAAAGTTATTTGTCCATCTTCTGAATCTGCATCAAAATCTGGAGAACTTAATTTATCACCAATAATATTTAAACTTTTTGTATTTTCTTCTTTTAATCTATTTTTAATAATTAAAGATTCAGTTAAGTTATTAACTTCTTTATATCTTCTTTCTTTTTCATCAGCATATGCAGTAGCTATTTTATCAGCTATATCTTTTAAATTTTTCTTATTTAAATCTATTTCAATACCAAATCTTTTAGCCTGATTCTTAATATAATCACTATCATCACCATCTACTTTGTAAACATCTCTAACAGTTTTATTCATTCTATAATAGAATTCTTGCCAATCTTCTTCAGTCCATGGTTTAACTTCTGATGGTTTTAATAACTCATCAGGAATATCTGTTAACATACCTGGTATTTTTGCTTCTGTTAAAGGCATTTCAGCTGGCTCATCATAAGCTTCTATTTGATCTATAACAGGTTTTGGTTCAAATTCAGTTACAAGATTATCAACATATGCTATTTTATAATTAGCTTGTTGTTCTCCCATCCAAATTTCAATAGCATCATCTAACTCTATTGCTCCATCTCCTATTTTATCTTCTACTTCTTTAGCTATCTTAGATATTGTTTTTTCAGTTGGATCTCCAAATTCATCTAATTCATAATAACTTGGAGCTTCTGCGAATGTTGGATCATTTTTTGTTGTAAACCACATACCTTCTTCTGTCATACGACTTATAACTAAATTTAAAATTTCATTTTCTTCCATAGTTATTTCACCTTTCTTATTTGTATTACTATTAATATTTTACGATAAAAATAGAAGTAGTTATGTTTATAATAACTACTTCCCTTTTAATTTATATATTAACGATTTAATCTGTTTACCCAATCAAATAGATATAAAGCTAATTTTTGGTTTACTACTTTAGGATACATTTTTAACATAACATTTGTTTTAACCATAAATTCAACATTTATAAAATTATAACCAATACAATAAGTTTGATCTTTACAAAAAGCTATTTTAATAAATTCACCTTTTCTTCCAAAATTAATTAATATATAATCACTACTATTTCTAGCTTGTTTAATTTTAGTCTCTATATCATTTAATAATAATCTTTCTTTAGGTTTAGCATTAATAACTTGTCTCATTAATTAAACCTCCTTTATTCGATATTTACATCTGTTATAGCGATCATAGGTTCTAAAACATCTTTTATTTCATAATTTATAGTATACATATCATCATCGTCCCATACAACCAATTCTTGTAATTCGTCTGGATCTTGATTATAAAATTCATCATAAGTTAAAAATACTGTATTGAATTTTCCAAATAATGATTGAAGAATTGTATTTAATTCTCCTACTGACATTGTTTGATCTATTCTATCTTGTAAATAATCTACAATAGTTTTTTCAGATCCATCTTCATTTGTAAAGATATGATCTGGATCAGAATTATCTCCTAAATCTTCTTCAGCATCTTCTCTTAAAGGTTCTGAATTATCTTGAGCTTGCTCTTGCTCATGAGCTTCTGGATTATTCTTTTCAAAATCAGGATCTATTTTTCTCATTATATCATCAAAATATTGATCAGCTGTATCTTTCTTTCCATCCCAACCATTTTGTCTCATTTGATTAAATATTTTTGCCATATATGAAACAGATAATTTATCCATATAATTTTCAACTGATTCTTCTTCTTTAACTTTTATTCTATCTGATACATCCTTGAATCCAAATGTATCACAATAATAATATTTTCCATCTATTTCTATTATATCAGAAACAGATATTGATCTTGCTTTAGGATTCTTTTGTCTAAATCCTTTATTAGTATTTCCATATGAAAATATAGATTCTAACATTCCATCTATATCATTTTTAAATACTTTTTTGAATTCTGATAAACCTATTTCTGCTACTTTCTCGTAATCATTTAGATCTATTTCAAGGTCATCTTTCAGACCTTGAAATATTTTTCCATGATTTTCATCTATAGCTTTCATTTGATATAATATAGCATTTGACATTATACATTACCTCCTTTATATACTACAGGGGTTAATTTATCTACATGTTTTGCAAGTTCAGCCATATCAACATAATCTTGACGAATATCTGTATCTAATTCATCAGGATCATCATATCCCATAGCTTTTGCAAGTTCTGTTAAATCTTCTGGTATTGTATATAAATACATTGTATCTGTTCCATCGTGATGAATATAATTTATTGAGATTTGATTATTATCATCAGCTTCTACTCTTATCTCATCATAATCAGCCATTGTGTCTCTTAAATTCTTCTCATCTGCATATATTATTTTTCCTCCACCTGAAGTGCCATCCCATCTACCTACAGATCCTAATAAAATTAATATATCTTCTTTACATTGACTTTCTATCATAGGCCAAACACTATTTGAGAAGTCTTCATCTTTTACTTCCCATTGAGCTTGAGCGTCTTGTTCATACCAACCTGTTAACCATCTTTCTTTATCTAAAGGTGATGTCATTTCTTTTTGAATTTCTTCACAATACTCTTCATATTGTTCCTTTAAATCATCCATATTAGCTTCTATTTCTTTTTCTACTCTATCATATAATTCTGCATTTATTTCATCTAGTTCGAAATCAGTTAACTTATCTGGATCTTTATCAGGATTTTCTTCTTTATATCTTTCAGCCTCTGCTTCAAACCAAACTTCTTTAGTATCTTCTAACCACATTTCAAATGATTTAGGAGTTTTTGCTGAAGGCTCAAATTCATCTAAATATTCTTGATATGCTTCTTCAGCTGTTTCTTCATCTCCTTCATATTCAGATGTCCATACAACTGTATTTTCAGTTAACTTTTTGTCACTATCTTTCTTTTCTTCTGATGCTACTAAACCAGCAAGTGCTCCTAATCCTCCTAAATCTAAATTAGGACTTATATCTCCAGTATCTACATTAATATTAGCATCTAGAAATTCTTCCTTTTTAGAATATAAATCATCATCATAGTTACCTTCTTCACAAGCTGCTATATAACCAGACATATCATAAGTTCCATCTTTATTTATTACTACAAAAACATTTTCTTTAGAATCTGCTTCAAAACTATAAGTACTTAAATCTCTAACTGTTACAAATGCTTTTTCAAAATTAGTATTTTTAAAAGCTTCTGCAAAGTTTTTAACATCATCTTCATTGAAAAATTGTTGTGTTACCCAAAATAAATCATTATCATTAACTCTATTATATTCTTTAAATCTCATTACATGAGGTATATTTTTCTCAAATTCTACTCCACTAAATTTTTCTTCATCTTCAGTAAGTTCTTTATTTTCTCTTTCTATTCTTTTAACATCTTTTACATCAACATTTAAGTCTCTAACATTAGAACTTTTAGCTACATCTCCTAATAATTCTTTTGCTCTTTTTTCAGCTCCTTCTTCATTAGTATATCCCATATCAATTGTCATATCTCCTTCAAAATCTACTTTAAAATCAGGAGCAATACCATTTGCCTCATTTTTCACTTCTTTAGATTCAAATACTCTATTTAAATAACTTCCTAAAGATTGACTGACATTTCTTAAATCATTAACCAATACTTTATCTTCCATTGCACCAGTTGTTCCATTAGATAATATTTGTAAATCATCTAAAGCAGTATCTATACTGTTTTTAACAGCTACTAATTCTTCTCTATTGAAATGATCTCTGCTTTCATCTAAATTTTCTTTAGATCTTTTTTCAGCTCTATCTATCATATCTTGAATTTCTTTTTCAGCAACGCCATCCATTGTTGATGGTAAATCTACAACACCCATTTCTTTTGCATAATTATTTATATCTTCTTCTGATAACCATTCAGGTTTTTCTTTTAATTTATTATAGATTTCTCTCATTTTAGCTATTTGTCCTTGTTCATTTTTAGCCCAAAGACAATGTTCAGCATTTCTATTTCCATTTCCTAAATAATAATCACAATCAGATTTTAATCTTGAAAGTAGTCTATAATCAAATTCTTGAGGATTTTCTTCTGATTCTACTTTTTTGGATTCATCAAGATCTTCATCATTTTCTATAAAAAATTTATCCATAAACCAATCAATTGAATCTTCAAAAGCATCTTTACAAGTATCCATATCCCAATTCATTTCTTTAAATAAAGGATCATACTTAAAAGCTACATCTCCTAAAGCATTATAGACATCATTTTTCATATCTGATAAATCTAAAGAAGATTCAGTAATCTTTTTAGATTCTTCTAATAAATCATCCCAACCTCTATTTTTTAATTCAATAATTAGTTCATCATAAGTTAATCCATTTAAATAATCTTCATCTTCCTCGCTTATATCTGGATAGTGAGCAAATACTCTAGATAAAATAGAATGTGTATCTTGTCCTTCTACCTTTACCTCTTTACTTTCATCTAAAAATTCTTCATTTTTATCGTTTATATGCATATCTAATAAATCAGATGTTACTATAGAATAAGCTTCTTCAACATCATCCCCATCATCCTCGCATTGTTGAATTGCTTCTGTAACCATATTTTGTAATTTAGGATCTACAATTAACATAGCTGCATTATAAAGATCTTCATATATTTCAGCACATTCCATTCTATATATAATTTCTTCAAATGTAGCATTTTCATCTAAATATTCATCTTCTTCTAATACTTCATATGACTCTTCTATGTCTTCATCATCCAAATCGTACTCATGATCATAATAAGGTTCTAAAGCATTTTTTAATAAATCATATTGATAATCTGTTTCATGAGATTCTATAAAATCTCTTATATATAGCTGAACGCCAGCGTTAGCTAAATCAACGTAACCTTCATCATCCATTTCTAACTTTAGACCTTTATAAAAATTATCAGCTATAGCAGAGTCACAATCTTCATATATATCGTCAAAAATAGCTTGTAATTTGACTTTACCTGTCTTACCTTCATTTAAAAAGTCCATTTTAAACATACCTCCTACTAAATTTCTAATAATATTTTACTCTAAACATTGCCATCTAATAATGTAAAAATATTCCTTTCTTTTTCTTCTTCTAATGATTTACTTTTAAATGATATATTCATATCTGCAAAATATTGTTTTAATGCATCTATTTCCTTTCCATCTATTAAAGCATCTGACATAGCTCCTTTGCCGTGTAACTTTTTAAATACTAATTCATCATAAGTATCTTTAGCAAGTAAATCTATAATTTGAACTGTTTGTTTTTGACCAATTCTATGAGTTCTATCTACACATTGATCATAAGTAGCTCTAGACCAAGGAGGACTTAAAAATACAACTATACTTGTATTAACTAAAGTATAACCAACTCCTAATGTAGCTTCTTGTGCAAATAAAACAGAAAATCCATTTGTATTTTCATGTTCATCTACCACTTTTTGAACATTAGTTCCCATTCCACCTTTAACTAATTTAGGTCTATATTCCTTACAATATTCTAATCCTAGTTCTAAAGCTTGAGTAAATGGACAAAATACTAATACTTTTTGATTATTCATTTTAGCTTCTTCAAGTATATCATTTAATCTTTCGAATTTAGTACTTGTTATATGCTTACTTATTAATAATTCAGCTGCCACTGTAGCTTGTCTCATTCTTGTTATTATAGCTACTGTTTCTTCTGGTGGTAATATTTTATCTAATTTAAAATCTTTTTTACCTATAACTTGATCAAATACATCTTGTTCATCTTTATTTAATTCTAGCCATTCTTGTTTATATATTTTATCTGGAAGATTTAATAAATCTTTTGTTCTTCTTATAGAACTTTTATATAAAATTTCATGAAGTTCATTCATATTTTGATAACCTAAAACTTGTCCATATTCATCTTTAATTACAAATTTTCTTTCAAATACCCACTTATTATAATTTATTAACCCTATAAAAGACATAGGACAATATAAATCATATGGATTATTAACAAGTAAAGTACCAGTCATACCTACTTTACTTGCTGAAGGATCTAATTCCATTATTCCTTCAGACTGAGATGATTGCATATTTTTAGATTTATGAATTTCATCTATGGCTATCATTCCTAAATTCTTTTTCATTATTTGAGCATTAAGATGATGAACTATACCGTCTTTAGTTTTTTTATCTTCCGAATTTAATCTAATTCTCTCTATATTTAATATCCAGAAAAACTCTTCAGGACAATTATCTATTTGAGCTTTAGTTTCTTCTACAGTTATAGGAACTACTTTACCTTTAGAATTTATTTTAGTACCTAATACTATGGCCTTTTCATTCTTACAAAATTTTTCTACTTCTCTTTGCCAATTCCATTTTAATGAATTTATACCACATATTATTAGGCAATGTTTAAGTCCTTGATGTTCTTTTTTATATCTAGCAAGTGTTATTAGCTGTAAAGTTTTACCTAAACCTTGTTCATCAAGCAAAAGAAAATTATGATGATTTAAACCATATTGAACTCCTTCTAACTGATAATCATATAAATTATATCCATTAAAGTCCATTCCTTCTGTTATATCTGATTCTGTGACAAATTTAGCTTTAGGTGGATTATTAAGATATTTTATTTCTGTATCAGAAAAAAGTTGCTTTATCTCATCAAAACAAGAATAAGGAATTTCCCATTCTCTACTATCTGGTAAATATTTTCTATTCCAAAAGTTTTTAATTCTTTCTAAACTTTGTTTAAAATCATTCCCATACATTTTTATGTATAAGCTGTTCAAATCTAACGTTTGATTCTCTGCTGCTCCAAATTCTATCGTTATCATCCATCTCTACCCCTTTATCTAATACTATTTCTGAAATATCATTTCCTTTATATATAATATAACCAACTTCAGTATGTTTTTTATGATCATATATTATAGAATTAACATCTACTTTTAATAAAGCAAGTGTAGATAAATGATCAAATTCTATCATAACATGACCAAGAGATTTATCCATTAAACTATATCTTAGCATAATTTTAACCCTCCTTTTCTATGTTGCTATTATATAATAGTTTTTAAAAAATGGAACGGGGTTTTTACATAAAAAATAAAGGTATTATAAAATACCTTTATTTTAATTAATTTATATATCTATTCTTCTTCATCGTCTATCATTTCATCCATATATAAATCATTCCAATATTCTAACAATGTATGATAATATTCTTGATCTATTTCATCAAATTGCATTGTAGCTGCATATCCATTACAATCTATCATTGGAGTATCTATAACCATTTTATTTTCACTATTTATAGCTTTTAGATTTTCATCATATTCTTCAAAATTAGCTACTATATATAAATCATTAAATTCTCTAATTCCTTCTGTATGCATTATTATATGATATTGAACATTTTCTTCCCATGTTTCATCATATATTTCAACATCACCTAAATCTTTTATTTTATCTTTACAGAATTCTATAAATTTCTTTTTTTGAGGACTTATATCATCTTCATAATCTTCTAATAAAGCCATTTCATGTAAAGTTTCTGTTACATCTTTAGATTCTTTTTTATCAAATATTCCTAATTTTTTTAATGAATCAAATGAGGCAGGTCCTTCATTATTAAATTTATCTGTTTTCTTTTTATCTAATTCTGTATCTGCTTGATATTCTTCTTCATCTTCCCAATTACTATCATAGTCATAATCTTCATCTTCATCTGTAAATAATACGGGCATATTTTTAACTAATTCTTCTAATGAATTATAACTATAATTATCAACTGTATATATTTTATTTCCATCTTTTATATCTACAAATACTTCTATATAATCTGTTTCTGATTCTGTTATAGCACAGTTATCATAACTTTCATTAGCATCCCATTCATATTTAGTATTTTTATTTAAATAATCTATCAATTCTTCTCTAGCATCAAATATATCATCTTCTTTTGATTCTTCTAATTTTTCTTCTTTATAATAAGGAGCTCTATCACAACCATCTATAAATTCTTTATAAGTATCGTAAGCATCATAAGTATATTCTTTTATTCTATTCCAATTCCAAACATATATTATATCAGCTTCATCTTCTAAATTATATTTTTTAATTAAACTATTTTTAACTTTTCTAGCTTCTTGTTCATTATTAAAAGGTCCTGCTAATAAATAACAACTACCATTATCTTCTATTACAAAATATGGATTATTTATATCTTCTTTTAATCTTTGTTTTTCCATTTCTTTAGGATCTATTGGAAAACTATCTATTTTTCCATTAGCACCGCTAGCAACTCCTGAAGCTTGAGAACATTCTTCATTTAATTCTTTATAAGGTTTCATTCTATAATTATTAGATCTAGTTATTTCTCCTGCAAACTTTTCAGGTTCTATTGTTTCTAATTCATATCCTATAACACCAGATCCATATATAGGATTTCTTTCTTCATCAGTTAATTCTCTTATTACTTTATATTTACCAAAGTATTTATGGGAATATGTATCTTCTATTTGAACTATATCTCCTGGTTTATATGTTCCAAATCTTGCTGGATCTTCTGATTCATTCTTAACTTCAACCTCTTCATATGAAGCTCCTACTCCAGTTGCTTGTAATTCAGCTACTCTATCAATAGCTTGTTCTTCTGAATCTACAGTATCTACTAACTTAGAATTATAAACTCCATCTCCTCCATAAGTTGCATAAACTGCATATTTCTTACTTTCTTCTAGAGTTATTTCTTCATCATTATCTGTTTTAGTAGCTACACTAAACATATTATCAGATATAGGACCAAAAGAAATTACTTGTCTAGGACTTGCCCATCTTCTTACAGTTCCATGATCTAAATCTACTACTTGATATTTAGGACTACCATTCTTAAATTTCCAATCGGTAATTTTTAAAGCATCTTCAGGTTTAATAATATTTCTACTATTCTTTAACCTTTCAACTACACCTAAAAATTTCCATTGACCAGAAAAATGTCCTGTACCTGGTGCTCCTATATAATATTCTCCATCTTTTTCAAGTACAGGATATACATCTCCTTCTGTATATATTGCATATTTGTTCATATCTATCTCTCCTTAAATACAATTATTATCAATTCAATAATATTTTACATGATTATATATTTATCATGCATAGGAAAGAAATATAAAACTTCACCATTTTCCCATTTGTCTTTTACAGAATCAACTATACTAATATCAAGATTTTCTTTCAAATAATCCTTAGCTTCAAAATTAATTTCATCAAGATATTTACTAAAGGCATCTTTTAACATAAAGACTAAATCATTAGCATCATTTATAATAAATACTTTTCCATCTTGAATCATTTTACAATATTTATCTATAAGTGTACTATATCTTACATATAATGTCATATCATGTTCAGAATCAGTTAATCCTTTTTTAACATAACCTAACATTAAATATAAACCTTTATTAAAAAATTTTTCTATTACTTCTTTATAATCATTATCATTAACCGTAAACCTGATAATCATATTATTCATCCTCCTTAATATTATATCCAAGTGATATCATCTCTGTTTCCCAAGCTATTCTGACTGCCTCCCAAAGTTCATCTTCTGATAAATTTAACTTAGAAAACTTATCATAAATCTTCTGTCCTCTTTTATCTAGTTTATCTTTATAAAATTTCTTCGTCATTTTCATCATCTCCTTCTTCATCTTCTAAGAGAGAAGCTAAACAAGGTACATCTGTTTGTAATACTCTTAATTTTTCTTTAATATAATGCTTATAAGGATGCTGTGTTTCATTTAATTCGGTTCTTAGAGCATTCATAGCATCGTCCATTTCTCTTATTAACATTTTTCCTCTTTTCTTTTCTTCTTCTGTCAAATAAGGTAATTTTTCTTTCAATATAGTCACCTCCTTACATATATTCATTAAATGCTTCTATTGTATAATTATTGAATTTTTTAAAATACTTTCTTGCAAAGTCTTGAGCTTCTTTTTCAGTTTCAAACCAAATAGTATCTTGTGAATTAAAAGTCCATTCACAACTATCACCTATACTAGCCTTTAGATAAAGTTTTTTATCATTATATGTCTTCATAGTAATTCTATAATAAGTTATTGTATATATAGCATCACTCATATAAATCATCTCCTTTAATCTAATATCTTAATTGAAACATTTCCTTTAACTTCTTTTTCATTAACATATTTCTTATACATTCTAGAATTTGGTGCATAATCTTCATAAAAAGCTTCAGAATTAAATTCTCTTTTAATATAAGGTTTCTTTAATGTAACTTTATATTCTTCACATTCATATTTAGTTTCATCTTGATCTAGCATTTCTTCATATAATGTTTTCTTAGCTTCTTCAATACCTTTATTTACATCATCTAAATCTTTTAATAACTTCATATATTTTTGTAATACTTCATTATCTTGATTCATTAATTCAAAAGCGACTAATTCTTGTTCCAATTTCTTTTTCTTAGATACAAATTTCTTAGTTCTTTTATAGTCTTCCTCTAATAGTTTTCTACTTGGAGATACTTCCTCTATTTCTTCTCCATTCATTAATTTATTTGAAGCTTCTTTTATAGCTTCTAAATCTTCATCAAATTCTTTCATAATAAACCTCCTATTAATTAACATATTGATCTAATATAATTATAACCCATTTTTTAAAAAATGGAACGGTATTTAATATAAATAATTTAATTAATTTTAAAAGCGATTTTAAACTGTTTCATGATAAATTAATATAAATTATCATTATTCAGAATAAAATCGCTTTATACTATGATTTTGTATCAAATTAATCTATTTTATTATTCATATTTAACTATAAACTTTATAGCTGATCTTTCTTCATCTTCTATTTTAATTTCAGCAAACCCTGGAGTACAAACTAAATTATATCCCATAGGCGCTACATATCCTCTAGCTACTGCTATTGCTTTTACAGCTTGATTTACAGCACCGGCTCCTACAGCTTGAATTTCTGCTTTCTTGTTTTCTTTTAATACTGCAGCTATCATTCCTGCTACAGAACTTGGATTTGACTTACTTGATACTTTAATTATTTGTTCCATTATTATTTAACTCCCTTTCATATATAATATTTTGTTGTAATTGTATTTGTTTTGTCTTTTCTTTTTCAATAGATTCATTAGATCCACATATAACCAAAGTTATCATTAAAGCTGCAAAACAAATTATCATTATACACCATTCACTTATTTCAAAATCTCCAAACTGCATTAAATTTCCTCCGTAAGCATATCTATTATAGTTGTTTTATCTAATTTATCCAATGATAAATCATAATCTACTTTATGAATTATTTTCTTATACAATATTTCATCTTGATCTTGATTATTTTTAACAACTACTTCTTGTAATTCTTCTGTATAAGGTTCATCACTGATTTCAATTAATGAATCTGTTAATAATTGTCTTAATGTTAATTGAGATTCAGAATATTTATCTAAATAATCATATGTTATTTTATTAACATTAGTTCTAGATGTAATTATAGAAGATCCCATATCAAATTTATTGAATATAAATTCTATATTATCTTCATTTACTTTTATTAAACCCAAAGTAGTTTTATAATTATCATCTGATATATCAAATAAACAAGGTACTGATATCAATACTTTATTTGGATTTATTGTATAATTATTTTCCAATTTAATATCTTTTTCTGAAGCTAGTATTAATTCGAATGGTATATTTTTACTATTTCTAGTATAATCATTTATAGTTAGTAAGAATGATGTTGGATTACATCTTTTAGATATTGCAAATAATTCAGTAGCTCCTTTAGGTAATATAGCATCAGTAACATCTCCTGAAAATGCAATATCTCCTGTTTCAGATCTATATCCTGTATTCCATCCGAAAGATTGATTCATATTCATTGTATGAATATCTAAATCTATTCTTTCGTTATCAAAATTTTTCCAATGAACTCCTACTATCATATCATTTAATCTAGGTACTTGTATAGAAGTTCCATATGGTAAATATCCTATATACTGTTTTTCAGATGTAGGAACAGTTATATCTATATAGTTAGGTAAATATACTTTTTTACCACATAGTAATTTATTTATTCTTTTCTTTAAATGACCATATACTAAATCTAAAACTCTTGATTGAACCCATTTTTCTTCTATATTTTTATGTTTTAAAGTATCAGCATAAGCCTTACCATTTCTAACTTTATATAAAATAATTT